TTATGCCTTGTTGCTTTGCCTGTGGGTCGTATATGGGTCATCTTGTCCCAGTTTTTCCGCCAACTCGTTCCGGTAATCCGGATTGTCGTTGCTGACCCATTGGGCATAGATGGTACGGATCATCCCCCAGTCTTTGTGTCCAAGTTGCTTGGCCAGATAGGCTGGGTGTGCTCCCGCCATCAAGAGTAATGAGGCATAGCTGTGGCGCAGCTGATACGGTTCTCGATGTGTCAGCTGCGCTTTTCTTAGCAGGCCTGCCCAGTATCCTGGGGCACTAAATAGCTCAGGCCTTACGTAAGGCATATTCTCCCTTCCTAGAAATACTCTCCTTCGCATTTCCTCTCGTTGTTTGTTATGGCGCATGTATAGGGTTTCTGCTCTGGCCGGCAGCATGAAGGTCAACTCGCGCTGACGTTTTAGCACTGCCATCGCCGACGGCAACAGTTCGATAGTTCTGTAACCCGCGAGCGTTTTGGGTGGTTTGAGATGCCCCAGGCGATTGATGTTGTATCGTACCTTGATCAAGCCCTCAGTCATGTCGATGTCTTCCCAAGCAAGGGCTTTCATCTCGCCCGGCCGCATCCCTGTCCAGAAGAGGAACTCGATCATCAAGCGGTGGTTCTCGATGTTGGTAACGGCCAGCAGGCGTGAAAGCTCCTCTCGTGAGAATGGCTCAACTCGCTGCTCGGGCGCTTCGTCACTTTGCCGTAGACGGCGTAGTCGCATGAAGGGCGACTCGTCGATCACCTCATCTTTCAGCGCCTCTTCAAAAACTGCACGTATGACCCTGAAATATTCCTGTACTGTGCCGACTTTTCTTGTCTGCAAGGCGTCGTTCCGAAGGCGCTCTAAATCTCGGTGAGTAATCGTTGAGATGTCATTTTTTAAAATACGGGACTCGGCCACGAATCTTTCCGCACTCCTTATTTTTTGCAGTGATGAGTAGGATAAATCCATCTGTCGGCTATCACGGTAGATGGAAAAATAGTCTTGGAGGGTGAACTGCTTGATGGGTTCGGTTGCCGGCACTGATTCTGGAAAGTGCTTGACCCAAAATGCGGATTCGTTGGTGCTGTAGAACCCGCATTGGATGTCGATCTTGATGGCTGCGAGTTTGTTCGAGGCATAGAGAATATTTGCCTCTGTTGGAAGCAAACCGAGAGATTTACGGCAGAGGTTTTTTTGGCCCGGTAGTTTGAAGGCCAGGCGTAGCCGGCCACCATGAATGTGGACGCCGGGTGATGAGTCCAGCATTTTTTTAACTTTCTGAGATATCACCATAGATTAGTTTACCTGGGTGCTCATGTGTTTTCGGAGGGATGCCAGGTGTACGAGATACCGGCACTTTGGATTGTCAGGGTTGCCTTCTTTGCGCCAAACCACACCCTCCGGGTAGAGCCCTCTGCGGAACCGCTGAGCCAAAGCATCGGTTGAGAGCCCGATCCTTGTTGCTGCTTGCTTTAGTGCCATCCATCCCTCGTCAGTCCCACCTTGCTTGAGTTCCGATAGCTCGTGTTTGATTTGGTCGAGCTCGTCCTTCAATCGGTTTAGTTCATCACCCATTCGTTGTCCGTAATCGAGGTGTTCTGCCAGTTGTTTCAACAAGTCTTGTGCTTGCATCGTTGGTCCTCATTCGCAGTAGTTCCGTGAGCCGGTGACGCCCACGGTGGTTGTAGTAGAAGGTTTGCACTTGCTTGTGCGAGTGGGCTGCTTGGTCAAGGCGGTACTCTCCCATCTCGGTGGTTTTCAGGTTGTGCTGGTTGGCCAGCCGGCCAATGGCCTGGGCACTGACCCCTAGCTCTTTGCCCAGGTCGGTGGCGCTCCAGAGCTGGCCGGCAACCCGGGGCGCTTCGATAGGCAGATCGAAGTGCGCCAGGATGCGGCCGATCTCGGCGAGCTTGGCCGATCGGGAAAGGGTGGGGGAGCGCACGGTACGAACCAGGTCGCTGAGTAGCAGGCTGTCCTGGTCGATAGTCAGTTGAAGTTGTTGCATGGCGTGGCCCTCCTGTCCTAGAGGATGGGGCGCTGGTTGAGTTGAAGGAAGGGCCGTGATTACTTATCACCCAAAATCATGGCTGGGGTATCAGGCGGCCGCGCTGATGGGTTCTGTACCCGCCAGCAGCAACGTTATCTTGCTGACATCGCGGATCCGGCAGTTGCCGCGCCATCCTGGGGCGAAGATGAGGAGCATGGATCCCTTGGGATTTCCCTTCATCTCCTCGCCGGTGGCCTTGTTGATGAAGCTCACTCGACCGTTGCGCCATTTGCCATTGGCATCGCGGTAACCGGTGATGTGTCGCACTTCGCTGGCACGCTCGCCGGGGTACCATTCTGTGCTGGTGTCCTGGGGGACCAGCATAACGGTGCCAATGCCTTTAGCTTGGTGCTCAATGGCCTTCTCCACCCAGGGGCCAATGTTGGAGTAGGGCGGGTTGAGCCAGGCCCAGGGGGCCCGTACTGACGGGCTGATGAAGTCGCTCCAATCCACATCCAGAGCGTCAATGTCCGGCGTCAGATACTTCTTGCACAAAGCCGTTTCCGGTAGCGCGGCTGCGTCGAGGATGAAGTTGAACTCCCGATCCAGTGCCCGGAACAACCAGAGGGGAGTTTGGGTCATGTCCCGTGTTTCAGTGTGGGTGGAGGAGCCACGGTAGTCAGCCATGACACTTCTCCATTTCTTGATGGGGCATAGTGGGTCCTTGGGAATAGAAAGCCCCATTGGTCGCGGGGCATTGTTTGGTCGTTTATGCAGCTTTCTTGGTTGTGAGGCCGAGTCGGTCAATATTCTTCTGGTAGATCCCCGATGCAGTTTTTTTCTGCACGTCCGTGAGACGTGGTCCTAGCTTGGTGACATCAGTAACCAGGCTTTTCATCTCGGAACCAGACTGAGCGAGATCCATCTTGAACAGGATATCGGCGAGGAGATCTTCTGCTTCGAGGTCCTTTGGCTCATGTTGCTCATTGGTATCTGAGATGGGCTCTGCCGCGGGCTCATGTCCAACGCTGACGACCTGGGCTTCACCTTCGATAACTTGTCCTTTTTGCTGTTGGGCGCGGCGTTCGGCCGCTTTGCGGGTGAGTTCTGCTTTTGCATCAGCTCCGCTTTGCGGGCTGGCACTTGGGGGCGTTACGTCTATCTCCTCCAACTCATCGACGGAGTAAACCCCGAGGATCACGTCCGGGGTGTAGAGTCGGGCCCACCGCTTTACCCCGAGATAGGCCAACTGCTGCTTGGGATCGTCTGCCCAAAGGGTGGAGTTTCGGGTACGAGCTTGCTGTAGTAACAGGGTCACATCACGAGTCTGACCGCTGGCAAGGTGCGCAATGACCTTGACGCCGCACCCCGTCTCATCTGCAAAGGTCCAGTCAGGTACGCGATACTCGACGGGTTTCCCTTCTTTCTCTTTGCGTATCACCTTGAACTTGCCGATCACCCGTTCCCAGGGGCCGAAGAACTCATAGTCAAAGCGCCCCTTGATCGCACCGGAGTTGACCACCACGGCGTTGACCAACTGCGCCTCATAACCGAGGGTTCCATTGACCAGGTGTGTCTTCTGGGCCACGGGGAAGGGGTTCATCCCCCATTGGATCGCCTGAAGGCAGATGGCGAAGCAGTCAGCCTGGTTGCCTCGCAGATGCTGAGGAACAGTTGTCTTACCGCTGGCCATCATGGATGCCATCTTGTCGATGCTCGCCATGAAATCGACGTTCATCATCAGGCTGAGCATGTTGGCTTGGCCACGCTCATTGGCCAGGACAGGGCTGGCCTCTTGGGTTGCTACTTGATTGTTCATCATGCGGCCTCGCTGCCAAAGAGGTTGTCGGGAAGGGCGTCAAGCGGCTGCTCAACATCAGTGACTTGAGTGAGCGTTATGCCACTCTCATCTTCATTGAGGGTACTGCGCTCGGCATTGGCTTGGTATGTGGGGACGATGATCTCTCCCATACCATCGTGACCGGGCCAGTAGTTGTCCTGGCTCCAGCGCACCACGTTTCGTACAGCCATGTTGCGCAACTCCAGCGCCCGGCGCTGGTCGTCCTGACCGTAGTAGTAGACGCCAACCAGAATGGGCTTGAACACGTCTCGGCCCAGGGGGCCGTCCTTCTCGACTGCGACAAATACAAAGCTCGGCTTGTGGCCAGTCAGGGTTTCATAGCCATCGCAGTAGTGGGCGTCCTGAATATGGTAGTTGTGGGCGCTGCCATCCCGGGCGAAACCGCTAGGGCTGGCGTTACGCACGAACTTCAGATCTACCAGGACGTGATCGGGACGCATCCAGTCAGGCCGGCATTTGAGCAGAGCTTTGGTTTCGGGGTGATGCCAGTAGAGGCTTGATTCGGCGACCCCATCATCAAGCAACACAGCCGCTTCGGGATGAGCCATCACGGCCTCCCGATAGCGAAGGGCATGCTGATACTCGTTGGCCGTCAACACCTCGCGTCCGCCGGCTTCTTGCATGAACTGTTCTTTGAGTTCATCAAGGAACACTGCATCAGGGTTGAAAGTGCGGATCCGCTCGGCCATTTCCGCTTTAGTACCATTCAGCGGGAGTGTGCAGGGCAGGGCGCTGATATGTGCTGCCTGCTCTGCCTGCTGGATGCCCAGTAGGGCGTAATTCTCGAGCACGGCTTGATAGCTGCCAGATGCTTTGACAGGCTTGGGTAGGCTGTCGTTGTAGGCCTTGATACAGGCTTTGAGCACTGTGGCTGTTCGCTTGTCATCTTCACCCAGAGTTTGGAATGCTTCGGGCAGCAGTTCATAAGCTGCCTCGTGTTCCCCCACGCTTTTGCCTGCGTCAATTGGCTTCGGCAGCTTAGCGTTGTGGATCTCGATCGCCTGGACGAGTTCCTCGACAGCTGGTTTCTGCTCGAGGTTTTCGTTGTAGGCCTGGATGATGGTCTTCATCTGCTCGGCACCGTTGATGGCATCTTCTGGCCATTCAGGCTCAACAACGAATTCGCTGTTGAAGTCCTCAAACTCCAGCACGACTTTGTGCAGGATCCGGCCTTCTCGCAGTGCTGCAGTTTGCTTCTGGTCGTTACCTTCTACTTGGTAGTAGTGATAGTGCTGGCCAGACACCAAAGCCCAATCCAAGCCACTTTTGGATAAACCTGGTCCACCGTGGTAGGCCTCGCCGGGGATCCCGGGGTAAATGCCAGGGGCTGCAGGCTCGAACTTAGTGACAATGGCGTCGGCAATCTGGGTTTTCTGGTTGGAGTTATCCATGGTTGGTCCTCGTTTGTTAAATAGTGCGTCCATGGCAGCCAGCGCCTTATCCAGAGCGATGGATTTGGCTTTGTCCATGCGAGCCCTGGATTCGGTGATGATGCGGAATTGACGTTGGTTGGTGATGTGGCGCGGGATAGGTGGGCCAATAAGCACAGGCTCAGGGGTGTTGTCGGATACTGGTTCTGGCTCTGGCCCTCGTTCGGAATAGCGATATTCGATGCCAAGAGACATGGCTAGATCCCCATTTCAAGGCGGAGAGCACGCTCCTCGTGGTATTCCTCGATAGCGCGGCGGGTGGCAGTGCGTTTATGGGCAACCCGGCGTTCTTCGGTACCGGGCTCGACGTTAACGCTGTAGTGGTGCTCAGTGCGGGGCGGCATTGAGCCGCGAAAGCCCATCAACTGGGCCTCGGTCAGTGGCTTCATGGTCTGGGTCCTGGTGGTAATCAGCAGCAAGAAACGTTAATTTGGAATCATTTGACGCTTCGTTTGCTGGAGGGGTTATGGCGTGGTTTAAGGTGGTTACGGACAGCACAAGCAGTGCTGAATACAAACGAATTACTGAGTGGGACAGTGTGTTAATTGCTCAGGGCACTGTTGGGCACAAGGTGTTTTCGGTTCTCAGTGATGACCATAAGCAGGTGACTTACTTTCTGTCTGATGAGTTCGAACCTATAGCGTTGGCGCTGAAGGCGGAGCCTTGCGAGATGCCGTCAAAAGCCAGCGAAAATTCGCTTAAGCTCGTCATCGGGGATCCCTCTGTCCTTCACTCGAGCGAGTAAGCCTCTGATCGCATCGAACCGAGGGGTGAAGTAGTTCCTGACGAAGTTGAACTCCGCAGCCCCATCGCCATCGATAAAGCCATCGCTGTAGATGTTGATGACTCTCCCGTCACGATTTGTGAGCTGGAAGATAAGCAGTGGTTCGTCTCTATCCGTCTGAAGTGGCATTGCGAGCTCCTCTTGCGGGTTTAGCCTTGTGTCACGGGTCCTTCACCCTGGCCGGTGGTCAGCCAGGCGAAGTGGGCCGAAAGCTCGGGGTGCTGTGCTATCAACAGCAGGGTGCCGCCGCTGATTTCCCGGTAGTTCAACTCGTAGTTCTTGAGCGTGGTTGCCGGGATGCCCAACTTGTCGGCGAACTTCGGCCGGCTCAGGCCGAGGCGTTCACGCAACTGACGCAGGCGCTTGCGGCAAGCATCATTGAGCGGAGGGATGGTCAGGTTGCTTTGGTCGGTACGCTTTTTCATGATCGGGTCCTTTGGTTAATACGATAGTTGTAAGTATTGAAATGATTGTTCTCGTAAATGTTTATATTTAATATGATTGGGAGTGTCTGAGTTGGATAAGGTAAAAGTTGCTGTTATTGTTTTTTTCATAGGGTTTGGACTGTATCAAATTATTAATGTGGGCATCTTGGCATCTATTCCTATATTCATAGCTGCTGCCATATTGTTTTTAGTGTTCTACCGTGGTAGTGATTACTTTGGTGAAAGTACTGCGCTGCTCGGTGCGATAGCATTATTTGTTTCATTCGTTGATATAACTAGCTCAAGCAATGCCTTTAATGTGAGAAATATGACAAGGCAGAATGAAATATTTATGCGTTCATTTGAGGTTAAGTACTGCCCCAGTAGTTATCAACCGAATGAAAGCAAGCGGGATGCTTTCAACGAGTTAAGTGAAAGATTAAGTATGTCATGTTTGCAGCAAGGCTCTCGTGATATATTGAAACTGCATGCCGATCTTTCTAAAGCAGCATATTTAGACCCAGTGGTAGGGACTGTTGATAGTTTCTACAATGAATTTTTCAGCAAGAAAGATACTCCTATAACATGCTTAGAACTTGCACAAAAAATGGATCAGCTATGTCCAGGGCTACTTGAGCTTTAAATTTTTTTCGTAAAAGTAATCAAACTACAGCTGAGCAGCTTTTATCTAATAACACATCCAAGCACCACTCGTGACGCTTGGATGTGGCGTCTACTACAGACGCCTATCACCTCTTCCAGCCACCCAATTTCTGGTTTCACAGGTCAGGGCGGATCCATCGGGAAAATGGATTTCGTGTGAGGTTTCCCAATCCAGGTTGTTAAAGAGCAGCCCCAGCCGAATTTGGCGTGAGCGAAGCCAAAGCATCCTTGTGGTGCTTGAGAAAGAGGCTTTGGCTACGGCGCTATAAGGGAAGCGCCAGACCCGGATTCGGTGAGTGAGCCTATGTGTAGGCTGCACCTGGGATGGGGTATTGCTGTTCAAGCTCATTTTCTTTGGGATCAACGTTGCAAAGCTCGCCTTCCCAAGTAGCAATTTTTTCCAGACGGTTTAGTAATGTTAGCCTTATCTCATTTAGGTCTGATGTGCCTTCTATTTTGTTTTTAACCGCATTCAGACCCATGAATACACGCTGTTTGGGAGTGTAAAACACGATGAAAGAACGTCCTTCAGTTGGCCCTGGTGACTGGATTACTGTCATGCCTGGCTCGATCGATTGTGTTGTTTGTTCTGTCTTTGCCACCGGAACGTCCCCTTATGATTGTGAAGTCGTAAAGAACCCTAATAAGCCTGGAAATGTGGAGGTCGTTTGGAAAGATGGCGCCTGGTATTTCCATGACCCTGATGATTTCGGTGGCTATGCAGAGCGATATTCACGCCTGGCTCCTTTTGTTGCGCAATTGAGGTCCGGCCGTCGCTGAATTAGACGGCGTTGCGGTGGAACTCGGCGCGCCAGTGGAGGAGGGCGCCGTGCTTGGTGATGCCGGCGGTGCGCTTCTGGGCGGCGCGTGCGGCAACGATGTGGTGTTGCTCGGCGGCCATCATGGCCAAGTGCAGGCGCTGTTTGATGGCTCGGCGGCGAGCAGCGTTGCCGTTCAGGCGGTCAGTGATGGCGGCTACCACCTGGTCGGCACGTTTTGCGGCCCTGGAAAAAATGTGCTTGGTCATGGTACATTTGCTCCTGTTGACGAGTTGGTCCTCGTTAACTCCCTTCCTAGCTTTTGGCTGGATGGGTCCTGTTGCTGGGGTTGGTCCCCTGGTGACATCTGATTGGGGTGGTACCCCAGTCCTTCGAAGCCCGCCTTGTGCGGGCTTTGTCGTTCTTACGCGCTGGTCAGGCGCATTTCTTCTGCCCTGGTTAGGGGCTGGGTCCTGTTGCTGGTTGTCGATGATGCTGCTCAACCGGTTGAACACTGAGCCAATGCTCATGCGGTTGAGTGCTCCCGCGCTCGACGGGAGCAACTCGTTACGCAGCCGCCTGCAGGCTTGCTGCACGTGCCCGGTGTTCCTTACCCGCCTCGGTCTTGACGGTGTAGAAGAGGCCACCTCCGCGGCGTTTGCCGAGGTCGGTGATGTCGGTGATCACCGCCGGCACGGTGACGCGTGTGCGGGGGTTGGTGTACTGCACTTGGTCATTCACTTTCATGAGTTGGTCCTCTGGTTAGGTTCAAATTGGCTTTCAGCTGTTTTGTATCGCGTCTATCAAACCGTCATCATGTCGTTCTCGATAGTTGACGAAAATGATTGTTATCGATCGGGAACGATTGGTCAATACACGATCGTGAATTTTTCAAATAAAAAAAGCCCCGCTTGGTAGCGGGGCTTTTTGAGCGGGGCTAGCAGGTAGCCATTGGCCGTGGGTTAGCCGGTCGTAGGGCGATGGATTAGCCTCTACGTTCTACCATCCTCCCAAGGAGGATTACATCTTTAGCTGAGATGACCGGAAGGCGTTCATCATCAACTCCAAAGGCCCATCCCTCTATGGCAGGTATAGCCCTCAGAAGCTTTGCTTGGTTAGCCCGACTTAACTGCACTAGTAGCACTGCATCAGCTTCAATCGTATTGACCCCGAGATCGATCACACAAACATCACCTTGCACTATCCCTTGTTTGGATAGCTGGTCGTTGGGAGCTTCAACCCCAATAAGCGCACCAGGCATATCAGTGAGAAGCATGCGGTCTGAGCTGACAAGAGGAAGTGAGTCAGTTGGATGTTGCAGCACCTCATCAATGGTGAATACAGGAATCCGATAAACGCTATTCACCAAGTCACTAACCACCTCAATAGAGGGGCGGCCGGTGTACAGCTCAATAGGATCTACTGACAGAGCCTTTGCAAGACCGAATAGGGTGGAAACCCGAACGTCTTTCAGAGGGTTACTTAGAAGGTTCGATACCAGAGATTTGGATATCCCAGCCCTTCTGGCTATCTCGGAGACGCCAAGACCTTGCTCTTCCATTCTCGCTCTGACTCGTTCGTTAAATGAAGGTTTCATGTCGCCTGCTGCAAGTTATCGATTATGAACAAATTCTATGACGCACGTTGTTCTCATTGGTTGTTGAATGTGGAAATGTTAGTGGTTACGATAGTGAACGATCGCCAATGACCTCTATCAAGGACCCGACCAATGAAGAAACGCGAAGTGATTGAGTATTTCGGCAACATGGCCCGAGCTATGAAAGCCATCGGCATCTCCCGCAGCCTAGCTGTGAAGTGGGGGGACGTGATCCCTGCCCAGCATGCAGTCAGCTTCGTCATCGCTAGCAACGGTGATCTGCGTTTGGGCCTGGAGGATTACCCCCTTCTGAGCAAAGAACAAGAACAGCCTACCCAGCAGGCCGCCTAACCACCGGCCCGCTTTCCCACCCAACACAGAGGACCAACTACATGGGAAGAATATCGCTCCCCGATCATGAAAAACTCGACACGCTGTCACCGCTGAAGGTGCGTGGCACCCCGGGCCAGCGCCAGGTGTGGCAGGAAGTGGGTGCAGAACTGCGCATGACCGAAACCGCATTTGCCCGAACCTCGCTGCTGATCCTGCTCAAGGCCATATCCCAACATGAGCCGCAAATCCTGGCTAGGGCCGTGAAACGGGCCAATCGGAGCTTGCTCGACCAGGGATATCCGCCAGTGACCGTCGAGGAGATCCTGGATGGCTCCGGCCTTCCCGAGCGCGGCTTGCTTCAGTTCAGCCCGGAAGACGAGGCCGCCTACAACGAGGAGCGCCCCCTACGACCCCTGCAAAAACTCATCAACTTCGTCCTCGGGAGGTAACCCATGACCACGCAACTCCGCCCGCCGCGCCCGGCATCCCAGCATGTCAGCGATCGGGACAACATCATCCTGAAATCGGTCATGCATGAGTTGGCCCTGGCCCTCGATGAGCCGCTGATTTCGACTGCCCACGCCGCCGGCACCGACCGCCAAGCTGTCCGCCTGGCTCGGGAGCTTGAAGCTCGCACCCTGGCACGCACCGAGAAGCAGCCAAGCGCCTAATTTATCCAGGCCCGCTTAACCACCGGGCTTTTTACCAGGACCCATCCAATGACCAATTCATCCATGGCCCATGGGGGCCACCCATTGCCTCATGATCTCAACCACTGCCCGCGATGCGGCAGTGAACTGCGATCCAGTACCGATGACCACGCATTTGAGTGCCCGGCCTGTGCCTACACCGAGCAGGAGGTACGCCATGCATCCTAAGGAGTTCATCGAGCGCCATGTTCGCAAACTTCTGCTCGCTGACGGTTTCTCTGCCGAAGCTACCCACCTGGCCTGTAAGGAGGCTGTCAGCCACTACGAGAAAACATCGGGTTTCCGGAAGGGGGCCGTGTTCTCGGAGTGTCTGCGGGTCGCCAAGCGCATGGCCAAGCTGGTCCAGAAGAAACAGCGCCAGCAGGCGAGAGAAGATAAGAAGAAAGGGAAGGTGGCGGCATGAGTATGCTACTGATGGCCAAGGCCATGAGCATCAAGGTGGGCAATCCACTTCGGAAGTTGGTGCTGATCAAGCTGGCGGACAACGCCAGCGATACCGGTGAGTGCTGGCCTTCTCATCAGCATATTGCCGATCAGTGTGAGATATCCAGGCGCTCAGTCATTACCCATATTGATGCGCTTTGTGAGACAGGGTTGCTGCAAAAAAGCTCTCGTATTGGGCCTGCAGGTAAGCGATCCAACGTGTATATCCTGACACTTGATAGTGCAGGAGTTGCACATCCAAATGTGCAGGAGATTCACATGGTATGTGCAGGAGATGCACAGGCCCCTAGTGCAGGAGCTGCACATAGAATCAGTCACTCTTTAGATCCAGTCATTGAACCAAAGATCCCCCCTGTATCCCCCCAAGGGGACAAACGCCCAGACAGTGGGCCGCCACGACGAGGTACACGCTTGCCGAACGACTGGGTGCTTCCAGGCGAGTGGGGGAGGTGGGCTATCCAGGAGACAGGCCTCCCCAGGGAGCGGATCTTGCTGGAGGCGGCCACGTTCGCGGATTACTGGCAGGCGCTGCCCGGCGCCAAGGCGGTCAAGCTGGACTGGGAGAAGACCTGGCGAAACTGGATACGCCGGGCAGCCAGCTCGTTCCGAACAGCGGCACAGCGCAAGCCACTGGAAAACCTACAGGCGGCCCAGCAGGCTGCTAAGGAACTCAGGGAGTCGGGGAGGGGGGATTATGACGACAGCACTCCGCTCTGACGAGGCGACGGCCCTGAGCGCATCAGTGGATGTTCTGCAGGTCAGTGCTCGCATGTCGGTATTCTTGGCCGAGGAGCTGCTGCCGCTGATGGCCGGGCTATGGCCTGCAAGTGCCAACCAGCTGGACAGCAATGCCCGCGGCGTGGCGCTGGCCTGGGGAAGCATGCTAAGGGGTTTCAATGCGCAGCAGATCCGCGAGGCGGTGCTGCAGCTTGGGGAGGATGCCGATCGGCAGTTTGCGCCGCGGCCGGCGGAGGTGAGGGCCGTGATTGTGAAAGCTACCCCTGCTGCCACGGTTGCCCAGGGAGGCCCCTGTCTATCGATTAGGGCTTGCGAGGTGATTGCCGAAGCGCGGGTATTTCAGAGGGATCGATTAGTGCCTGTCGATGCAGTGGCCAAGGAGCTGCAGCAGGTGCTAGCCGAGAAAGCTCACCAAGGAGTGAGTGTAACGGGAGGAGTATCGAGATAGGACTAAGGGATGCCAAATACAGCCCACTGTATTGCTACAGATTGGGCTGTGTGATAGCAAGACTAAGGTGTAATTCAAACAAAAAAATATAATTTTAATGTAAGAGATTGCTAAATCTATCTGGGACGATTTGTTAGGTGCTTTTCTCTGGTGATAAATAAGATCTTAATTGACTCTCTAATTTATTTTTCAGCGCATTAGACGTACTTACAGTAAACTTATAAAAATTATCTTGTTTATCATAAGCCTGAGCAATCTGAGATTCATTTAGGTTTTTTAATCCAGCGATGAATGTTGCGCCTTGGAACAATTTAACCTGTTTGTCTATCTCTATAGCAAACTCTTCTATTTCATTACTAATCGATGCATCTAACCAAAGTTTTTCAATTTCAAAATTTTCGCGAAATGCTGTTACGGCACTGTTGAAATTTTCATCTGCGCCATCATCTTTCATTAGAATTATTTTTTTGGAAGACATAAACAAAATAGCTAATTTTTCATATATTTTCTCTATCGCATTTATTTGTTTTTCATGATATCGAGATAGTCTGATTTGATATTCTATAGTACCTTTGCTTAATTGGTTCTTTATCAATTCTGTATCAGTGGTTATAGCTCTATTTTGATCGGCAATGTCTTGGAAGTTTTTATTTATTGCCTCTAATTCAGCCTTTTTTTTAATAAAGGCGGCGCAATAAATGCCCGCAATTGAAAACAGAAGTATTATCAGATTGAGCAATATCAATCTATCGTTTGAATCGATGATTGCATTTGCAATAGCTTGTAATTCATCGTACTTCATTATGTTCCCTTACTATGATGTGGAGAGCATTAATAATTAGAAAAAAATTTTGGTTTTGAATAGCAGAAACAGAATATAATAGGTCCTCTTTGAAGTGTTTAAATCAGTGCAGTTTGACTTATATCAGAAGCTGTCAGTGCTGCGCAATATCACTAAACCACATATAGGGGGTTCCATTCAGCAGTGTTCTGGCTTGTCTGAATATCTACAGCTCGCCCTATCAAGGAAAAGCAGTTGTGGTACACAGCCTCCGCGCTTTCTTTATACTTCTCAATGCTCATCTTGCGTGTTGAGCCAGATTCATTGGTGATGGTGACCATTCGACCGTCTGCGCTGACCTTCGTCAGGACTCCATCGTGAATCCAAACATAACCACTCATTTCTACCACTCTCCCCGGTGTGCTGTGTGCTTCCGCCAACAGCATTGGTGCAAACCGCAAACCATACTCCAAATGAGGCTTATTATTAATCAATTAAGCGGTAAATCAAGATGTGATCACAGTTTGGCTGGTTTGAGGTGGAAACTCTTGGGTCTACGTAAGAGCAAGGGGGAGTAGGTGTGAGAGCTGCTCTGTTGCTTGGGGAAGGAGGAGATCGGCAGTTCGCGCGGCCGGCGGAGAGGACCGCCATCCTGCGGAATAATCCCGTTCCCCGCGCCAGTTGGCCGCCTGGTGTCTCTGCGAGTATGTGAGATGGAGGCGGAGGTGAAGGTGTACCTGCGGGATCGCAGTGTGCCTGCCAGCACCGTGGCCATGGAATTGCAGCTGGTGCTGGCTGAGAAGTCACGCGAAGGAGTGACTGTGACGGGGAAGGTTGTATGAGTGAAATGGAACCAAGAGGGGTTGTGCTGCTAACGGTTTGGGAAGATATCGGGGAGGAGTTCTGGCCATCTCCAACAGACCAAAGAGAGTACGTCAATGTGTGCGGCTGGGTATGGACAGTCACATACACAGGGCAATCCAGTCAGATGATCTTGGCTGATTTCCCCGGTTATAAGCTGGGGGAGGAGAGAGCTCCGATCACGTTGTCAGATATGGCTGTGTTTGAATCGCTGGTGCTCGGCAGTCGAGTATTGGTTGAATTGATGTAGTTGTGGAGAGAACCTCAAGAGATATCGACCCGAGAGCACAGAGTCCTACCAAGAGACGGGGCGACGGTGGGGCAAGCCTCAAGGCGTTGTTCAGGAGGGGGAAGGATACACCGGCCTGAGGCCGGTGATATTTATACACATAAATAATTGTTGTGAAAATCACTGGAAAATTTAATATCATGAGAAAAAATTATTATTTCTGTGCCAACTCTTTTTGTTGCTGCTGAATAATTTAATTTGAATTCATGAACGAGATGGTCTTTATAAAGACGTCTAATTTCATCTGCATTATCGTATGTTGTTATCCATGGTAAATTCAGGGATTTTATTTTTTTGCAGAGTTCTACATGTTGATCTTTATTGTAGAAATTTGTATAGAGGGTGGACCCCTTTTCGTAATAAGGAGGGTCGATTAAAACCAATCCACGAGAACTGTTGTCATTCCCAATTGTATCAAAAAAGCATTGGGCATCCATATTATACAATGTAATTCTATCTCGTAAATTGGCAATAACTCTTATCTTTCTTATAATATCTTTTTTGTTGAATCGGCAATCCAGTTTATATTTTCCTTTCTGCTCAAAGCCACCAATTACTCCAGCCTTAAGAATTATTCCAGAGCGATTGGTCCTATTCATGAATAGTGTTGAGAATGCAAGTTCTATAGGTAAAGAGTGCTCTTTATTTTCTTGAACTATCCGCTGTTTATACCACTCGCTGATAGTTATTTCAGTTGACTCAATCTTTGAAATAAGCTCTTCAGTTCTATGTAATACTGCATCCCAAAACGACCAGATTGAACGGTCTAAATCATTAATATGTATGTGAGATACTCTCCCCTTAATCAGAAGGGCAAGGGCTAAGCCGCAACCACCTGCATATGGCTCATAATAATGAGAGCCACAGAGGTTGTTGCTGACTAGTAAATTATCAATCATCTTATATATAGATGATTTTCCACCAGGATATCTAAGGGGAGAATGAGTTACAGGCATCGAATAAAAGAAATATCAAAAAACGTATAGTATTATACAACAGCTGACACTTGTTTTAAAGTTGATTTTTCAATCATGTCAACTAATGGTTTGGTTATAATCCATACACTTCTCAGCATTTCTCTATCAGGGAGTATGAATTCACCATGAGCATATCTATTTAGAGACTCCAGAGAGACCCATGACTGGCTGTTTGCATCGATAAACCTTTGCAAATCACTGCGATATACCTTGTCATCAAACCAATTTTCTCTTTTGCAAAGAGCGGCTAAGTTATCTGATAAGTTTTTTACTCGACCATTTGGGTTTATACATTGATTTTTATTGTTGTTTACTTCAAATACTCTGACGACAGATAATTCCAGGATGGTTCTAAGTAGTAATGCCCCAGCCGTTTTGTGGGTATCAATCCACATGCCTTGAGCTTCCTCAATTAAAACATCTAGTTTTTTACATCCAGTTTCATAGCTAATATTTTTGGGGATAAGAGTTTCTTTGTTTTTTCTTCTGCTTTTTTCTTTTGGTTCTGGTTGTGGTCTGGTTGTATCTATTGAGGGGGGGGGAATATTCTACTGGAGGTGAGTCAGTTGGTCCGGAATAATTTTTTATTGCAGTGTCAATATATTTTTTTATGGTTTCACTGTCATTGTGTGTTCTTGAATCTATCCTTTTTTCGATAATGTCAATAATGATCTTTGAGAGTAGGTAGTTAAAAACATCCCTCGACGCAGTAGTTATTATTTTATTGTTGTTGACAGCAAAGCCTGTTTTCTCGATAAAATGTGAGTTGTTTATGAACCTCGAGAGCGTTGATATATTTAATTTTTGTTTTAGTGCTAGTGATTCTATATCTGTAGGGAGGGATAACTCAGGGATATAGCGTTCAATTAAGTATTCCGTCACCGCTTGTGATATTTCTGATGGTGCGACGTTGAACCTTTTTGCTATATCATCAACAGACTCACCATTATTTATTCCTACACCTGCAATAAATTTATTCTTTTGCTGTCTATTCCATTGTAGTTTCCCTTCCGCATGTAGTTCAAATAAAACGTTTTCGACGTCATGTCTTGATGGTGCAACGTACACCTCAATCTTCTCTATTAGATCGACACCTAAACTATTTTTATGTTTACTCAATCTATTTCTTGCTTGCACTGTTGGCGCTAGATCTGGGTCTATTAAACACTTAAGTGCAGTTACTCTTCGATTACCCTCAACAACAGTATAATAATCCCCTTCCTTAACCACATAAATAGGATCATGACAAATAAAGCCTTTGTCCGTTATCTTTGCGGCTAGTCGGAGTATTTTTTCATTTTCAAACATATAACTTATGATATCAGTTTGGTTCCTTATCGCTGAATATGAAGGTATCCTTGGATTATCCCTGTCTAGTCTAATATTAGATACTGATAGATTTATTCTTGCCCATTCTTGATAATTTATTCGAGCCATGATCCCTCTCTTGTTTTAGTGGATATTAATAAAATTTGTAATCGTAGCCCGTACGACTCACCTAATTGGTTTTTCCATGTCGATTCGGACATAGAGTCTATATTGTGCCTTTGTAAGTGGGGGTACGTTATGCATTACGTTAGCTACCGCCCTTGGGTTACAGCCCCCAGATTGCTGCTTTCGACCTGTGATCAGATGACAATTCCTTGTCATGGGTAGGCCTTGCATGGAGCTTGGGTACCGTGCGGAAATCGTATCTCAAACGGTGCTGGTTGTGGAGTGTAATGAGCTCTGAATCAGGAGGGGATCACAGATTGGAGGGGTTGCTGTAGGGGGGGAGGGGCGCAAGCAGTGACGACAGAGAAGTGAGCTATAGCAGGAGTAGGCTAAGAAGGCACGCCAAGGCGTGACTTTGATTGGTAAAGCACAGTGAAGGTTCTGCGAGGAGGCCCAGCATAGTGCGGAGTTCTATCAGGAGATGGGGAAGAGGAGGGGGTGGAACGTTTAAAAGCGCTCTATAGAAGGAAGGCACCGGCCTGAGGCCAGTGCGACAGAATAAAGAGACATATAAATTCTGTTTAATGTACTACTCAGTCAAGTGTAGTGCGTAAATATAAGGTTTTTATCTTGAAATTTCATCTCTACCTTTAAGTTCGCTGAATTTAGCCCATGGCTTTTCATATTCACCAATTAGATTTGCACCGTAATAGCTATAATAAGCAGAGTAATGGTTTTGTTTCGTAATCGCATCTATGCAGCTTCTTATTATTATTTGTCTCTCTATATTTTTAAAATCCTCTCCATATAGATTCATCATTGGAATCCAGTCATACAGTGCTCGACATCTATCGAATACAAAAAGATCTAAATACATAGTGCGTTCTTTAGCTGTATACATGGCGCGCCAATGGGCATCAGAGTTCATGTGATATGGACTCCCCAACTGATTTAATGCAAGCTCAATCCAAAGATGTGACATAGGAACATCACAGAATTTCCCACCAATTTTATCTGGCAAAGCATTTGTAATTTTTTCTATGGAGTTTGATAAGTCAGTTGAAAGAGTGTTCTGATAGTTATAGCTAGCATTTCTCAATAGGTCGTAAAACTGAACAGCGTTGTAATATGAATAGGTAGGACTTTTGGTTGTGAATTGTTGAAACCAATAGTTTTCAATTCTCGTTTCTGATTCTTCTAATGACTTTATGAAGTGCCAGATAGGGAAGTTTTCATGCTCTTGATATAACTCCGATCCTGAATAGTCTACATCAGGGTCTAAATAAACATCTAAATCAAGTTCTAAACCAAGTTCTAAATCAAGATCAAAATTAAGTTCAAGAGGCTCAATCTCCTCATCTAAAGAAGGACTGTCATCAATTGGATAGCTAGAATAGGTTAACGGAATGTCCTCGTGGTGCATTTCAGAATCATCAATTCTCGACATTTTATTTATTGATTCAATAATTACATCATCTTTCCCCATAAAAATATTTTTTAACGTGGCGTTATTGGAAATTCGGTGTATGGGCTGAATGTAACCTGCAAACATTGATGGGTAGTGGGTTGAGAACGCACTATATGCACATTCAAAATTTTTCTCTATGAGAATCTCAAAATCTTCTTGTTCACTATATCCATTACAATCAGCACTTTCATAGTATCCTTCACTACTAATATCGCCGGTATAAATAGATTCTTCAATGTGAGGTTGGTGTTTAAAATATTTTGATAAGAATTTTATGTTCTCTGGGTTTTTGTCAGGTAACGTACTATTTATAATTAGTACCCCTAGATCGGACAACGACTGGTGTTCAAAAACTGCATTGATGGTCAGCAATGGTGGGCTTGATCTACTAAATAATGGCCCAGTGAAGTCAAGATATATAATGTCAAACTTCATTGGTGTAACCTTCATCATTTCACTAATTGTTCCGTGAAAAACCTTTAATGTTGGATATTTTTCCCTAGCAGAATGTAGCGCTGAGTTATACATTTTTTTATTGGATTCAATTGCCCAAACATTCTCTACTTTAACGCCGTGACGGAGCATGATATCCAGATCGTTCTCTGGTTCTGGTCCGCAAAAATATGCAATTTTTAAATTTCCTGCTATTTTGTCTTGGTATGATGATTCTGCAAAATCACACCAAGAATCTAAATATCGTTTTTCATAAGGAGTGCCGGATAAAATGTCATTAAAAGAATGATTCCAAAGATTGATTATATAATCACTTTTCAATACTCTATTAAGAGCGCGCTTGGTTGTTAGTTTCGTTATAGCTTGTGACCAAATTTTGTTTCTGCTTTTCTCTTTTACTTCTTGTTTGTAGTTGCTCATTATTAATTTGTCTATGACAGTAACAGTGACTTGGATGGTAACTCATATGGTTCCGATTGTTGAGTGTAATGAGCACTAAGCCAGGATGGGATCACAGATTTTGTGTGGGCACTGATGGAGGGAGATAGAGCGGGAGAGAGGCGCCCGCTCAGGATAGGAGGAATCAGGCTGCAGCGATGGGCTCGGTTCTGAAAATCTCGTTTCGGTGATAGGCGAGGTATACGGCTTGCTTTGGTTCGAAGCGGCCGACGTTCAGAGGTAACTCAACCCCCCACTGTTGCAGTGCCTGCTCGATGCTGGGTTCGGCACACAGCAGGTCGCCGGCGTCAGTGAAGGTGATCCAGCCTTGATCGAACAGCTTATCGATGTGAGGCGAGAGCAGCAGGCCGTTGTTCCCATCCGGACGCTTTTCTCGCGTCAAGGCTCGATATAGCTGGCAATCAGCAGAGCCTTGTTGGTGACGCAATCCTTTACTCATACCAGCTACATTTCAATTCAATCGCAAAACCAGAACGGTTTAATCGTTTTTAATCGTTTTTTTTAGAATTAAACAATGACTTAGTCTAGGAGGTGCAGGCAGGGATAAATCTAGAAGAAATAAGGGAAGAAATGAAAACAATGACAAAATTGACAATAGCTCTTATGTCGGGCCTCGCATTACACGTTCAAGCTGATGTCCTCACCCGCGATAACGGTGCGCCTGTAGGTGATAATCAGCATTCAACTACCGCCGGTGCGAATGGCTCTGTCTTGCTGCAGGATGTGCATCTCATCCAGAAATTGCAGCGTTTTGCCAGAGAGCGGATCCCCGAGCGGGTTGTTCATGCTCGTGGCACTGGCGCCCATGGCGAGTTCGAAGTGACCCAGGCTATTCCAGAGCTCACCTCTGCCAGCCTATTCTCAGCCGTAAACAAGAAAACACCTGTTTTTGTCCGCTTCTCCACTGTTATTCATGGTCAACACAGCCCAGAGACCCTCCGGGACCCGCGGGGCTTTGCTACCAAGTTTTATACCGACCAGGGCAACTGGGATTTGGTAGGCAATAACCTACCGGTGTTCTTCATCCGGGACGCCATCAAGTTTCCCGATATGGTCCACTCTCTCAAGCCTTCACCGGTCGACAATATTCAAGATCCGAACCGTGTGTTTGACTTCATGAGCCAGGATCCTGCATCTACCCATATGCTGACTCAGGTCTACTCCGACCTCGGTACCCCAGCCAGCTATCGCAAAATGGATGGCTTCGGCGTGCATGCCTACAAGTTCGTCAACGCCAAGGGCGATGTGCATTACGTCAAATTCAACTGGCGCAGCCGGCAGGGGGTGAGCAGTCTGGATCTAGATCAGGTCGCTAAGGTGCAGGGTCAGGATTTCAACCATCTGACCCGGGATCTGTACAGTGCCATCAAGGCCGGCGACTACCCGAAATGGGATCTAGCCATTCAGGTGTTAAAGCCCTCTCAGCTGAACGACTTTAGCTACAACCCGTTGGATGCAACCAAGGTGTGGGAGGGAGTTCCTGAGCAGAAGATTGGGACCATGACCCTCAATCGAATGCCTGACAATTTCTTCCAGGAAACCGAACAGTCGGCCTTTGCTCCGGCCAACCTAGTATCGGGTATCGAACCTTCTGAAGATCGTCTGCTGCAGGGACGTCTGTTCGCCTACAGCGATACCCAGTTCTATCGCCTCGGAGCGAACCATCAGCAGTTGCCTATCAACCGCCCACTGGTTCCGGTTGTGAGTAACAACCAGGACGGTGCCATGAACATCGGCAAGACAATCAGCAACGTGAACTACGAACCGAGCAGCCAGGCACCTAAGACCATGGTGGCAGAAGCTCGTGCAGTCACGACTGCGTTAGAAGGGACTGTTCAGCAGAAGCAGATCGAGAAGACTGATAACTTCAGCCAGGCCGGCAATTTCTATCGCTCTCTCGATGCCAAAGGAAAGACCAATCTCGTGCGCAACTTGGCTGCCGATCTGGGTGCTGTGCGTGACAGTGCAGTGAAGCACAAGATGCTCGCGCACTTTTACAAAGCAGACAGTGAGTATGGTATGGCCCTGATTCGCGCCGTTAAGGGGGATGAGCAACGGGTCAAACAGCTCGCGACCAAACTGTAATTTTGCCCCCGCCAGGCAGGCGGCGGGGGTAACTCGGTAAGTCCTGCAGGGCCCACTTGTTCCTGCCTGCAATCATGAACCGGGCCTTGCAGGCATTATGTTGGAGGAGTGCAGGATGGTACCTAGCCGTTTGCTGCTGAGTCTGCTTGTTGCGCTGATGGGGTTGTCTGAACCCGCCTGGGGTAGCGAGCCGACAGAGGCGGAGCAATTGCCGCAAGTCAGCTTGCAAGACTATTTCTTTGCAGCTGCTCGTAGCGGAGAGGTGAGTGTACTGAATGAATTTATTAACGCTGGCTTCCCGATTGATGAGCGTAACGTGCAGAGCTATACGGCACTGATGATTGCTGCTTATCAGGGGCAATCCGAAGCTGTTCACTCCCTACTCAAAGCCGGTGCCGATGCCTGTTTGCGTGACAAACGGGGTCATACTGCTCTGATGGGCGCGGTTATCAAGGGTGAGTGGCGCATTGCTAAAACCCTTTATGCTATCGACTGTGACATGAACAGCAATCGTCGACCCGATGAGCCTGTTACCGACAAAAACACCATGACGGCAGCTCAGTTTGCCGAGCGTTTCGGGCAGGGCGAGCGGTTTCGAGCTCTGGCCACAGGTGCAGGGAAAGGCAATTCCACCGAGGGGAACTCACCCTCGATGCAATAAAGTAAGGAGAAGAAAGATGAATAACCGATTGAGTAAAGTGATGCTTGCAGCAGTACTGGTAACCAGCGTCAATGCCACCGCAGCTACAGTGACGATGAAGGATCTGGCCAGTGGGGCTGTTGTTGGGCATGTCGAGTTGAGTGAAAGTCCTTATGGCGCAGTCTTTACTCCGGCGCTGTCTTCTTTACCTGCCGGTCTGCATGGATTCCATGTTCACGCCAACGGGAGCTGCGACAGTAGTATGAAGGATGGGCAAAGCGTTGCGGGTGGCGCGGCCGGTGGTCACTATGACCCCCAACAAACCGGGCGCCATGGTGCCCCCTGGCAAGATGATGCCCACAAGGGGGATTTACCACCTCTATATGTCGACGATGCAGGTAAAGCTGTCCAGCCGGTGCTGGCACCGCGCCTTACCCTGGCGGAGCTGAGTGGTAAGGCCTTGATGGTCCATGCCGGCGGTGATAACCACTCCGATCATCCTGCTCCCCTGGGTGGCGGTGGTGCGAGAGTTGTCTGCGGTCTAATACCCTAACTTAAGAAAGTTGGACTTACTTTGCCTAATATTTACTGATCCACTAAAAGGAGGTTGTTCAACAACCTCTTTTACTGTTATTTTTTGAACTTATGTAGGATTGTTATCTCTGGGTAGATAAATGTAATTATCTTCAGTGTAGTTATAAGTGAAACCACATCCATCTAGAATCCCAATTTTCATTATTCCAAGATATAATAAACAGGTTAGAATGAACTTTATGTTCTCGATGGGGCTCATGTCGTTCATGTTGGTTATGGAAGTCACTGTTATAATAAGTGATTCGGCTTCTTCTGAACTTGAAAATAAATTTATAATGCTGGCTATTAAGAAAGCGAGACAGTATTGCTCTAATTTATTGTTGGAGTCTTTTTTTTGCTGCTTTTCCTTAAATGCTTCATAAGCTACTGCATTATTATTTTTTATTGCCATAGCTCTGAGTTCCCAGATGTTCTTTAGGTCTTTTCTTGGCTCCACAGCTGATGAGTTGGATTTGAAGAAATTTATAATGCCAAATGGTATAAAACTGACTATTGCGATAATTGAAATTCTTGCAGTTGCCACAATAAATGTAATGTAGAAACTAAAAAAACAAATAAATGCAAGCGCACTACCCATGGTAAATGCTTTATCTACTTCATTCCAGCTCAGTCTGAGCAGTGAAGCGTTGCTATGTGTTATTAGTGTGCTGTCTAGCATCAGGACAAATGTTCCAAGCAAGACAAAATACTTAAAGTCATCTACTTTGTTTAGAACTTGATTAGCTTCCGAAGCTACTTTCCCAAGCATGTCTACCTGCCTATCTATAATAGTGACGATTCATTTACCATGTGCTGGTGTATCATTTCGAACCGGGCCATGAAGAGGCGTGCTCGATTTATATCACCAGAAAACTAAGTGTTTCAGCCTACTAAACAGCAATGCAAGAAATATCCACCGATTCTTAATGTCTAGGCCCTGTTTGGGGCAAATTTATTTGAGTGTGGATACCTAGCTGGTTCCGCTCACTTCTGGTGCGTGACAGAAATTCTCAAGAGTGGGTACCATTGCCAATGCCGGACTTAGACCACCCGGCTTTGAGTAACCAAAGGACCCAGACCATGACCAAAGCACATACCCGAGATCTATCTCAAGAAGTCCATTTTCCCCTGTCGCCACTCTCCGTACTCAAGAGAAACGGAAGGATAGTGGGTGTCAACTTTGAGGAGGAGATTGTCTATTCCGACTCCGAAACTGCTGCATTTGTGCTTGGTATCCCTCATCACACGGTACTCCAAGCCTGTAAGACGTTAGAGGCGTCAGCTGCGTTTTTCAGTGATTTTTGCCCAATTGATGATGTCAGTGGGGGCGATCTCTACGAGTTTACGAGGTGTGGCTTCAATGCGCTTATCGACACCCTTGCGGTACCGATGAGTAGCTTTGCTGTTTGGCATTACCTAAATGAATTTACGCATAGTGCACAGGATTTAGCTGAGTTCATGGAAATAACCCACAAACTCGAGCAGCTAAACAGTGTGATCATGTTTGGGATGTTGGAGATTGGCAGACAATTTGAGCAGCTAAAGAGAGAGCAAGAACACGACCGGCGGAGCCAGAGCTCGTTTGTCTATTTGATGGAGTGTTTATCTACAGGTCTATTCAAGATTGGTAGGACCACGGATCTAGTAAGCAGGCTCAAGCAAATCCAGTCCATGTCCGCTGGGAGACTGCGAATTGTACAGTATGCAAGGGGTGGTTCTGAGCTTGAGAGTCGTCTGCATAGAGAATTCTCAGGTAAGCGGCAGCATGGCGAGTGGTTTTCCTTCGATGACCTTGATTTGCAGCGAATTAAGCTGTCTCTTTCGAAGGAAGATGCGGCATGAGCTCCTATCCCAAATATTTCCTCCGCAGCCCTGAAATCCGGTCCCGTGCTTGCCAGATGGTCGCTGGCCTGCCGGTTGACCAAGACAAGCCTCTGGTCATCGAAATCAAGGAGATGACCCGCTCCCTAGCTCAGAATGCCCTGTTCTGGGCTGTCATGACCGATATCGCCGAGCAGGTGAACTGGCACGGCCGCAAGCTCGCCAAGGAGGACTGGAAGCATGTGCTCAGCGCAGCGCTGTACCAGCAGGACGTGGTACCGAACATCGACGGCAATGGGTTCGTGGTGTTGGGCAAGTCCACCTCCAAGATGACCGTGCGCGAGATGCGCGACCTCATCGAACTGGCCCAATCCTTCGGCGCTCAGCAGGGCGTGAAGTTCGGGGATGAATCCCGCCGAGGCTTCGACTGGGTAGCCGCCTACGGGAGGGCTGCATGAGCAAGACCAAGGCTGATAAGCAGCATCTATCCGACGTCGCCTCCCTGGGTTGTGTTGCATGTCGCAATGCTGGCCTGGGGCCGAGCCTCGCGGAAATTCACCATGTGCGCTCTGGCGCCGGGATGGCCCAGCGCGCCGAGTACACCCGAGTGCTGCCCCTTTGCCCCCGGCACCACCGCGCCTGCTACCCCACCGGCTTCCACGCCGCCCCGAGCACCTGGCAGCAGGAACACGGCAGCGAGGAGGCCCTGCTCACCCAGGTGGCCCAGGAAGTCGCCGAATTGCGCAAGAACACTATCGGGAGGGCGGCGTGATCCACCTCACCGCCCTTGATGCGACCCGGTTGCTGGGTAGCAGTCCCAAGGCCAGAAGCGCATCCAACCAAGTGCGCAAGGCTCAACAAGTCACCAGCCTGCACGGCAAGGTGCTGGCCCAGCTGGTTGGCTTCCCTGACCCGGACACTGAGCTGCTGTTCCACCCGCGCCGCAAGTGGCGACTCGATTACGCCTGGCCCACCCACATGATCGCCGTCGAGATCCACGGCGGGATCCACTCCGGCGGCCGGCATACTCGGGGCCGTGGGTTTGTAGAGGACCGCGCCAAGATGAACGAGGCCGCCCTGCTGGGGTGGACTGTCATCGAAGCCACGCCCGAGCACATCAAATCCGGCCAGTTGCGCGCCTGGCTGCTCGCCGCCTTCAACCAGGACCCAGACCAGAGGACCAACCCATGACCAACTCTATTGAAATAGCTCTGCGCCTATTCTCGCCGAAAGGGGCGCTCCACGAACCCGCCGGCAGCAGGCAGTTCAATGCTCTGGGCCGGGACGAGTTTATCGGCGCCCTGCAGGTTGCTGCGAAGAACAACCCCCAGGGGCTCCAGTTCCTGATGGCCGATCACCTAAGTGATGAGGGGGCGATTCAGGGGCTGCTGGCTCACTTCTGCACCACTCTTGGCTGCAGTGATGCCGGCGGCATGGCCATGGCTATCCTACTGCGCCGTCCTTTGCCTGAGCAGTTGGAGCGCCTGGTGCTGTCACATCCGCACTATGACAAGGAACGCCGCCGGGCGGCCGTGGTGATGGAGAAGGCCAAGCGGGCTCACCGGGCTGGCAATGACCATGAGTACCAGCGCCTGCTGGCCGAGCGGAACGAGATCTTGCAGTTGGCCCGTCACCACTGTGTGGCCGAAATGATGCAGTCAGGGCGCTGCCCTCACTGCAGGGGAACCGGATTGCGGCCACGCCGCGGGGACGAGTGCCCGAAGTGCCATGGCACCGGGCGAGTAGTGCCCGATGCTGAATTGGTGTCGCGCCAGTTCGGCCAGGAGATGCGCCTGCGTGTCGAGCGGTTGGTTGATGAGGTGATCCATCAGGCGTCAGATCTGGTCAAGGTCATGGATCGGCAGGTGCGGGAGATGAGAGCCGCTTGAGTAAAACGTTGTTCAGGTGCTATTTGTTTATCTTGTTCTAATCGGTTGTTAGGTGAGGTAAATGGATAGCAAGCTGAAACCGATGGCCTTACAAGTTGCCGGCTGGGGTCTCCTCTATGGCGATTTCTTCGACCTTTACGATGTCTCAGAGGCTTTTGACATTCCAAGCGCGCAGGCGGTCCAGCTGATGAACTACCTGCGCACCTCCGATTGGGTGGATAAGGCCGTGAAGGTGCGCCGTGGATTGAGAGAAGAAGGGAAGGCGCCAAAACGCATTTTTATCAAGGTACTCTGTATTCACCAAGAGCCGGCCCCCAGGTTAGAGAAGGTGCCACCAGATCCAAAGTGGAAGCCGATTCAGCAGCAGCTGACAAAGTTGGCGAAGTTTATGCCTTCGCCGCGCGGAGCTGGCTGACCGATTGTTTTGTAAAAAAGCCAAGGCATTGCCTTGGCTTTGTTGGACAATATGAATTGCAATTCTACTTTACAATTTCATATGGTTTAGCTTCATATTCTTTGTTGAGCGTACCATCGTATAGTGGGTCATCGTCACATCCGAACCAACCATATACATCGCCGGTTGAACTGAATGCAGAATAGCCACATTCATGTGGGATTATATTTGTTATATCACCTTTAATATCTCTAAAGTTCCCTCTTAATATTCTTCCTCCAATTTCTTTTCGGCCAACAGCAAAGAACTCGCTTGTGTTTTTGTTACTAATTGAGAACGCAAACGACGCTGAATTTGAAGTGAAGTTTTTGTATGCCCCTTTTCCAATAGCATTGTATAGGTTGCTCTGCCAATCTGGGTTTTCTCCAGCATCATAATTAACTAGATTTTCATCAGTTATCCACCAATAACCCCAAGTGGTCATATTACCGTTGCTATCAATACCAATAAAACCACCTTCATTACCATGAATGTCAGTTATAGTTTTATTTTGAATTTCATTGTCGGGCTCTACAGAGTACGTATTGCCCCCAGAGAAGCCTTCTCCCCAGGTGACTGCTTTTCCATCTTTTTGTAGGGCAGCAAATGCACCATCGCTTGCAACTACCTTTGTCACATTCTTCGGGGGCTGAATTGCAGTCCAGGTTGTATCTTTGGTAAATCTGCCATTAATATATTCTCTTTTATGAAGACTATATTTGAATTCACCACCATGTGCAGGATCACCCCATACCACTACGTCACCATTTTTTTTCAGTGCAGCATAGGCCTCATTGTTTGAGGTGAGGTCTACAACACTATCCAACTCAGGAAGGTTATCTGCATAGCTTCCCCATACGTAGACATTCCCTGTGTTGTTCAAGACTGCCATGCTGTACTTATGATAGATACTCCCATGAGATACCTGTGTAGATATAGCTTTCTTAATACTTCCAACTGCCTTTGATGTCAGAGGGATATCTACACCGAAGCCATAGGCATTGCCATCATCTGTTAATGCTATGAATCCCTTACTGAGACCATATAGTGTAGTCACATGCCCTGATATAGCGATTTTTTCTCCTGGTTTGAATTCGCTTAAATTGCCCCAGAGATATACTTTGCCATCCTCGGACAGCGCCGTGAAAGCATAATCAGATGCTGCAATCTGTTTGATTTTCTTGCTGGTGACGAAATCAGGAGCATCTCCACCTTGCTTACGATTACCCCATGTTACGATCTTCCCATCTTTATCTAGAGCAACGAACGCTGATTTATTTGCCGATAGGGAAACAAATCTTCGGCTATCTACAGCATCGGCTGGTAGTAGTTTGGTTCGTGCTTCATTCAAATTTGACCCACTTGGAGCATTCCAACTAATGATCCTCCCATCTGTCATGAGCATTGCATCACCAGATAGTGTTTTACGGTGAGTAACCGGAAAAGCTTTTTGGATAATTGTGTCGGATGACTCTGTTTTCTGGCCTTTTGTGTTCTGCAAATAAGCTGTAATTTTTATTGGATGTAGGTGGTCGTCACCAGTAAGCTGGTAGTTACATGAATCACTTACCTTTTGTTCCTTGATCATCCATGAACATTTCAGTACTAGATCAGCAGTATCTTGTAGGCTTATCTTAGTTTTTTTGAAATCTATACTTTCGTAAGCCTTGAGGTATGAATTAGCTTCATAATTTTTGGGAGATACAAATAGATCAAATGCCGCATCTATTTTCTCGGCTGTGCCAGCTGAAACTTGGGTATCTGTATTACTAGGTTGTGGCACTACAGGCGTACTAGGTTGTGGCTGGCTATCATTATTGGTTTCAGAAGGAGCTGGATGATGTCCGTTCGGTACGAGAGAAGCTCCAGGTGTTGAAACACTAGGTGTATTTTCATTTAAATTTGTGTTGTCGGATTGTTCGTTATTTTGTGTGTTTTGGGCGGTAGTGGTATTGGTGTCTTTGTCATTTAATTGCTTGTTATCATCGCCACCGCCACCACCACAGCCAAACATGATGGATGTAACTAGAACTGGTAATAACAATCTCATTAATTATCCTCCATAGCTAAGGGATGGATAATTTAATCTTAAGATTAAATTGTGTAAAATATCATAAAACTAGGCGTTTCAAACTGTTTGCGGTTGATTAGAGAACTATTATTGAGGCTTATATCCGTAGGCTTTCGGATAAGGATTTCTCTATCTGCCTCATTTCACAATAGGGAGCTCACCAAGCGCTGTTGTATATCTGGGGCTAAGGTTTTCTCGTTTCATCATCCATTCTCTGGAGTCCCGACCGCGGGCCGCGAAGTAGACCTTGCCCAGCCGACCATGATTGATCTTGTCGATAACTTGCATCAGCGCCTCGCTGCGCGGTGATTGCTGCTCCGCAGCGAATAGGTCTCCCTGCTGCATGTGGGTCGGTGTGAAGTCGGCCAGCATGACTCCGCCCTTCTGATAACGTTGCTCATCGCGCCAGATCCGGGGAAGTAGTTGGGGGATCAGGGCCAGCAGCGCCCGGGTGTCATTCGTTGGCATGGCCAGCTTGGTGCTCACCTGGTTGCCGTAGTAGGGAGCCTTGTCGCTGAACGGGCTCGTGCGGATGAACAGGGTGACGTGACGGCAGCACATCCCTTCCCCCCGGAGCTTCTCAGCCGCCCGCTCCATGTAGCCGGCCAGTGCCTGGTGCATAGGGCCGATCTGGGTGATGCGCTCCCCAAAGCTGCGCGAGCAGATGATCTGCTGCTTGGCTTGGGCTTCTTGCTCCAGCTCGGCGCAGGGGATCCCCCGCAGCTCCTGCACAGTGCGTTCGACCACCACGCCATACCGGCGCTGAAGTGCCTTTGGGTCAGCGGCTACCAGATCGGCCACCATCTTGATCCCCTGGGCTTCCAGCTTGGTGGTTAGCCGCCGGCCAATGCCCCATACCTCCTCGATCGGGGTTATGGCCATCAGCCTGGCGCGCCGCCCTTCATCCCGTAGATCCACCACGCAACCAGTGGCCGGCCACTTCTTGGCGGCGTAGTTCGCCAGTTTGGCCAGGGTCTTTGTAGGGCCAATACCCACCCCGACGGTGAGCCCCGTCCACTGCAGCACCCGCTCGCGGACTTGGCGGCCATACTTCACCAGATCACCCGCCCATCTCTCGCTCAGCTCGATGAACGCTTCATCGATACTGTATACCTCCACCGCCGGGGCCATCCCCTCCAGAATGCTCATCACCCGCTGGCTCATGTCACCGTAGAGCGCGTAGTTGCTGGAGAACCAGATCCCGCCCATGGCCTCAAAGAACTGGCGGATCTGGAAGTAGGGGACCCCCATCTTGATGCCGAGCGCCTTGGCCTCCGCAGAACGGGCCACCACACAACCGTCGTTGTTGGAGAGCACGACGATGGGCCGCCCCTTCAAATCAGGCCGAAACAGCCGCTCGCAGGAGGCATAGAAGTTGTTCACATCGACCAGGGCAACAGCACTGTGTTTGTTCATGGGGTTGGCATCAGGTGCACGACACCGGTCACCACTCCGAAGATTTCCAGCTCCTGTCCCTCACTGAAATGGATGGGCCGATATGCCCGGTTGCCAGGCAGTAGCGCTATCGAGGGCTCAAGCTGCAGCTCCTTCACTGTGAATTCGCCATCGACCGCGGCGACCACCACGCTGCCATGGCGCGCCTTGCGGCTGCGGTCCACTATCAGCAGGTCACCATCACGGATCCCGTGATCCACCATGCTGTCACCGGCCGCCCGAACGAAGTAGGTTGCCGCCGGGTGTGCGATGCAGAGCTGGTTCAGGTCGATGGTCTGCTCCACATAGTCCTGGGCGGGAGACGGGAAGCCGCAGGCGGCCGGGGAGAGGAACAGGGGGATTTCCAACGCCGGGGCGTCAAGGTCGGGAACTGCGTACATGTTTGGAACTCTATTGTGCTGTATATAAATACAGTATAGCGATGCCCGTGGCGAAGATCACCGTGGAGCGATTGGCTCTGGATATGTTGGTCTTGCAGGTAGCGTCACAACCTCATGCTATGGTTTTGCAACAAGGTTCCAAATGGTGTTTAAATAGTGCGACTCTGATGTATATGTAAGGAAAAACATGATCTTGCTGAAAATCGTGGTGGCTTTACTGATGCTTGCCATCATTGCTGTCGGTTCTTATATGTGGGGTATCGTTGGATTTTTGGTCACTTTGGGCATGGCCATCGTTTTGAACGGGATGTTTAATCGCTGGGATGCGAAAATGTCAGCGAAGTAGCCATATCATCCTCATGAACAATGCCGGGGTGCCGGAAGCCGAAATGACTGAAGAAAAAACACTTTTATTGCTGCCCAGTTGGTTTTTCAAAAGGCAGCTCATTGTATCGATTTGCCTCTTCGTGGCATTCCCTGTTGCAATGACCATCATTCGACCACCAACAAATGATGTACCAATGGTTAACTGGCTGATCATTGTGGTGGAATTTCTAGTGCTAGGAATGCTGTACCCATACAGCCGGTATGCTGTTCAGCGAATCATTGACTACTGGCATGGGGATGAACATGTCGTCTATAACGCGTCAATAAAGAGCTCGTTCGATCGGAAAGTTGCAAAACTGATGGTGAGCTTGGTTTGCCTGCTGGTACTGGGACCGATGTGCCTCATCGTGCTTTTGGTGAAGCGCAGGAAAAAACGAAGGGGCCAAATATCTAGGGAGCCTGCTTCTGGTTGAATCCCCGCCGCCCCAGCGTTAGTATTGCTCAAAGATGGCCAGAGTCCTTGTGACCCTGGCCTTTTTCATTTCTGGCCCGCCTCGTGCGGGCTTTGTCGTTTCTGGAGGGGCGATGCATGGGGAAAGAAGAAGATCTTGCGACGGCTGCGGCTGCCGCTGGGGTGGCAAAGAGCGCACCGCCGGTGGTGGTGTCCGGCATGACGCTGGCCGGGTATTCGCTCAATGACTGGGTGCTGGCCGCCACGTTGATGTGGATAGCTGTTCAGATGGGCTGGTTTATCTGGTCGAACATCATCAAGCCGCGCCGCCAGCAGGGAGGTGCAAAATGAACAAGGTCCGGATTGCCATTGCCGCGCTCAGCCTGAGTGCTGCGGGCTTTGTGGGGCTCCTGAATCGGGAGGGGTTTGAGCCGACGGCTTACCCCGACCCGGTACACGGCACCAAACTCCCCACGCTCGGCTTTGGGAGCACCGAAGGGGTCAAGATGGGTGACACCATCACGCCCGTTGCTGCGGTGAACAGGAGCCTTCGGGAGGTGCGGGTGTTCGAGGACGCCCTCAAGGCATGCATCAAGGTGCCACTCCACCAGTATGAGTTCGACGCCTATGTCGAGCTCTCCCACAACATCGGCCCCGGCGCCTTTTGCCGTTCCACCATCGTGCAGCGTCTGAATGCTGGCGACTACCCGGGCGCCTGCGAGGCGATCCTGCTGTTCAAGCGTGCTGGCAAGCAGGACTGCTCGGCGCCAGGGAACCGGGTATGCCCCGGGCTCTGGAAAGACCGGCTGCGTCTCAATGCGAAGTGCAAGGGGGCGTGATGGAAGTGACTCCGCAGAGCAAGGTGCTGCCGTTCCTGGCTGGTGCCTTGGTGATAGCCGCCCTGGCTGGCGGTGGTGCGGCGCTCTACTGGTCCGGTCATGCTGCTGGGGAGGAGGGGGAGCGCAATACCTGGCAGGCGAAGTGGAATGACGAGGCCGCCCGCCTCGCTACTGCCAGGACCAAGGCCGAACAGGAAGCGCGCGAGGAAGAGCAGCGCCGGCAGGCTGAAATCGATGAGGTGAGAGACCATGCACAAGAACAGATCGCCCAAGCACAAGCTGATGCCGCTGCTGCTGGCGTTGAGTCTGGCCGGCTGCGCGAGCAAGCCCGCCGCCTGGCAGCCCGAGCAAGTCAGTGCGCCAGCCATTCCAGCACTCCCCAAGGAAGCCCGGCAGCCGAACAGCCTGCCGTGGTGCTCGCCGACCTGCTCAGCCGGGCTGACGAAAGAGCGGGTGAGCTGGCAGCAGCATATGACCGAGCTCGAGTATCAGGACTAGCTTGCGAGCTGGCCTATGACTCCCTGCGTACCGCAACCATGACACCCCGCCCATAACGGCGGGGTTTGTTTTTCTGGGGAAGGGGAGGAGGTGATGCAGATGAATTGGAACAGTGAAGTGGTAAGCGGTATCGATGTGACTGGGGTTATCACCCGTGTGGAGCACTACGATGGAGCCGAGGCAGTGGTTGTCCTTTCCTCTGGAGTATCTGTGGTGGTAGCTGCAGCCCACAAGCCGGTACCCGGCGATATCATCGTTGAAGGTGAGCTATCTATCTAAATGGCAAAGACCGACTGGGCACAGCTCAATGCAGAGTTCCTGCAGGAGCATGAAGCGACAGGCATCAGTGCGAAAGACTGGTGCGACAGCCGCGGCCTGAACTACAACTCGGCGCGTCGCTATTTGAAATCTCGGGGGCAATCCGCTGCGCAACCTGACAAATCTCGCGTAGCTGCGCAATCTGCGCATTCCGAAGTGCGCAAAACTGCGCAGTCTGCGCAAAGTGCGCAAGCCAAAGGGAATGAGGGCAAGGCCAAAGGGGGAGAGGGAAGAGGTGGAAGGTCCTCCGCATCCCCACACACCTCGGCAGACTCAGCCCAGAACCCGAAAACAAACGGCCGGGACAGCAGCGGGCGTTTCACCGAGGGCAACCCTGGCAACCCCAACCCGGTCACGAAGTGGAAGCCAGGCGACCGGCCGGCACTGACCCACGGTGGTTACGCCAAGTTCCTCGATGCGGAGGAGCTGTTCGACCAGGCCCGCGAGCTGCAGCTGCGTGATGAGCTGGAGTTCACTCGGGCGCGCGTTATCTCCGTCACCCAATTGCTCAAGGGGCTGCAGCAGGACCTAGTCACGGCCACCGAGATGACCGACCGGATAGCGCTCTACGACAAGATCCTGAAAGCCGAACAGGCCCTCGACCGCAACATCCAGCGGATCGAGTCTATCGAGCGCACCCTGAGCGCCCTGATGGTTGATGCCGTTAACGTTCCCAAGATAGAGGAGGACACCCGCCGCATCCGGGCGGCAACTCGCAAGCTGACTGCTGAGGCCGACCGACTCGAGAAAGATGGCGGCAGCGAGGCTACGCCGGTGAGCGAGATGGTTTCCGAGCTCCACGACATGGGTACAGGGGGACTGATGAGTGGCAGCTGAATCTGGTAGCATGATGAATCCAATGCTTGGGAGCATCTTATGGAAGCGGATAAAGATTTAGAGCAGCAATATCGAAAGAATCTGATGATTGTAGCTAGTGTGGTTTTTGTTTATTCCATAGCTGGCGGACAGATGGGAAATGAACTAAGTCTATTAAGCGCAAAACTTACCTTCAGTCACCCAGTATTGCTTGAATATGCAATGGTGATAATAATGTGCTTTTTCTGGTGGCGCCATAGACAAGTTTCATACAATATTAGGCGTGATTTTGTAAAGAAAGTATATGGCAATCTTATTATACCTAAATGGGTTTACAGGAGATTGATGCGTGAAGGGACTAAGCATATCGAACCTATATATTACGAAGGCCCTGATAGGGTGGAGATACATGCGCCTTTAAGGCCATTTTGGGATGTTCCTGAGGAGGTGGGTATCTTGTGGTTGTCAGGAGGGGTGCGTTCTGCTGATATTATTGCATATTCTTTGTATGAAAATGAATCGACAGACAACCTGCTTAGTGATATAAAAATTAAGATGTCTTGGTTGATGAGATTCTGCTTATGTATGGCATATACACGCTCATTTATCATGATTAGTTATAAAAAGACTGAGTTTGGCGATGGCGTATTACCTACGATATTTTTTGCTATTGCCTTGGGTGGCTGGGTTATAAATCATTTTCAGCTTATTCATATAGCTATGTAGCTTGGCCATATTCATATAACTAACCCGCTTCGGCGGGTTTTTTATTGCCTAAGATCCCCCATGACCGAATTCGACATCTCCGCAATGACTGAGCAGGAGCAGATGGCTTACATCCGCTCGAAGCTCAGCGATAAGTGGTGGCGGATGAACAACCTCTACATGATCGAGAACGAACAGGGCCAGCTGGTGCGCTTTCGGTTGCGCCCGGCGCAGGATCTGCTGTTCAAGACCATGTGGTGGCTGAACATCATCCTCAAGGCACGACAGCTTGGGTTCTCCACCGCCATCGACATCTATCTGCTGGACGAGGCGCTGTTCAACAAGAACATCAAGTGCGGGATCATCGCCCAGGACCTGACGGCTGCCGGCGAGATCTACCGCACCAAGATTGAAGTCCCGTTCGATAACCTGCCGGGCTGGCTCAAGGCCCAGTTCAAGGTGGTGACCCGGCGGGGCGGGGCGAATGGCGGACACATCCTGTTCCGGCATGGCTCCAGCATCCAGGTGGCTACCTCGTTCCGGTCCGGTACCGTCCAGCGCCTGCATGTCTCCGAGCACGGGAAGATCTGCGCCAAGTATCCCGAGAAGGCCAAGGAGGTGCGTACCGGTACCCTGCAGGCAATCCACCCGGGCGCCGTGGCCTTCATCGAATCAACAGCGGAAGGCGTGGGCGGCGACTTCCATGCCATGAGCATGAAGTCCCTCGAGCTGGCCCGGGCCTCCGGTGAGCTCAGCCAGCTCGACTGGAAGTTCCACTTCTTCGCCTGGTGGCAGGACCCCAAGTATCGTGCCGACGTGCCGGCATCCGGCGTGGTGATGAGCAAGACCCAGGCGGAGTATTTCGCCGCGGTCGAGAAGGCGATGGGTTGCACCATTACCGACGAGCAGCGGCAGTGGTACGTGCTGAAAGAGTCCACTCTGGGCGCCGAGATGAAGCAAGAGTTCCCCAGCACGCCGCTGGAGGCCTTCCTGACCTCTGGGCGCCGGGTGTTCGACCCCATCCATACCATGGATGCAGAGGGCGATTGCATGGCCCCGCTCATCGTCTACGACATCGACCCGGTCACTGGCAGGCGTGAGAAGGCCCGCAAGCCAGAGAAGCTGGACGAGCGTGGCCAGCGCTCCCTCGAGAACATGTTGCTGGTCTGGGAGTTGCCAGACCCCGACGAGGATTACGCCATCGGCGCCGACGTGGCGGAAGGGCTGGAGCACGGTGACCGTTCAAGCCTCGATGTGACTGCCAAGAGCGACGGACGGCAGGTGGCCCACTGGTTCGGGCACCTCGATCCCGGGTTGTTTGCCCAGCTGCTGGCCCACGTCGGCCGCTTCTATGGTACTGCAGAGCATGGCCCGGCCTACATCGGCCCGGAGCGCAACAACCACGGTCACGCCGTGCTGCTCAAGCTCCGTGAAATCTACCCGACCCGGCGGATCTACACCCAGGAGCACCTCGACCGGGACCGCGACGACGAGACGCCACGCCTCGGCTGGCTCACCACCCGGCAGTCCAAGCCGATCTTGGTTGATGGCCTCAAGGCCCTGCTGCGTGCTGGGCAGTCCGGGATCCGCTGGATAGGCACCATTCACGAGGCAACCACCTACGTCTACGACAAGAGCGGCAGCATGAACGCCCAGGACGGCTGCTACGACGACCAGCTGATGAGCTACATGATTGCCCAAGAGATGCGCGCCCGGATGCCGGCCCGCATCGTCAAATCCGAAACCTCCCGCAAACCCAAGCACTGGATGGCCAACTGATGATCAACGCCCAACCCAAGGCCCCTGAGAAAGGTGGCCTCGATACCCCGCGCCTGCTCAAACTGATGAGCGATATCAACGGCCAGCCTGACTGGCGCTCACTTGCCAATCGCGCCTGCGCCTACTACGACAACGATCAACTGCCACCTGAGGTGGTCAAGGTGCTCAAGGAGCGGGGCCAACCCATCACTATCCACAACCTCATTGCCCCGACTATTGATGGCGTGCTGGGGATGGAGGCCAAGAGCCGCACCGATCTGATGGTGATCGCCGATGACCATGACGATGAGCTCGAGCAGCTGGCCGAGGCCGTCAATGCCGAATACGCCGACATGTGCCGCCTGGGCGGACTGGACCGCGCCCGGGGCGAGGCTTACGGCGGCCAGATCAAGACCGGTGTGGGCTGGGTGGAGGTGTGCCGGCGCGATGACCCGTTCGGCCCGCGCTACAAATTCAGCAACGTCCATCGTGATGAGGTCTATTGGGACTGGCACAGCCGAGAGCCGGACCTGAGCGACTGCCGCTGGCTGATGCGTCGCCGCTGGGTCGATCTGGATGAGGCCAAGACCATGTTCCCGAGCAAGGCTCAAGCGTTGGAGTGGGGCGTGAATGACTGGGCGGGGGTTGTCAGCTTGAGCGCCGTAGAGGGGCTCGACCCCAACCTGGTCAGCGCTTACGACGAATGGAGCCAGTTCAGTGGTAAGGAGGTGGAGTGGTGCAGCCGTGAGCGGGATCGGGTGTTGCTGCAGGTGGTCTACTACCGCACCTATACCATGCGGCAGGTGCTGATGCTCGATTCTGGCCGGGCGCTGGAGTACGACAAGACCAATCAGTTGCACCTGGCCGCGCTCGCCATGGGCCGGGCCAGGCTGGAACGCCGCCCGGTGGCCGTGATCCGGGAGTCCTGGTTTGTCGGCCCCCATCATCTGGTTGATCGCCCCTGTACAGCTCCTCACAACATGTATCCGCTGGTGCCGTTCTGGGGATACCGGAAAGACCGCACCGGTGAGCCATACGGGCTGATTGCTCGGGCCATGCCGGCGCAAGACGAGGTGAACCTGCGGCGAATCAAGCTGACGTTCCTGCTGCAGGCCAAGCGCGTCATCATGGACAAGGACGCCACCAACATGAGCCGGGATCAGGTTCTTGAGCAGGTGGAGCGCCCGGATGGATATATCGAGCTCAACCCTGACCGCGCCAACAAGACCAGCGTGAGCGATGCCTTCAAGGTGGAGCAGGACTTCAACGTGGCGGCCCAGCAGTTCCAGGTGATGCAGGACTCGGTGAAGCTGATCCAGGACACCATGGGGGTTTATGCCGCCTTCCTGGGCCAGGGCTCCACCGGGCAGTCCGGCGTGGCTATCAGCAACCTGGTGGAGCAGGGGGCGACCACGCTTTCGGAGATCAACGACAACTACCGGATGGGCTGTCAGCAGGTGGGTCAGCTGGCGTTGGCCTACCTGCTGGAAGACATGGCCGGCAAGCGCAACTACAAGGTGACCGTGAACCGCGATGACCCCCGCCGCCGCAAGGCCGTGGTGATCAACGTGGAGCAGGAGGATGGCAAGCTGACCAATGATGTGACCCGGCTGCGGGCTCATATCGCCCTAGCGCCGATCCAGCAGACAGCCGCCTACAAACAGCAACTGGCCGAGCGGATGACCCAGGCCATGTCGCAACTTCCGCCAGAGGCGGCAGGTGCCTGCTTTGACCTGCTGGTCGAGCTGATGGATGTACCGCGTAAGGCTGAGTTCGTGGAGCGGATCCGCAATGCCCTGAACATCCCGAAAGACCCGGACGAGATGAGCGACGAGGAACGCGCAGCCGCCGAGCAGCAAGCCCAGCAGGCCCAGATGCAGCAGGAGCTGGCCATGCGCGAGATGCAGGCCAAGCTGGCCGAGCTGGAGGGCAAAGCCGCCAAGTGGCAGGCAGAGGCTCAGCGCATCGCCAAGCTGACGGACTCCATCCGGTTCGAGGATGCCCTCAAGCAGGCCCAGACAGGCAAGACATTGCAGGAGATGGAGCAGTTGGCAGCCCAGCAGCAGGCGATGCAGACAGAGCAGGCAGCCCTGCAGGCGCAGCTGTTGGACACCATCCAGCAGCAGATCGACGCCATCGCGCTCTGATAGTTGCTTTCCTGACCTGCCAGCGTTACGATTTCCCCAACATGGCCCAGTCTGTCGAGATTGGGCCTTTTCTTTGGTTGAGTTGTCAATCAGTAGCGTAACTGACTCCCTTTGAGTATGATTTGTGGTGAGTCTAATGACTCCCGAACTTGTTTTAAGCCCGCCCTCCCGCGGGCTTTTTTTATGGACCAGCCTCGAGCTGGTTTTTTTGTGCCCAGCTCCAGCCGGAGAGGGCTTTCACCGAGAGCCTTCCCCCGCTTGGGCAGCGATACCACCCACTGAAAACCCACGAGGACAACCATGGATAAGAACATCGACAACCTGAACGGCACTGAGAGCCTGGACGAACTGGAAGCCATGCTGGAAGCGATCGAGCGTGAGCCCGATAGCGAGCTGGATGATGGCACTGGCACCGAGCAAACGGACGTACAACCCGCGCCGTCGGCGGGCGAGGTGGCAGCCGGTAACGAACAGGGCAGCACCGAGCAGGGCGGTGAAGGGGCCACGGAACCTGAGAAGGTGATCCTGGCCAAGAGCGGTCAACACACCATCCCGTATGAAGTGCTGGAGCAGGCGCGCAATGAAGCCAAGCAACTGCGTGAGCAGCTGGCTCAGTCGCAGCAGGCCCAAGCCGAGCGGGACAAGCTGCAGGCGCTGATGGAGAAGCACGGGATCAACCCCGACGTGGACCCCGACGATATCAGCCAGGAGGAGCTCGAGCAGTTGGCGCAGGACTACCCGGATCTCGGCAAGTCCATCGCCGCCATTGCCCGCAAGCTCCAAAAGCTGGAGCCCCAGGTCGCCCCGCAGCAGGTTCAACCCACCCTCAACCCGGTACAGGCCGCACTGCAGGCGGTACCTGATCTGGTGAGCTGGCGGGAAAAGGACCAGGACCGTTTCGACTTCGCCATCATCGTCGATGAGAAGCTCCAGGCTGATCCCGCGTGGCAAGGCAAGTCGCTGGATGAGCGATTCGCAGAGGCGGCGCGCCGCACCAAGCTGGCCTTTGGTGATGAGGTCATCCCTCCCGCCAAGGTACCCGGCAAGGGTGCAGAAAAGCCCGCTGATTTCATCCCGTCCAGCCCTTCGGCACTCGGTCAGACCCATCATGCCGCTCCCACTGGAGTGGAGCGCTTTGGCGCCATGTCTCAGACCGAGCTTATCGGCGAGATGGGCGCCATGACGGACGCCCAAATGGAGGCGCTGCTGGAGCAGGCCGGGTACTAACCCACCACCCATTTCAATAAGCCAACCCCGACCACTGTGTCGGGGTTTTTGTTTTCATGTAGGAGAGGACCATGACCCAAGTCACCTCGGCGCAAGCCAACAAGATTTTGCAGGCCGCACTGTTTACGGCGGCCAACCGTTCTCACTCGCTGGTGAACATGCTGACCGAAGAGGCCCCCAAGGGTGCCAAGGTCAACGGCGGCAAACAGACCAGCGCCGGCGCCCCCGTGGTGCGCATCACCGACCTCGGTAAAGGCGCCGGGGATGAAGTGGACATGCAGCTGTTCCACCAACTGTCTGGCCGCCCGACCATGGGTGACAAGAAGCTGGCAGGGCGCCTCGAGAGCATGTCCTTCGCGGACTTCTCGCTGAAGATCAACCAGACCCGCCATGGTGTGGACGCGGGCGGCAAGATGAGCCAGAAGCGCACCAAGCACGACCTGATCAAGACCGCACGTGTGCTGTTGGGTGATGGCTACTACGGTCGCCTGGTTGACCAGCGTGGCTTCGTTCAGCTGGCCGGTGCTCGCGGGGATTACTCTGCCACCGATATCATCCTGCCGCTGGCGGATGATCCCGAGTTTGCCGACATCATGATCAACGAGCTGACCGCGCCGACCTACGAGCGCCACTTCTTCGGTGGTGATGCGACCAGCTTCGAAGCCCTCGATGCGGCGGATCGCTTCAACCTCGGCTGTGTGGACAACATGGCGCTCTACCTGGCCGAGATGGCCAACCCCATCCAGCCGATCCGCATGGTGGCTGACCCGTCCGGTGGTGAGCCGCTCTACGTGCTCTACGTGACCCCGCGCCAGTGGCACGACTTCTACACCTCCAGCTCCGGCAAGGACTGGAACGCCATGCTGGCGGCGGTGGCGGAACGAGCCAAAGGCTGGAATCACCCCATCTTCCGCGGGGAAGGCGCCATGTGGCGCGGCATTCTGGTCAAGCCCTACAAGGGCATGCCGATCCGCTTCAACCAGGGCAGCACCGTCAAGGTGTGTGCGGCCAACTCCGCGACCGGTGCGGAAGTGGACAAGGTTGCTGGCACTCTGATCGACCGCGCCGTGCTGCTGGGTGGCCAGGCGCTGGCCAATGCCTTTGGCTCTGGCGAGCAGGGGGGCTCCTTTGGCATGCACCAAGAGCCAACTGACCACGGCAACAGCACCGAGATCTCCATCAGCTGGGTGTCCGGTCTGCAGAAGATCCGCTTCAAGCAGCGCAACGGCAACATTCAGGACCATGGCTGCATGGTGCTGGATACCGCGGTGAGCGCCATCGCCCGCTAAGCCGCTGACCCATGGGGCTTCACGGCCCCATCACATCACTATCTGACCAGACAAGGAGCCATATCATGGCCAAGACTACTCTACTCGCCCGAGCGTACCGCTGGTTTGTCGGCGCGTTCGGCAACCTCTCTATCTCCCCGACCCTGGTGGCCAAGCTGGCTGCCGTACCCGCTGGCGATGTTGTCGCATACGGCGACAAGGTGGAGCCCAACCTGAAAGTGGTGGGTGTGACGATGTTCAGCACTGCGCTGGGCGCGAGTACCACCATCACCGCCAAGATCGGCACGACCACCATCATCAACGCCGAGAGTACGGTGGGGGCGGTGGCAAAGTATTACCCGGTCGATGACTTGCTGACCGAGCCTGACCAGGAGCTCACCCTCACGGTTGGCGGCGGCGCTGCGACGGGCACGGTCAAGCTCAAACTGCATTACGAGGTAGTCGGCAACCTGTAAGGCTGCCGATCACTGTCCGCCCGGCCCTGTGCCGGGCTTTTTCGTTTCTGAATAGGAGTCATCGCCATGAGCGACAAGATTGCCGTGGTTTACATCGGCGACAAGCCGAGCAAGAAAGACACGGTCACCGGCAGCCGCCTGGTCTTCCCGCGCCATACCGCAGTGGATGTGGAGAGTCACATCGCCATGCAATTGCTGGAGTTCCCGACCGTCTGGATCCGCCATGAGGCACTGGCAGGCGAACTGGAGCGGCAGGAGACAGCTGCCCAGGCTACCGCCGACGAGCAGGCGCGCCTCGCCGCCGAGCAGGCCCGCCTGGCGGAAGAGCAGAGCATGGTGGTCGGTGAGCGCGACCTGGCCAAGATGACCTCTGCCCAACTGGCCACCCTGGTGGAAGGGGAAGATCTGGATATCGAGCCGCAGGGCCCGCAAGAGAAGGTGCCCGAATACCGGGTGCGCGTGCGTGATGCCCTGAAGGCCAAGCTGGCAGAGCAGGGGGAATAGCATGCAGATGGTGTCGCGTGAGCAGTTCCTGCCCACCGTCAGGCTGCACATCACCGGCCCGCTCGAAGTCATGCTGAGTGAGGCCGTCACAGAGGCGGCCATCACCTTCTGCCGGGAGTCGGCCTTGCTGACCCTTGACCGACTGCTGCCCAGCGCGTCAGCCGGCAGCCTGGTGGAGGTCTGCAACATCAGCGGGATGACATCGTGCAATGTGCTGCACCTGACCGGAGAAGGGGGCGCACCATTTGTCAGCGGGCGAGACTTCTTCGCCATGTCTGCCAATGAACTGAGCATCCTGACAGATCTCTGCAATGTGCGGATCTGGTATGTGGCTGCCCCGGTAAAAGGCGCCAAAGAGCTCCCCGCGCAGCTTTACCACGAGCACGCCGAGGCCATCGCTCATGGTGTTGCCGCGTTGCTCTATGCCCAGCCTGATCGCCCTTGGTCTGACCCCAAGCGCGCCAGCTACCACCGTTCCGAGTTTGTCGAGGGATGGCGTCGTGCCGGGCGGTTCCGCAAGCAGCATAGCGCCCCGACTCAAGTCGAGTTCTACAACCCGCCCCGTAAGCACTGCTTTTTCTGATCCCAAGGACACATCATGGCTACCGTGACCGTTGCAACCATCCTCAAGCGGGTAAACACCTTGCTTGTCGATCCTACTTTTACCCGCTGGCCCAAGCAGGAGCTGCTGGACTACTACAACGACGCGACCAAGGCGATCGTGCTGGTGCGCCCTGACGCACACACCAAGAACACCGAGTTCACCTGTGCGGCTGGTACCAAGCAGACTCTGCCGGCCGACGCTCTTCGCCTCATTGAGGTGCTGCGGAATGCTAACGGCAAGGTGATCCGCTACGTGGTGCGCAAGGCGCTGGATGACAGCTACCCCGACTGGCACTCCAGCAACACCGCGACCACGGTGGACAACTACACCTACGAGGAGCGGGATCCGAAGACCTTCTATCTGCATCCAGGCCCGGCCGCGGCGGTGAAAGTGGATGTGATCTATTCGGTTGCCCCTCAGTCCAAGGCGTTGGCCGAAGTGGAGAGTGCTCAGAGCCCGGCGCTGGCTGACCTGGATGACATCTACATCAACCCGATCATCGACTTTATGCTCTACCGCTGCTTCTCCAAGGATGCGGAGTATTCGGCCAACTCCAATCGGGCTGCTGGTCACTACAACGCCTTCTTGCAACAGCTCGGAGAGAAAACCCAAGTAGACGCGAGCATGGAAGCGCGCCAGCAGGCCAGTTTTGGCCGGGTAACCGGTCAGTAAGGGGGCGTAGATGGCTGGTATTTGGTATCGAGCTGGCACCGTCGCTGTCACCGCTGGCAGCACCAAGGTTGTTGGCACAGGCACCACTTGGAGGAGTGGTGTTTACAAGCCTGACAAGGGGCACATCTTCTGGGGGCCTGATGGTCGGGCGTATGAGGTGGACTACGTGGAGAGCGATACCGTTCTCTATCTGGTTACAGCCTATGTTGGTGGGTCTGCCACTGGACAGGCATACTCGATAGTCATCTCCATCACGGGGCAGGTTCCGGCATTTAGTCGAGAGCTATCGGCCTTTGTGGCGTACCACCAGAGTCAGATGGATGGCTGGCAGAAGCTGCTCACCGGCACCGGCGATGTGACGCTTACCGCGCCGGATGGCACCAAGATAACCACCCCGAGTTGGGATAAGGTGATGAACGCCGGTTATGGCGTGGTGGCACAGGCGACAGCGCAGGCAGGTATTGCCACGGCAGAGGCTGCCAAGGCTGCCGCCAGCGCCGGTGTGGCGGCAAATATCGTGGCCGCTGCTGCGCTGCCCATCCCGGATTTGTGGGCGCCGCTCACAGATGATCTGCGCCTCATCACCGGCCATGGCCGTGAGGTGAAAGTGGGCGAGGATGTGGTGGCAAAGATGGTGAACTTTAGCCGGGCCACGGCAGCGACATACACAGGAAAGGATGGAAAGCTGCGTGCAGCGGCAGTTAATGAGCCGCGCTTTGAGAAGAGCGGATTGCTGATTGAGGGTGACAGCACAAACCTAATCTTAAACTCTAACATCCCATCCCAGCTTATAGGTTTTAAATCCGCAGGCTCTACCGTAGACCCTTTTGGCCAAGCAGATGCCGTTCTGCTTGAGGTTGAGGCTGTATCTGGTGGCTTGGCGGCTGTAAAATTCAATGACGGCTCGCCGGGATCTGCAAGCGGAATAAAGACAAGCTCTGTTTTTGTTAAAAGTATTGGTAAGCCTGCAACTGTAAAAATTGAATGTGAGGACTCGGCGCCGAAGCAGGTTGTCATTCCTTCCGATAAATGGGTGCGGATATCAACAACAAGAGAAACACCATCTCCGTCCTATCAGGGGCACTTTTATGTGACCATGATGAATCATCAGGCTGGAGATAAAATTTCGTTTTATGGTGCGCAGTTAGAGTCATTGCCATTTGCCAGCTCATATATCCCGACATCTGGCGCGGCTGTGACGAGAGCTCGTGACGTGGTGTCACTGCCCAAATCCAATATCCCAGCACGGGAGCACACAATTGCCGTTCAGCTATCAATCCGCGATACAAGATATCGCCATTCATGGGTTGTACAAGGTGGATATATCTGCCTGAGTATTCCTCCAGACGGGTCAGTGAGAGGGTGGGATTATGATGCTACGGTTGTTACGCCTAGCTTTGGTGATTCACTCCATAACATTGTCGTTGGATGTAGATTAAGGGCTGACGATCGATCCGTATTTGCTAACGGGGTGATAACAACAAAGCCGAATGCTGGTGTGGCTGAGCCAAGCAGAATGTTTCCGGGTGAGGATAATACTCTGTCAATAGGTTCGTATTCTGGTGCCCACTACTTATATGGACATATAAAAAATATTCGTGTTTTTAGTGTTCTTAGTGATGAGCAAATAAAGGGGCTTGGTTGATGTTTATAGACCTCAATTTGAAATCACCAGATCATGAAACAATGTTTTCCGCATTGGTTGCGGCAGGCTTTATAAACGGCGAGCCTGGGCATTTGTACCATCCAGCTGCATCGCTTGTGCTGCTTCCTTTTGGCATGGTGACAAGAAAAACAGGAATGATGATAGATGGCCCGCTAGGAATCCAGATCGAGGAGGTGCAGCCGGTGCCAGGATATCATGCCAACGTGCGAACCACTGACGCCGCCCTTGCCGCCGCGCTGGCTCCGGTGACGGTGGTGGTCGAATCGCCCCAGTATGTCTGGGCATAGTTGTGGCTTGGTAACATCGCTTGCCTCCTAACGCTGCTGGCGTTAGGATTTACCCATCATGGCCCGCTCTATTCTGAGTGGGCCTTTTTGTTTTCTGCCTGCCGAGATCTCCCATGTCAGTCATCGATATCGTCACCATGCGAGGTGTTACGCCGCGCGTGGAACCTCACCTTTTGCCTGATGAAGTAGCAGTGTTTGCCCGCGATTGTCATTTCGATCACGGCGTTATCTCACCGCTAGAGGAAGATGTCAGCGCTGGCATCACCTTGCCAATCACCCCGCAAACTCTGTTCAAGTACGGCCTGAACTGGTTTGCATGGAACAAGATCGTCGAGGCAATCAACTCCCCGATCGCCCAAGATGCCTATGGCCGCGTCTATTACACAGATGGGGAATATCCGAAGGTAACTCACTTCCAGATCGCAACTGGCGGTGTCAACAAGCCTACGGCGTGGTACCGACTTGGTGTGCCTGCTCCAGGCGTTCCAGTTGGGGTTGGCGCAGTAACTCCCCCAGCTGGCGGCAAGGATGACTTGCTGACAGACGACGAGACCCGCTTCTATGTGGATACCTATGTAACAGCCATGGGCGAGGAGGGGCCGCCTGGTCCGGTAAGTGGCAAGGTGACCATCACAATCCCCAACTCTACGGTGGCACTATCTCTCACGCCGCCACAGTCACAGGACAACAATATCACCAAGCGTCGCGTCTACCGCTCTGTTTCTGGTGGCGGCTTGGCTGATTACCTGCTGGTTGCTGAGTTGCCTATCGCGCAAGCATCGTTTGTAGACAATCGCGCTGACGGTGAGCTGGGGCCTGTGCTGGAGACCTACGGATATACGCCACCCCCAGCCTCTATGCGAGGTCTGTGCCAGATGGCCAACGGTATGTGTGCCGGGTTCGCGGGTAACTCGCTCTATCTGTGCGAGCCGTATTTGCCATATGCATGGCCAGAAAAGTACCGGCTTACCACTGAGCACGACATCGTGGCGATCGCTGCCATCGATACCGCGCTGGTGATTGGCACCAAGGGTTACCCCTATCTTGCCCAAGGTGTCAGCCCGGCATCAGTGACCAACCAGAAGCTGAGTCAACTGCCGCAAGCGTGCATCAGTGCCAGATCCATGGTGGCTATGGATGGTGTGGTGCTGTACGCCTCACCAGATGGTTTGGTCGGGATTGGCGCCAGCGGTGGGCAGGTGGTGACAGAGCAGATCATCACTCGCAAGCAGTGGCAGGCCATGAAGCCTGAGACCATGCGAGCCTGGCACCACGAAGGTAAGTATGTGGCGATGACCGATACCAGCGCCTTTATCTTTGACCCAAAGAGTGGTGACCTGCGCGAGCTGACAAACCGCTGGGATGCGGCCGTTTCGGATATGGAGAGCGATCGCCTATTTGTTGCCAAGGGTGCAGATCTGCAGGTATGGCGCGGCGGATCTGCCGGCAATGGTCAGTTCATTTGGAAATCAAAGTTGTTCATGATGCCTGACGGCACGTCGCTAGGCTGCTGCCGGCTGCTGGCTGACGATATCACCAAGGTCGGCATCAAGCTGACAGTGGATGGTGAGCAGGTAATGGAGATGCCTCCGGGCAACTTGGCATCCGGCACGTTCAGGCTGCCACCGGTGCGTGGTCGGTGGTGGCAGGTTGAGGTATCCGGCACCACTGTGGTTAAGCGAATCACCCTGGCTGGCTCAATGGCGGAGTTGATGTAATGGCAAAACCAGCATATCGAGCAGGGCGTGACCAGACCGCTACTTCTGAAAACGTTGAACTGCTGACCGGCCAGCGCGGCGACAAGCTGGATAAGGCAGTTACCTTTCGAGAGCTGAACGCGCTTGGTTTGGCCACGCTGCGTCAAGGCCCTGGCGGTATCTATATTCCCGGCAAAAATCCAGACCTCGTTGAGACTGGCGTGTACGACAAGCCGCACGCGCCGGTCAACGTGCAGGCCAGCGGGGCGTTTCATACCGTGCTGGTTGATTGGGATGGGCCGACGTACCGCGGGCATTCCCATGCAGAGGTGTGGCGTGCAGAGACCGATAGCCTGCCTGCCGCAACGCTGGTTGGCACCACTATCGCCAATATGTTCTCTGACGCCATCGGCAAGGGGGCCAAGTTTTATTATTGGGTCAGGTTCGTCAATGGCAAGGATGACCGAGGCCCGTTCCATGGCGAGCGTGGCGTTGTTGCAGAGACCAGCCGTGATGTGCAGGATATCCTTGACGAGCTGCAGGGGAAAATTGAAAGCAGCCACCTGGCGCAGGAGTTGCTCAAACCTATCCTAGATGTTCCGCAACTGTCAGTTATTGTCAACGAGACCAAGGCCAATCTGGCCGCGCTGGATGCGCGAGAGAAGCAGATTAATGATCTGCTGAATCATGCCCAGGGTGCGCTAGGCGATAACTATATCAACGTCACGCTGATTCAGGAGCAGCTGCGCCAGCTGATCAATGGTTACCAAACTGACTTCGAGGACTTCCGCGACGCTGTGTTTGCTGTTGATCCGAGCACGGGCGAGATCAACATGGAGGCGGTTAATGCCGTCAGATCAGAGCTTGGCGCGCTGATCACTCAAGTCAGCCAGCACCTCGATGCAGTCGAGGCCATCGTCAAGACCTGTGTCACCAGAGCCGAGATCAGCGCCGACCTGGAGAAAATCACCTCCATCGAGCAGCAGATCGACGGCATTAATGGGAAGCTGACCCAGACGGCCACCAAGTCTGAGGTTACCGCCGTTGGCTCGCAGGTGACGCAAGTCGGTCAGGAGCTTGATGTTGTAAAGGGGGCGTTGACGCAGAAGGCGGCCAAGACAGAAGTGGATGCCCAAGGCCAGCGCCTTACCGTCGCCGAGCAGCAGATCAGCGCCAACACCACTGCAAATTCCGCTACCGCCCAGCGCATCGCTCAACTCAAGAGCGAGCTGCAGCTGGCAGATCAGACCATCAAGAGCTCCATCACCGAATTGGCCCAGAGCGTAGCCAGCGATACGCAAGCACTGGCTCAGAAAATGAGTTCCATGGAAGTCGCCATGGACGGCAACACCGCGGCCATCAGCGAGCTGCAACAGGCCATCAGCGGAGACGGGCAGTCGCTGGCCAGCAAGTTTGAAAACATGAGCGCCAGCGTTGACCTGGCTGGCGACGCCGCGATCGGTGCCACCTTGGCTGGAGCTGACGAGAGTGACCGCCAGCGCAAGGCCACAGGCAAGATCCGCCGTGAGCAGAAGGTACTGAGCGACCAGCAGCAGGCGATGGCAACCACCATTGAGCAGCTGGATGCAGAGTTTCAGGCTGAGTCTGCCGTTCTGCGCGGGCAGATCATCAATGAACAGACGGTACGAGCTACAGAAACAGGCGCATTGGCGCAGCGGGTAGGCACGGTAGAAGCCGAGTTCAAAGCTGCCGACAAAGCATTGGGTGCCAGTATCTCCGAGGTGGCAAAGACTAGCGCTGATGCTGATGGTGCTCTGGCAAATCAGATCCAGCAGGTGACCGCAGAGTTCAAGGAGGGGGATACCGCTCTATCAGGGCAGATCACCAGCGAGTCAGAGGCGAGGGCTAACGCTGATGGGGCGCTTGGCAAGCGTATCGACACTGTGACCGCCAAGACTGGCGAGCTGGAGTCAGCAGTGCAGACCCAAAGCCAAGCCATCGCAGACCTGGAAAATGGTGCTCAGGCCATGTGGGCCACCAAGGTGCAGGCTGGTGACATCACAGCCGGCATTGGCTTGGTGGCAAAGGATGACGGCACCAGCCAGGTGGCAATCTCTGCCAGTCAGGTTTTTGTATTCAACCCGAACAGCTCAACACCGATGGCACCACTATTCGCTATCGACAATGGCCAGGCCGTCATTGCCGAGGCCATCATCCGCAAGGCAACCATCCAGATCATCCAGTCCGAGAAGATCACGGCGGACTACATCAAAGCAGGGGTCAGCATGTCGGCGCCTGCGATCTCGGGCGGTTCCATCGATATGGGCAATGCCTTCCTGTCTGGTGGGGCAGCAGGGTTCGGTAAAGGCGGGCCTTATGCCAGTTGGGGATTCGGCTGGTACACGATGATCTATGCGGACGGCAGCATCTATACCAACCGACTTCGTGCAGAAGGCGGTTATGTGAAGAACATGACCATGAACAACTGCACGATTGAGCAGGATTGTGAAGTGAAGGGGACTGTCTATGCACAGAAAATTGTGGGTGACATTGTCAGGACGTATGCCTTGAATCCAGCCTCCCCAGTACAGTTACCTGCGATGCCATTTGCCAGAAAATGTACTTTTATGCTGACCGTTTCAAGTGGGTCATCAACTACGACAGCGCGAGTTTACATCAATGGCGTAGAAAGGGGGTCCTTGACCGCGAGAGATTACGGTATCGGCCAGGGATCGACAATGAACAAGAATTTTGAGTTTTTGCTGGCAGCCAACCAAGCGTACACGATCAGCTATGACCGAGATAATAAAGATTACGCCTATGCTTCGAGCTCCTGTTTATCGATCGTGTGTTTGGCATGATGAGCATGGTTCGAAACCCTATCACCCGTATTTCAACGGACACAGGTAACCCTGGCCTATCTGTCGAACTGCAAGACGCCATCCGAAACCGGATGGCGTTTTTGTTTGTGCGTGGCGATGACGGGTTTGTGCTCAAGCCACAGGCAGAAGATGGCGTGATCGGTGTCCTGGTCTGGGTGGGGTGGGGAGATGGCAGGGCGCCTGAGCGGCACTTGCCGGAAGTGAAGCGCCTGGCGCGCCTGATAGGGGCACGCTGGCTGCGCTTCCACTCGGCGCGTAAGGGGTGGCTCAAGGTTGCGCCAAGAATGGGATGGGTCCGTCAGCCGGATGATGCTGATGGGCTCTATGTGTTTCAGATCAACCTATGAGGTGTAGGTGATGGGGAAGGGTGGCTCGAACGAAATTCAGGAGACCGAGGCTCAGAAGGCTGCGGCCAGTGTGGCCATGGAGCAGTGGGATCTCTACAAGAACGACCTGCAGCAGTACGAGGACTATTTCATCGAGAAGGTGGATGACCTCAACGGTGAGGGGAAGTACGACAAACTGGCAGGCACGGCAGCGCTTGGCGCGGCAAAAACCTTTGGCGACGCCAGAAAGGGGCAGGCCGATGCCATGGCTGCCAGCGGCATCGACCCGACCAGCGGGCGGTACCAGGAGACGATGGTCGGGCTTGAGACGGATCAGGCCCTGAGCCAGACGGACACGGCCAATCGAGCGCAGTCCAGCCAGCAAGACAGGCATGTGGCTGGCCTCAAGGATGTGGTGAGCATTGGCGCCGGGCAGAAAGCGGAGTCCCTGGCGGGTATGGGGGATGTGGCCACGACCAGCCTGCGCAAGTCGGTGAGTGATGCGCAGATCTCGTTCCAGAATCGACAGGCCACGGCTGGCATGGTGGGTACCGTGCTGGGGGCGGGGGCGTCGTATGGACTGGCCAGCCTGAAAGCGCCGACGGTTACCAGCAACAGTGATGTTGCATCACATCTCGATAGCACTAAGACGCTCGCTGATAACCGCGTCTATAACCCCAACGCAAAAACGTATTTGGGAGGTAGGTAACCATGGGTTACGCCGCAGACACTTACGCCAAAATCACCCGCGAGCAATACCAGGACTGGAAGACTCGCTTCTATCCCAAGCAGCAGGAGCTGATGGATCTGGCCACCAACGGCGAGCTGCTCAGGGAACAACTGGGCCGGGTGGGCGAGAACAACACCAACGCCTTGCGCTCTGCTCAGCAGGCCACGGCCAATCGCAATGCACGCATGGGGGTCAACACTGACAGCAACGCCGGCGACAACAGCCAGGGTCTGCGCATGGCCCTGATGACGGCGGGGACCGAGAACGGGCTGCGTGAGCAGGAGCAAGCTCGTCAGATGGGGATCCTGACGGGGGCTGATGCTGGACTGCGTGAAGCAATCAAGACAGGGGGTAAGGTCTGATGGGGTACGGGATTCTGGATATTGGCGCCCAAACGCGCCAGCAGGGTATGGCTGGCCTGCGTGATGCGGCTAACCGTGAAAACGAAATAGAGATGGGGAACAAGCAACTCAAGGCGCAGAAGAAGCAGGGCACCATGAGCGCAATCGGCACCGGGGCGGCAGTCGGCTTTTCGGTCGGTGGCCCGGTCGGGGCGGCAGTGGGCGCGGGTGTGGGCTTTCTGGCAAGCAGCTTATTTTGAGGAGAGTGGGGATGAGCGTATCGGGATTGGCGGAAGGTTTTCTGGCTGGCTTCAACACCATGGACCGTTATCAACGTGGCCAGAAAGAAGATGAGCGGATGGATAAGGCCATGGGCCTGCGAGATGCCATGTGGCAGAACGAGCAGGAGCGGCAGAAAGTGGCAGATGAGCGCTACCAGAGCGAGCTGGCGTACCGCGAGGGGCGCGATAAGCTGGCGGATGCCAGGTATGACAAGCAGGTCACCCTCACCGAGCGGCAGATGAAGGAGTCAGAGGCGCGAGCCGGTGCTGCTGAGCGGCGAGCGGCGGCACAGGAAGCTCGGCAGCAGCAGGAGTATGAGTGGCAAAAGACACTGCGGGACAAGCAGCTTTTCCAGCAGGAGAACCTGCCGATTATCCAGTCTGGCTGGCAGGCGGTGGCCGAGGGCAAAGACCCTGGCCAGCAGTTCTGGAACGTGGTGCGGGATCCGCGGGCTGGCTCCTTTAACCCGGAGCGCTACCTGCAGCAGGATTATGCCGAGGCTGGCAAGACCTTTGTTACCCATGCTGGCAATCTGATGCGCCAGGCTCAGGAAGGAAAGCTCGACCCGACCACACCCGAGGGGCACGCTGCCGTCAATAACCCTGACTTCATCAAGGCGGCCGGCACCCTCTATCAGGATGAGGTCAACAAAGGCGTGGGCGACATCGATCCGGAAAGCGGCAAGACCATCACCGGCAAGCAGTTGAACAACATCATGATCACCCCGGACGGGCGTGGCGTGGTATTGGGAGTGGAAGTCACCTATGACGACGGCAGCAAGGCCGTGCGTCCGGTCACCAACAACCGCACTTCTGCGCCCGATGATCACCCCAAGGTCATCCCCATCAACGACTTCTTGAAGCCTGCCTACCAGCGGGCGGCCCTGGCCAAGCACATGATCGGTAACGCCGACCAGCTGCGCGCATCGCTTGGCCTGACGGCAGGCCCGGATCAGGCGGGATACAAGAAGGCTGTTGCTGACCTTGAGAAGCAGCACGGCCAGAACCGCGCCCGGATCTCCTCCAGCAATGCGGAGGATAAAGACCTGCAGCTCGATGCGCTGGATACCCAGCTTGAACAGAGCAAGGAGGCGCTGGCTGACACCTACGGCCTGACCACAAAAACGGATGAGCCAAAGCAGGAGGCGCCACTCAAGGCGTGGACCGGGGGCGATCCCAAGCGCCTGCAGTTTATCAAGGAGGCCAACCAACATGGCAAACTGAGCAGTCTGCTGGATTCCCCGGCCAAGATGAACACGGCCTTTGAGCTTTGGCGCCAAGATGTTGCGAAAGAGGAGGCAGCCAAGCAAGCGGCGGCATCTGCTGAGAAGGTGCGCAACATGGAAGGAGGTAAAGATCAGCCGCATAACTACCGCGCAGCAGAAGAGGCGGCCGTGAATGCGGTTATTGCATCATTTGCAAATGGACAGCCGACGCTCAACAAGGCACCAGATGGTGCGGCAGCCTATCAGGCGATGAGCCTGGCCCAGGCTCGCCGATAGTTGCCTTTCACCTACCCCAGCGTTAGCATCTCTCCATCGTCGATCAGTCTGCATGCTGATCGCCCCATCTCAAAAGCCCCAAACGGTTCGCCGCTCGGGGCTTTTCTTTTGCTCGAAATCCGAGGACACCATGGACAAACTTGGACTGCGTGACGCCCTGCCACAGCCGCAACAATCTGACACCCGCAATGACCCTTTCTGGGGCAACCTGGATAGCAGCCTGTCTGCTGCCGCGGCTGCACCGCCCCAATCAGCCCAGCCGACTGCCAAGCGCGACCTTGATGTCGGTCTGGGTGATGTGGCGCGCGGGGTGGGTGCGGGCGCATTGGAGCTGGTCGGCGGCATTGGCGAGCTGGCAAGACAGGCCAGCAACTTCGGCAAGGAGAACGCTGGCAAGCAGGGTGGGGATTATCTGGAGCAGGCCCGGGCCAATATGGCCAACAAGCTGAGCCCTGTGCTGGATGCGGTTGCAGGCGCAGGTGACCTGGCCCAAGGGGGAGCTGAGTCGCTGACCGAGGGAATGAGCGCGGATGCCAAGGAGGCACTGGGGCGCCGGCTGGTAGATGAAACACCGGAAGGACGTTTGACCCTGGGGGATGGTGCAGGGGATATCGATGTCTGGGCCATGAAAATGGCGCAGGGGGTTGGCTCCCTGCTGCCGACCCTGGCGGCGGGCGGCGTCACAGGATTGGCAGCCAAAGTCTCTATTGGCCGTGCGGTCACCGCATCCATGATCAAGCGTGGCGCGACCCAGGAGGTAGCCGAAGCGGTCGCCGCCAAGGCAGTATCCAAAATTGCCACCGGCGCCTCTGTGACCACCGGGGTGACCGGATCGGTGGGCAGTGCCGGGGTGAACGCCCGCGACACTGTGCTGGGAATGAGCTTTGACGAGCTGGCGGGCAGCGACACCTTCCGCCAGGCGTTCACTCGCATCGACCAGGATCAACAGACCGCCCATCTCTCTGATGAGGAAAAGCTGGGGCTGGCCCGTGAGGAAACGGCCAACTTGGCCAGCCGAGCCACTATGAGCGACGCCAAGGTGTGGGGAGCTGCCGCCATGGGTTCCATGATGGGCGACGCCATGCTGTTCAAGATGCTGGCTGGCAAGGCGGCCACCGGTGGAGTGCTGAAAGGTGCTGCCAAGGGGGCGGCAGGTGAGGGTATCAGCGAAACCCTGGAGGAGGGGGTGCAGCAATACGCCGTCAACGAATCTCTCAACGAGGTGGCCGCCGCTGATATCGACCCGATGAAGGGGGTCATGTCGAGCGCGATCGAGGGCGGCTTGATAGGGATGGGGGCAGGTGGTGCGGTAGGTGCTGTCGGTGGGGCGCGAGGCGGTAAGCATGCCAGCCAGGAAGATGGCGTTGGGACCGATCCGGTTTCAGAACCTTCCGCGCCGGTGACGGAGGGCGCTGCTGGTCCGGCAGTGGATCCGAACTTTGCTTCTGTTCCACTGGAAGAAGGCGAGCAGGCGCCCTCCGCCTCGCTGGCCGAGGGGGAGCTGAATCCGCTCGGCCCCAGCGCAAGCCAGTTTGACGAGCTGCGTGATGTTCCCGCCTATCTGCGTCAAGACGATACCGCCGATCGCTACAAGGGGATGGCGGCTGATAGCGAGGTGCAGCGCGCCTTGGCGGGTGAGTTCGGCCAGACCGTGCAGGAGCTGGTTGCCTCCCAGATGAAGGCTGGCGATCAGGGCAAGAGCCTTTATGAGCGAGCTCAGGCTGGCGAGCTCGGGCTTGACCCGTTCGCAGGCAACAAGAGCGCCCAGCAGGTAGCCATGGAGAACCAGCGCCTAGCCCTGCCGCTCAAGGATGTGATCTTTGCGGGCGATGCCAATGCTAAACCCAAGGGGGAGGCAGTGGCCGCACCTGGGGATCACGATGACCAACAGGCTGGCCCCGGCCCGCAATTCCGAGGTGGTGAGCGTACCCGCTGGCAGAGCGGGCAGGAGGGGGATGTGTTGCCGCCAGAGGCATCTTCCACCAAGCCCGCTGGCGAGCTGCCGGGCGCGGTGATTGAGGGTGAGGCCCGCGAGGTGGGTAACGAGTTGCCGCACCGCAATGTGGTCTATGGCAATGACTTGCGCGCCGAGCAGCAACGGGCCGCCGATCTGGCCCGCCGTGAGCGCGAGCTGAACAACCACCCCCTGCAGATCGGTCAGTCAGAGACCATCTTTGCCGGGGGCACACCGGGCGCTGACCCGCGCAATAGCGCCTATACCCCGCCCAGGCTGTCACGGGATCAGGTCGATACCAGCATGGGCGAGCAGTCCACCCGCGATCCGCGCAGCCCGGTGGCGCAGTCCATCGAGCAGGCAGGCAGCGCCACCGATTCGGTATTTGGCCCGCTCAAGTCGTTGCGCATCACCCGCAAAGGCAAGCCGTTCGCAACCGAGAAAGAGGCTGCCATGGCCAGCCGCAAGGGCCAGGAGATGCCGGTGCCGCTCAATGGCGGCGGCTTCGGGGTGGCCGAGATCGCCGAAGTCGAGCAGGTGAAGGCGGCTGCAACCACGCAATCAAGCGCCCCACAACTCGACGACATCAGTGTCACCAACCCGAATCAACCATCTGATCAGCCAGCTGCAAGCGTAAGCGCTGAAACAGTTCCGGCGCCGTCTGCCACCGCTGGCGAGGCCAGCCAACTAGCACCAGCCATCGATACCGGATACCGCGAGGTGATTCCCGTCAAGCAACCCAAGACAGAGGTGAGCAATGAGCCAGTTACCCCAGTACCTGCAATCAGCAGTGAAGGACAACGCGATCAGCCTGGCGCAGGCGAACCGGCTGCAGCAGGCGCTGGACCAGCCGTTGCCGGACTCACCGACCGAGCTGGATCCGGAGATCGGGCAGATCTCGCTGCGCCTGCACCTGTACCTGACGGACAGCAGCAAAATGACCCAACACTGACAGCCCCGGCCACAGATGCCGGGGCTGCTGTTTCTGGCCGTATTGGCGAGGAAGAGTTGCGAGATCGCGACCTGCTAAAAGAGCATGGCGGGCACTGGAAGTATCGTTCTGCAGTAGGCGCAGGCTGGTTTACTGCCAACACCAAGGAGGCCGCCATTCAGCGTGCCGAGGAGGCATACCGCAAGGCAGTATCCAAAGGCGAGCCTGTGCCCACCAGGGATGAGCGGTTCGCACAGGCAGACGCAGAGCTGTTTAGTGAAATGGATCGCCGCTACGGAAAGATGTCAACTCCCGAGCTTGAAGCAGAGTACCAGCGACTTGGTGGCGAGGTTGGCGATCTGCAAAAATCAGGCTCTGGCGAGTTCAACGGCAATGGCGGTCGCCGCACTGGGGCTGCTGTATCCAATGAAGGTGCTCGCCAGGTTGGTGAGGAACGCTTGCGCCTTGGCGTTTACATGAAGATGCGCCGCGACCGCGATACCGCGTGGTCGGGAGCCAAGTCGCAGCAGATCGAGCCAGCCAACGACTGGCGCGGCGCCAAGAGCGCAACGGATTACCACGCCGCGAAGCGTCGCCTGTTCTCTGGCGAGATGGAGTTTTCTGAATTTCAAGCGATGAGCCGTTCCGCTCTGGATAACGCCCCCTCCCTGCGGGCTGAGCTGGAAAAGAAAACCAAGCAGGATTTGCTTGATCAGATGAGCCGCTTCAATGCTGCCCGCTACAAAAATGACAAAAAGGCCGTCGTGGTCGAGGCCGCATACAACCAGCTGATCGGTGATCTGCGCTGGGCTGCCAATGGTGATGGCAATACCATCAGCGAGACCTATGCCATCGGCGGCGCCAGACAGAGTATCGAAGAGCGAGTCGCCAAGGCGCTGGATGGCCTCACCCCTGAGCGGTATCAGCAGTTCGTCAACAAGCAGCGGGCGGACGTGGCCAAGCGCGATGCCGAGTTGGCCGCCACCAAGGAGGCGCTGCGCGACCCGCAGACCCTTGAGCAGTTCAAGACCTTCCTGAAATACCGCTCGCTGGACAAGCTGACCCCTGAGCAGCGCGCCCGCTATGAGGATTTGATCGCCGCCAGCAATCTGGACAAGCGGGATCAGGCCAACGAGGTGAAGGCTGCCACCGCCGTGACCCCGACCGCCAGCGGCGACATTATCAAAACCAAGCACACCAAGAGCGGGGAAGACCTCTTTGTGGTGCAAATGGGCGACCGGGTTGACCGCGACACCTATAACCAGATCAACGCGCACGCCAAAAAGCTGGGCGGCTGGTATTCCTCTTACAAGGTCGGTGGCGCCGTGCCGGGCTTTCAGTTCAAGGATGAGGCCAAGGCCACCGAGTTTCGTGGTTGGTTGACCGGTCAGGGGGCTGCCAGTGCCGCCCCGTCTGCCGAGGCAGCCCCCACCGAGGTGACTGAACCTGCCCAGACTGACAGCAAGAGCAAGCAGGTCGAGACCCTGCGCACCCGTGCCAAGACATTGCGTGACAAGGCCACCGCCGCACTCAATGCCGAGCGCAAGGAGAACACCAACAAGCGCATGACCGAGGCCGCCAACGCCCGCGCCAATGCTGAAAGTGAGTTGCACTTTGCCGGGTTGCTTGATGCCATTGCCGATGGGATTGAGTCTGGCGAGGTGACTTACCTGCGCAACCTGGCTAACGGCACCCAGTTGACCGAGCTAAACCACGCGCTAAGCCGCAGCTTGTGGAATTTGCCGCCAGCCCGCCGCGAGGCGCTGACCAGTCAGGGGATGATTGAGCGCGCTGAGGATGACCGGGAACGTTGGTCTGCCAAGGCCACCCCGGAGATGATGGCAGAAGGGGCGCAAATGCCCGGCATGGATTACTTCGCCCGCAACCTCAAAGATGTGGCAACCAAGATGCAAGGGGCAAGCGGCTTCAAGCAGGCCGGGGCCAAGATCATGGCGCTGGTCAATGCGGCGATCAATCGTGACAGCAAGACGGTTTCCATTACCGATCCTGAGCTTATCGCCAAACTCAAAGCCTACACCAGCGGGGTGAGCGACTACGACGCCAAGGCGGTCAAGGAGCAGATCAACGGCTACAGCCGCTTGGAGCGCATGGGCATTACCAATCATACCGAGTTGCGCGCCGCCCTGCGTGAGCTGGCTCGTCTGCAAGCCGTGTTGAAAAAGCAGGCCGTGCCGCGCGACCCGTTAGCCGAGAAGATGGTCGCGCTAAAGCGCAAGTTGGTCGGCAACCGTAATGCCTTTATCGACTTCTTCCCGACCCCTGAGAGCCACGCCGCCGATCTGGTGACGCTGGCCGGGATCGAGCCTGGCATGACGGTGCTGGAGCCATCTGCCGGGCATGGCATGTTGGCCGAGGCGGCGCGCGCTGCCGGGGCCAAGGTCGATGCGGTGGAGCTGGCTGTTGACCTGCGCGAGATATTGCAGGCGAAAGGGTTTGGTCTGGTGGGGGGCGATTTTATGGACACCACCCCGGCCCAGTCTTATGACGCCGTGGTGATGAACCCGCCGTTCTCCAATGACATGGATATTGACCATGTACGCCATGCTTATGACCACCTCAAGCCGGGCGGGCGATTGGTGGCGATTGTGTCGGCCACGGCGGGGGATCGCCAAAACAACAAGAACAAAGCCTTCCGTGAGTGGTTTGACGGGCTAGGAGGCAGTGAGCAGGCCATGCCGGATGGCGCATTCAAGACGTCGCTCAACCCTACCGATGTGCGTACCAAGATATTTGTCATCGACAAGCCCGCCAACGAGGTCAAGCCGCTGCTGTCGCCAGAGGGCAAGCGGGTGACGGTGGCCACCCCCAAGGGGCAGAGCGTCGAGGTGCAATACCGGGTGATGGAGGCTGCCGATCTGGTGGCGTCCCACGACTTTGAGGGCAATCTCAACCACGACTACCCGCAGCAATTGCAGCCGCGTGACCGTAGCAAGCAGACCTATCGGGTACAGGTGGGTCAGATTGCTGCCGCGCCGGATGGGGCGCGCCTAGCCGCCAGCCCGGAGACCGACCGGGGCGCGCCGATTGTGCGTGACGGCATTGTCGAGAGTGGTAACGGGCGCACCATTGGCTTGAAGCAAGCCTATCAGCGCGGTGATGCCGGGGCGTATCGCGCTTACCTGCTGACCCATGCCACCGAGTTTGGCCTTGATGCTGCCGCCATTGAGGCGATGAGCGCGCCGGTACTGGTCCGCGAGCGGCTGACCGAGATGGACGATCAGCAACTGCGTGACTTCGTGGTGGACTCCAACACCGACGCCAAGATGGCGAACAGTGCCGCCGAGGATGCCGGCGCCGACGCGGGCAAGCTGACAGACGACATGCTGGATCTGCTCAACATCCCTGAGGGGGGCGACGTACTGGCGAGCCAGAACAACCGATTCCTCCAGGCGTTCCTGTCTGCCATCGGCGAGAACCAGAGCAACAGCTATGTGAGCCGGGACGGGCAGTGGAATGATGCCTACCGCAAGCGGGTGACGGCGGCCATCTTCGCCTACGGCTACGGCAACCAGCGGCTGCTGGATGCGGCCACCGGCGAAGTGGACGCGGACGGCCGTAACATCACTACCGCCCTGATCAACAACGCCGTGGGCATGGCCAAGTTGCGCCAGCACTCGCCGGAGCGGGCCAAGGTTATCTCCAACTACCTCGCCGAGGCAGTGGAGAGCATCGCCCGCGCCAAGCGCAGCGGGCAGTCCCTGCAAGAAATGGCCGCTCAGTCTGATATGCTGGGAGGCGACACCAGCCCAGAGGGCAGCCTGCTGGCCCAGGCCATCGCGGCCAGCGCCCGCAGTGCCAAGGCGATCACCGGCATGGTTGGCGACATCCTGACTATGCTCAACAAGACCACTTCCGCCGACATGTTCGGCGCGGCGGTGGACCCTGCAACCCCGGAGACAGCGATCAATGAAACCCTCAAGGCCATCAGCGCCTACAACCAGCAAAAAGCCAGCCAACCCAAGCCCGGCGGCGATCTTTTTGGCCTCGCCGGAGCACGGAATAACCACGGCGCAGCGCCAAGCGTTCCGCGATCTGGTGACGCAAGCGCAGCAAAAGGCGCAGGAGGAGTAACCGAGGGGCGCCTCGAGCTGGACGGGGTAAGTATCCGTATTCCGGCCATCGACGAGGAGCAGCAACGCCTCTACAACCAAGCCACCCACCGGGGCCAGGGCGTGAACTTTGCCAGCGGCATCAGCACCGGCGTGGGGCGGATCCTCAATGACCTGAAGGATGCCGGCCTACTGGACACGGTAGAGCAGAGGGCGGCCGCCGAGGCTGAGGTGCAAGCCTGGGCCAATGAGGAGGCCATCAACGCCCGCAAGCTGATGCGCGACGGCATCAAAAACCCGAGCTGGGCGATCACCGGCCGTTCTGGTCGCAAGGCCCAGAGCAGCGACGCCCAGGACGCCGAGAACCGCCGCCAAGCCGCCCACCACAAAGACCAGTCAGACCGCATCACGGCCCTGCGCGGAGAGCTGAAGAAGCTGCGCCCGAAGGAGGTGATCGGGAAAGATTCGTTCAACTACGCATGGGGCAAGGCCAAAGGCATGATCGCCGACTACGCCAGCGCCCAGAGCAACGGGCAGCCCAATCTGCTGGCCAGTCTGCGCAAGAGCATGAATGCCGAGCTGGCCCGCTACCTGCAATCCATGGGCAAGATCGACGCACCCAACTTCATCAAGACCCTGAAGGAGCAGGATCAGCGCCTGAAGGCCGCCGGCCATGACGGCTTGGTGGCCATCGTGGGTGCGCGCTCCAACCCGGGCAAGATCATCTCCAACGCCATCGATGGCCGGATCCGCTTCTCCAAGCAAGCCATGTCACAAGGGATGCGACCTGCTAAACACCTGACTCGCAAGGAGGCTGAGCTGGTAACCAAGGGGTGGTTCAAGCAGTACCGCGGCGCTTCCGGCATAGATGTGCAGATCCACGCAACCCAGGCTGAACTGGAGGAATCCCTCGGGCTGGATGCCAAGGACGGATTGATCCGTCGCGCGGCGTTTGACGACGATGCAGGCACTCTCCATGTGGCTGCCGACACCATCTCCGACCCCAAGCGGATGCGCGAGATCCTGCGCCATGAGGTGCTGGCCCACTACGGCCTGGCCAACGTCCTGGGTGATGGGGAATACACCAAGCTGATGAGCCGTCTCATCCAGTCGCAGAAGGACCCCAGCATGAAGCCGGTGTGGGACTGGGTAAACACCCATTACGCCGACGAGGACATCGGCACCAAGGCCGAAGAGGTGGTGGCTCACCTCGCCGAACTGGAACAGGGGGCTTGGGGCCGTGGCTGGGATCGGGTTGTTGCTTGGGTTACCCGGGCGCTGCGAGCGGTCGGTTTTGTGCCTGATGGCATTACCGCCGCGGAGACGCGTTCCCTGATCGAGGGACTGGGCAAGAAGTTGCAGCGTAGCGGCCCAGACGACAGCGGGCCGGATGGCGGCAAGAAGTTCAGCCAGGAAGCCGAGCGGCCAGCCCTGAAAGGCGGTATCAAGATGAGCCAGGCCAGTACCGCAGCTGATGCGGCCATGGAGAAGCTCAACCTGGGCCCCAAGCCCGACATCATCGACAAGACCAAAACCAACCTGAACAAGCTCCGTCAAGTTGACCGTGGCGTGGTCAGCTCATGGGTTGATCGCGTCATCAAAAAAGCCAATACCGAGGTGCTCGACGCGCTGGCCCCCATCAAGTACGCCGAGGAGGCTGCCGGCATTACCGATGCTGCTGACTCCGGCTATGTGGCTGCACGGATGGCGACGGGGGCCGCCTCCACCATGCAGGCGACCATGCTTTACGGTTTGCCGGAGTGGAAGGATGGGGTGATCCAGCGCAAGGCGGGCACCGGCGAGAAGGATGCGCTGCTGGGAATCTTTGCCGACCTGGGAGCTGACCTGCACAACTGGCTGGGCTGGATGGCCGGCCACCGGGCCGAGCTGTTGCTGGCCCAAGGGCGTGAGAACCTTCTCGACGCCCAGGACATCGCTGCCCTCAAGGCTCAAGGTAAAGGCAAAGAGGCCAAGTTTCTTGACGCCAAAGCGCGCTGGAATCGGCTCAATGCCGCCACCCTGGACCTGGGACAAGAAGCTGGGCTCTTCACCAAAGAGGCCCGGGCGGAGTTCGAAAGCGAGTGGTACATCCCGTTCTTCCGCGAATCCGACGACGGCGACGTGATCGCCCCATTCAAGACGAAGGGCATTGCCAACCAGAACGCCGGCATCAAGAAGCTCAAGGGCGGGGAGGCCAACACCAACGACCTGCTCGAGAACATCTTCACCTCCACCTCCAAGCTGATCGACGCGTCCATGAAGAACATGGCGGCCCAGAAGACGGTTTGGAACCTGGCGGATACCGGCATCATCGAGGTCATTCCGAAGCCAAACAAGATGGATTACCAGGCCCTTGCCAATGGCAAAGACAGGATCATGGTCAAGCTGGAGGGGGAGGACTACATGATCCGGGTTGAGGATCCGGACCTCTATCGCGCTATGACCTTCTTCGACCGCAAGCCGTTCGGCGCCATGGTCAATGTGGCGGCCAAGGCCAAGCGCCTGCTTACTGCTGGGGTCACTGCATCTCCCGAATTCATGCTGCGCAACTTCCTGCGCGACTCACTCTCCAGCTGGGCGATCAGCAAAGACGGCTTCAGGCCGGTGATCGACTCCATCAAGGGGGTGAAAAAGACCCTGGCGATGGACGGCAGTACCATTGATGTGATGTTCAGCGGAGCCTCCTTCCTGGGCGGCTACGTGAATGGCAATGACCCAGAGGCGATGGCCGATACCGTGCGTAAGTCGCTGCGACGCAAGGGGATGACCCCGGAGCAAATCGCCCGCTACGAAAAGAGCATTATCCGCAACGCCGCTCAGGCAAAGGGCGTGGTTGCCAATGTGTGGGAGAAGTACAACCGCTATGGCGAGGCTTTCGAGAATGCCAACCGCGAGGCGGTCTATGCCGCAGCCATCAAGGCTGGCAAGAGCCACGCCCAGGCGGCGTTCGAGTCGAAGGACCTGATGGATTTCTCCATGCTGGGTGCCTCACGCACCATGCAGGTCATGACCCAACTGCTGCCGTTCTTCAATGCCAGGGTCCAGGGTCTCGGCAAGCTGAGCCGTGAGCTGCGCGACAACCCGCGCGAGATCGCCAAGCGTGCCGGCATGATCACGGCAGCAAGCCTGGCGCTGCTGGCCCTCAACTGGGATGACGAGCGCTATGAGAAGCTGCCGGACTGGGACAAGGATGCGAACTGGCACTTCTGGATTGGGGATGAGGAGTTCCGCATCCCCAAGCCGTTCGAGATTGGGGTGTTGTTCGGCACCATCCCGGAGCGCATGGTGCGCGCCATGGGCGGGAAGGACACTGGCGCGCAACTCGGCAAGGCGATAGCCAGGGCGGTCGGTGAAACGTTCGCGCTCAACCCCACGCCGCAGATCGTCAAGCCGTTGGTGGAATCCTACTTCAACTACGATGCCTTCCGTGGCATCCCCATCGAGAACGCGCAGGACCTCGCAGTGCAGGCGGAGGCTCGCTACAACGAGCAGACCAGTCTGATGATGCGTGAGCTTGGCGAAACCCTGGGTATGTCACCCAAAAAGCTGGAGCACCTGCTGATCGGCTACACGGGCACCATCGGCAGTTACGTGATGGCGGCGGCCGATGGCCTGATCCGGGCCGGCACGCCCGGGGAGTCTGCAAGCTGGCGCGCCGACGAGATCCCGCTTGTGAAAGCGGTGTACCGCGGCACTGGCCCTGCAAAGTCCACGCAGCACATGGAGGAGTTCTACCGGATGCTGAACGAGGTGAACCAGCTCAAGCGCACCGTTGACCAGTACCGCAGTGAGGGGCTCACAGATAAGGCCCGCGAGCTGCTGGAGGAGCAGGGTGGGATCTTGAAGTCGCGCCGCAGCCTGAGCCGCACTCAGCAGCAGGTCCGGGTGGTGCGCAACAAGATCGAGCTGATCCAGCGCGACCGCACAATGACCGCAGAAGAGAAGCGCCGGCGCATCGATGAGATGCTGGCCCGCCGTAATGACCTAGTGTATCAGGCAGTCAATAAGAACAAGGCGAACTGGGAGTAAGGGGTAATAGCGGCCCTAGCTGAGCCTCTGTGATAGGGGTAATCTGGGGCCTTTATCGCAGAGGGCCCTGACCATGTGGATTCTGTTTGCTCTGATAATGATGGTGGTGGCGCTGAAAGCATTCAGTGTTAGTTTCACCCTAGCGTTGATACCGATAGCGATAGGGGTCTGGTGTTTCAGTAAATCCAACCGTGAGAGCCTGGATAACTTCATGGCCTTCACTTTCATCATTGTACTGATTGGTTTTGCTGTGAATGTGTTGGTTTCGCCTTAGTAAGGTGTAAGTTGCGCATCACTCTCACCAAGTGATGTCTTGAACATACTGGTTTCACGGATCTATGTCACATTGCCGTTGGCTAGTTTTGTTAGGCTCAACTTAACTACCGAAATGGTATTGATCTTATTGCTTAGTCATGGGATAAGAGGCAGACCCAACTTATGCACAGGATGTGCGTATTGACAATTGGGTGCGTTTTTGGTATAGTATTGCGACTCGAAAATCGATAGAGACTCGTATGACCACCACTGTGTGCGATTTCATTAACAGGGTTGTTGCAAGTGATTCTCGGTGGTCAACAAAGTTAGATGATTATGGTTTCTACAACCATATCGCTTTTGTCGATGACACCGGTTTTGGAAAGTTGTCGATAAGAGGCAATCACGTCTTATGCTTAGCAGGTGACGGGAAGCTTATCGAGCAGTGGAAGCAGTGGTGGAAGGCGCCGGTTTTGTATCGGGAGCATCCTCCGGTAGTTTCCGATGCTGGGGCTGTAGTGATCTATGCAATCAATAGAGCCACTAATCAGCTCGAGTTTGGGCTTCAATTGAGTTGCGCTCACTTAGACCCAGACACTCGCCATATACAGGCTGTTTTTTCTGGTTCTGGCGAGACGGCTGCACTGTCAAACTGGCAATCAGCCAAATGCGCTAAAACCGCAGTAGAGCAAGCAAAGCTCAGAGACGTGTTTACAGGTGGTACTGTACGTTTCGTCAATTTGAGCACCGATGAGATGGACATTGAGGATGAATTGGATTCCCTTGATGCTGTGCTTAATCAATTGCAAGAGAGAGGGTATGTTATGAGACAAGACGACCCCATGAAAACTATGATTCCTGTTAAAGAATTTGACGCAAAAACTATATCGGCCCTTGCATCAAACGGTTCTTTGCAGCTATCCGCTCCTTGTGGCAACGAGGCTGTTGTCTGGGATGAGGCTGCCAAGCATAGACTTGGGGCCTTCATTGATAGAGTTATAGAATCGGAAAGCCGTTCTTAATCTATTGATATTATTAGCTTAAACCCGTGCATCATGTGCGGGTTTTTGTTTTTTGGCTAATAGCTCTAGTAAGTGATCATAAGCGGGAACCTACAGATATCCGATGTCATTCATCTTTTCGTATTGATCTAAGTCAGCAAAATAGTTCCTGCTCTTCCGTCCCTGGTTAATTTTGTTGATAACCAGTACATGGGGGCATTATTGCCCCTCTTGCCCCTCTTGCCCCTCTTGCCCCTCTTGCCCCTCTTGCCCCTCTTGCCCCTCTTGCCCCTCTTGTGTTCCTGACTTTCTGTCAGTATTTCTCATAACCGCTTTCACTTTCTTTCGCACTTCGTCAGTCATTACACTCCTGATGCTGTTCAGCAGCTCTCTGACCTCTCGCAGTTCGTCATTCAGAATCTGTGAGTTGTAGATTACTTGAGGGACAAGCACAGTGTCTGGAGACAGCGGGTGCGGAATGCTCGTACTTTTGAAGATCTGCTCACCACCACTCTCAGCAAGTTCAGCGTCTTCCTCAAAAGTCCTTTGAAGCCGATAAACGATCTCTGCGTTCATCGTTCGGCCAGCTGCAGCTGCAGCTTCATGGATGGCAGTGTGTAGCTCCCTTGGTAGGCGCAACGCAGTCTTCTGTATGTCTTTGCTCATGAGGTGTGACTTTGGTTTGTTCAGTAAGCATTAGCTTAACAAAAGCAATAGGTGAATTCATTCGGACTTTATCAAATCGCTTGCCTTCACTATGAAGTCTAACTATCATTAATTTCGACTTCACAGTAAAGTCTAGGTGAGAAGGAGGAGTGATGATAGAAGACAAGGTACGCAACACATCCCTGCGCTTACCGCGTGAGATACGCGATTGGTTAACGAACCGAGCAGCAGATAACTGCCGCAGCTTCAACGGTGAGATCACTATGATCCTGAAGCAGCAGATGGAGAGGGAGCAAGATAGTGAGAAAGCAGAGTCGGTCTGATGCCAGAAAGAGTTCGACCCCAACTGGTGGAACAGTTGAGGCCGAGAGATGTAAACCCACCACGCAAATGATTGGAGTTACTTTATGATTATACAACAACAGTATCAGCAAACCAAAGTTTTGCCAGGGCCGCTGAATTCCATGCCGGTAATCGCCGGGGTGGAGATCACTACTGATGAGGCGGGGCGGTTCAACCTGAACGCCCTTCACCGGGCCAGTCAACTTGGTTCGAGCAAAGCCCCAGCTCAGTGGTTGCGCACCAAGCATGCGCAAGAGCTGGTCGCTGAGGTGGAAAAACAAACTGTGCAGATTTGCATAGTTTCCGTTGAAGGCCGTAACGGCGGTACCTTCGCCCACGAGTTGCTTGCGATCTCCTATGCTGGCTGGATCAGCCCATCATTCCAGCTTCAGGTCAATCAGGTGTTTCTGGATTACCGTATCGGCAAGCTGGGCCCAATCACCCCACAACTGACCACCATAGAGATCCTGCAGATCGCCATGCAGTCCGAGCAAGAACGGCTGCGCCTGGAGGCCGCCAACCACGAGTTGGAACTGCAGATGGAGGCAGCCAAACCCATGGTGGAGGCGCTGGAGAGGATCGCTTTGGCCGATGGCTCGCTGAACCTGACCGAGGCCGCCAAGGCGCTGCAACAGCAGCCGAAGAAGTTCAATCAGCACCTGTGCAGCCTGCGCTGGATCTACAAGCGTGCCGGTGGCAAGCAGTGGCTTGGTTATCAGGACAAGGTGCAGCAGGGACTGGTTGAGCACAAGGTTACGATGGTGCCCTTGGCTGATGGCGGTGAGCGTCTTTGTGAACAGGTTCGCATCACACCAAAGGGGCTGACCAAGCTGGCCCAGCAATTCTGTGTCGGGGGTGTGCAATGAGCGCCGCCCAACTACAGGATGAATTGAATGCACTGCTGGGAGAGTTGGAGGTTATCGATCTCTGTCCCCAGGAGCGCAGGGCACTGGTTGACAGGATCCAGCGCATTATGCCTGACAGATCTGAATGACACCGATGGGGCTGCGGCCCCATTTTTAATACCCAAATCAGTCCGAAAATGATAAATTCAAGAAATGCACTGTATGGGTATACAGTGCTTCACAGTCGAGAGACTGGGAGAGCAAGGGGGAAATCGGATGGAATCACTGCTAAGCGAACTGGAAGAGTTTGTTGAGACGCTGGACCTGGCGCCTGAGGAGGAGAACAAGATCGCGCGCATTCTGGAAAAACTTCGCGATGAAGCCACCGTGTCAGCGTGATGCGGAAGGATTCGGATTGGCCCGCCACTGCGCGGGCTTTTCTATGCCTGCGTGATACGAGATTCTTAGGTAATTTCTTGGGGCATTTTTGGGGCAAAAAGAGGGGTAAAATACGGGGAAATGCGGTGTTTGATGGGATACATCCGAGGCAATAAAACTGGCCTCAAGCCTTATGCCAAGCGGCTTGGCAATGGATCCTGATAGAAATCAATCATTCCTTTGCCGGGAATTGTGGGGGTTGACTATTTATCTAATAAATCAATCGCTTACTGTTGGATCTTTTTTTCTTGGGGCGTCATTGGGGCAAAAAGGCCTTTTGATTGCATCTGCTCCCAGATCCTGACCGCCTCAGATTTGCTCGCCGAGGCGATCCACTTTCCGTAGACGGATTGTAACATTTCAAGGTCAGCGTGACCCATTTGCGCTGCAATATACGCGAGATTTCCATGCGACGTCAGGTTCCAACTAGCAAACGTATGCCTAAGTTGATAGAAGCGCCGGTATCTTACTCCGGCTCTCCTCATGATGTTGCTCCAGGCATGAGACACCCCGGCGGCGGTGAAGAACTCTTTGGCGTGTGGAACATGGGGGCCCGTCACCTTAGGCGTGAATACCGGCCTGATGCTCTGGCGCTCGATACGACCGTTCATGTCCACATCTACCGACACCACAGCACGCATGAACGACAATGCCATCTGTGACTTGAGAGCTGCGATCACGGGCGGTTGCAGATCAACCTCCCGGGGCTCGTTGGTCTTGGGCAGTTTGAAATAGTCCGATTCGTTACTGATGTTCCTGCTGATGACCATGACCCCTTTTTCGAGGTCGATGTCCTCCCAAGCAAGAGCCCTCAACTCGCCTGTTCTAAGGCCAGTATAGATGGCAAGGGTGATCATGTTTCGTTGCTGCTCGTGGGAGCATGCTTCCAGCAGCCGGGTGTATTCATCAAATTCGAAAGGGTCTGCCGGTGAGGTTTTTCTGGTGGTGACGGGCCTCACACCTGCTGTGAGTCTTGCTGCATCCGCAAGTAAGTTGTTCTTCTCACACCAGCGAAGCAACTGCCTGAATCGCCCAAGGTAGGTGACGATGGAGCTGGGTTTGAGTGAGATGTGCAGCTCATTGCGGATCAGCTCTATGTCCTTGGGCATCAGCGTTGAGACCTGTCGGTCCTTACCCAGGACATTGATGCACGCCTCAATGGCGAACGGGTAGCCATGACGAGAGGTAGGCTTCAGCATCGGTTTGTGAAGCCGCCAGAAATCCTGATAGGCCTCCCAGATGGTGACGTTTCGCCGGCTTCCTCCAAATCGAGTCAGTGCTGAGCTGTCAGGGAAATGATGTGCGTAGCTGAAGGTACCGACCGCAATCTCATGCTTGATGGTTGCGAGCTTGTTGGTGGCAAACTTCACGTTCGCCTTGGTGATGGGGAGGTCGAGGACCTCCCGGCAGCGCGCCCGTTTATAGGTGAAGGTAATGCGCAGCTTTTTGCCATGAACCTCCAATCCAGTGACTCCAGCTACTAGATCATCAAGTTTGACTCGACCCACTTGTCATACTCCGCAACGTTGTAACGAATCTGGTTATCCGGGGCTCGGCACCATACCCGCCCTTCCGGCCACTCTCCTTTTAAGCGCCGTCCCTCGGCGGCTTTTTCTGTCATGCCTGTCAGTTCGGCGAATAACTTCGGCCTCACCCACCTGGCACATGGGTAGACGAATTGCTGCATCTGTTGGTCCTCATTAGTCTGGTTATTTCATCCCGGCCCGCTCGGTTGTAGAGGAAGCATTCCACCTGCTTCCTGCTGCTGACCGCCTGGTCAAGGCGGTACTCCCCGAACGCCGGGCGTTTGAGTTGGTGCTGGTTGGCCAGCCGGCCAATGGCCTGGGCGCTGACCCCCAGCTCCTTGCCCAGCTCGGTGGCGCTCCAGAGCTGGCCGGCAACCCGGGGCGCTTCGATAGGCAGGTCGAAGTGCGCCAGGATGCGGCCGATCTCGGCGAGCTTGGCCGATCGGGAAAGGGTGGGGGAGCGCACGGCGCTGACCAGCTCGTTGAGAAGCTGGCTGTCCTGGTCGATGGTCAGTTGAAGTTGTTGCATGGCTTGGCCCTCCTGTCCCAGAGGATGGGGCGCCGATTGAGTTGAAGGAAGGGCCGCTATTACAGCAGGGTCAGCACCATCAGTGCGGCCAGGGTGTTGAGCGCCAGGATGGTGAGCCCGGCGGCCCGCTGTCTGGTCATGCCGCCACCTCGTCAGCCAAGTGCGGCACGGGTAGGATGATGGTCTTGCCGATCTTGATGGCCAGGGCGTGCTCTGCTCTGGCGCCGGCGCTGCGCTCCCAGCCAGGCAGCATGACCAACTGATCGGCCATCTTGACCATTTCGATGCAGATGGCCATGTACTCGTGTTGCTCCAGCCCATCCGGCAGGATCGCCGGGTTTAGGGCCACATGGCCCAGGCCAAGCAGGCGGTGCGCCTCGGCATTGAAGGCGTCGCGGTTGAAGTTCGGCAGGCCTGAGATAGGCCCGGCTATGTAGATTTTCGCCATAGTGAGTCCTTGAATTGGAAGCCCCGGACTTGCCGGGGCTATGGTTATGCTCGCCAGCCCCGGTACCCGATAAAGCCGGGATCCATGACTTGCCTGAACGGCAGGACGGGGAGGTGGGCTATCAGGGTCTTGAGCTGGGGGTTATCGGGTTGGCTGTCGATGGTGACCCGGGCGCCGGGATTGATGAGTAGATATCGCTCCCTCACGTTCACCGCCTCTTCTAGGGTTAACCCTGTTTGGATAATTGGTTCTCTGAAGCGCACCCATTCATTCCTCGCCGCCCAGAGCGGCAAGCAGGGCCGGGATGAACTGGGAGAGCTCGCCGGTCACCAGGGCGAAGTCCGCGTCCAGGCGGGCGGCCGGATCTTCACTGGTAATGTCGTCGTTCTGCTCGCGCATGTCCTCGCTGAATTTGAGGCGCTTGATGGAGAGGTCGTCGCCCAGCACAAAGCTGAGGCGCTCACCCCAGTTCAGGGCCAACTTGGTGACCAGCTTGTCGTTGGCCAGGTGATTTTTCACCTCGTCGGTCATCAGGTCTTGCTGTTTGAAGCGGGCGATCCCGCCGTGCTCCATGGCGCTGCGTAGCTCGGATTCATCCTCCAGGGTGAAAGCTGCCGGCAGGTTTCCCTCTTGCAGCCACTCGGTCATGGTGATCTCGGGTGGGTTCTTGAGCGCCACCGGCACCACCGGCAGGCTGCCAATGGACTTGCGAAGCAGAGCCAGCACATCGTCCGCCTTCTTGGCGGAGGAGGCATCGACCATCAGCAGGCCGTCGGCCGGGTTGAGCCAGGCAAAGGTGTTGGCGGTGCGGCTGAAGGCGCGAGGCAGCAGTGTGTGCAGCAGTTCCTCTTTCAGGGCCTCCTTCTCTTTCTTCTTGAGGGCGCGACCCTGCTCGTACTCGATGGCCTCCACCTTCTCTGCCAGCGCCTCCTTGATGACGGCGGTCGGCAGGATCTTGTCCTCCTTGCGGGCGCAGATGAGGATCTGGCCGGCGGCGGCATGGGTCAGGGTGCTGCCGAACTTGCCGAGTGGGCGGGTCCAGCCGAAGCGGGAAATATCCTGGCTGCCGCAGGGGGTGAAGGCGCACGCCTCCAGTTGGGTTTCCAGTTGTTCGGTGGTCAGCTCGAACGGGCGGGTGAAGCGGTAAACTTGAAGGTTTTTAAACCACATGGTCTGGGTCCTGTGTTGGTTAGTTGCGGGCTTTCTTGGCCTGCAGGTCGTGGATCTTCTTGGCTGCGGCCTCGGCGGTTTGCCTGTCGCAGGTGATTCCGCCTGGCAGAACGAACTTGCCGGGCTGCTTGGGATCGGGCATGACGACACCGAGCCCAATGACTACTGCACCGCAGTAGGGGCTTTCTGTCTTTTGCATGGGAGTCCTATGAGTTATCCACCGTTCCTGTATGGCTGGCGGTGGATGGATTGGGGGTATCAGGCCGCGCGCTTTGAGCCAATGCCGCGCACAAAGGGGATGCGAGGGGATGCACCCACCTTCATGGTGGGGAAGGCAATCAGGGCGCAACCGAAGTTGGCACCGCTCTTTCTGGTTGCGCCATCGCGCTCGTAGAACTGATAACGGCCATCCGGCTCGTAGATGATCACGTCCTCGGCCAGCAAGCGGCGCCACCATGTTGTCAGCGGCTCGTATGGCAGCAGCATCATCCCGGGCCTGCCATTGGCTTGCTGCTGGCGGGCCTGGGTGATGAACTCAGGTTTCAGGTCGAACGGCGGGTTACACCACCAGTGCTCTGGCCAGTCAAGGTTGAGGCTGTCGATGCCGATACAGACCGTGCCAGCCTGCTCGGCCTCACGAATCTGGGCTCGTACATCTTCCCGGGTGCGGTAGTCCAGCAGCTTTTCCAGCAGCAGGTGGCTGGTGAAGTAGTGGCTGCACTTGGCAGTGAGCGGCTCGGCGGCGATATCGCACTCGAAGTTGCGTCCGTAGAGCGCCTGCGCATCGGCAAAGCACTCCCAGGTGGTGGCCCAGAAGTTCTTGTCGCTGGCCGGGGTGCCGCTATCAATCAGGATTGCCATCAGCGCACCTCCTTGGGGTCGATGCCAAGCTGGCTGGCCAGCTGGCGGCGCTCTATCTCGTCGCGTTTTCGCTGGCGTTGTTGGAGTAGCGGTTTCGTCTTGCGGTCTTGCACCATGCCGCGGTGGCGGTAGAGGCTCATGCTGCCTCCTGGTGTTGCTCTTCCTGCTTGCTGGCGGCGAACTGCTCCTCCCACAGCTTCACCTTGAGCTCGCAGGCATAGACGATCTGGCCGACCAGCTTCTGGCCGATCCCCTTCACCTTGTCCAGCTTGTTCCCCTGGTGGCTCATCACCTTGTAGAGGGTGTCGATCCCGGCCTCTTCCAGCGGCTTGATGGTGCGCGGCGGTAGGCCGCATTCATGGATGCTGACTGTCTTGGCCCATTCGGTGCGGGGTTGCAGGTGGGGGTGGCTCTGCTCCAGCGCCTCCTGCATGAAGGCGAAGATGTCCTGCGTCATGGCATCAGGGGCCCCGGAACCATAGGGCGCCGGGTAGATGGGGTTCATCCACTGGCTCAGCATGACCGAGCAGCCGGAGCCATCGGATTTCATGGCGTGCAGCTTCCAGCTGAGGTCGTTGATGAGGTAGGGGAGGTTTGATTTCAGGCCATGATCCACCATGTATACGTCCCAGAGCGTGCCATCCTCACCCTTGTAGGTTTTGCCGAGGTGTTTGTGCCAGATCAGCTTAGCGGCTCGGGCGCTCTCCAGCTCCATGATGACGGTGTGACGGCGCTCCAGCTCGCGATCCTGCTCGTTGATGGCGCTCAGCAGCTCACTGATACGGCGCCCCAGCTTTAACACTTCCGCACGGTAGGAGGCTTCGTTGCTCTTGTGCTTGGCGATCGCAGTGCGCTGCTCCTCCAGCAGCTCGTTCTTCTCCTTGATGCGGCGTTTCATGCCTGCCGGATCCATGGCGTTGAGGTCGGCCAGTTGACGCTCGAGCTGGCGGGTGGCGTACTGCAGGGCGCCGTACTTGGTCTGGACATCGTTCAGGATGCGCTGGGTCTTGTAGAGCTCGTCTGCCATGGCCTCCAGCTCGGCGGCGCCTTCTTGCCGTGCTGCTGCAATGCGCTGCTCGGCTTCGGCTACCTGCTGGCGCAGCTGGCTGACCAGGGCAGCCTGGGTGAGCAGCTCGCCATCCCGGCCTTCCAGCTCGCCGATCAGGGTGTTGAACTCGTCGATGTGGGCGTTGGCCGCCTCGCTGATCATGGTCAGGTTGGCGTTGAGCAGGGTTTCGAAGCTGCCGATGGCGGCCTTGGCCGGGCCGTCCGGCATCAGCAGGATGTTGCGGATCTGGCTGGTGAGGGTGTTCAGGGCGAGACTGGTCGCCTCGCTGGGGTTCAGCGTGGTCATGGTTGGTCCTCTGGGATTGCAAAAGCCCCGTTGGCGGCGGGGCGGGTGATCAGTAGTTGATGGTCAGGTGGTCGATCTTGTTGCTGGCGATGTGCTTGATGAGGTTGATGGCTTTCCCCTCATCGATCCCCAAGCCCATCAGGTCCATCAGGATGGCGTTGTTGATGGTGCGGCGGTGCTCCATGTCGGCGGAGCGCGCAGCATCCTCTGCGGCTTTCTGGCGCTGCTCGTCGGCGATGCGCTGACGTTCCTGCTCTGCTGCCCGGGCGGCGGCCTCTTCCGCCTGGCGTGCAGCGTTTGCTTCGGCCTGCTGGCGGGCCAGCTCGGCGGCTTCGGAATCACGCAGGGCCTGCTCTGCAGCCTGCTGTGCCACCTGGGCTTGGCGTTGGGCCTCCTGCTCGCGGTGCTGGGCGGCTTCACGCTCCAGGCGCTGGCGATTTTCTTCCTCCCGGCGGGCTTGCTCCGCCGCCTGCTCGACTATCAGGCGCTCGCGGTCGATGCGATCCTGTTCGGCCTGCTTCTGGCGCAGTTGCTCCAGCTCTGCCTGCTCGGATTCGTACTTCTGGCGGGCTGCCAGGGCCTCTCCGAGGCGCTTGGTTGCGAGCTCCTTGGCAACGGTCGCCTGGGGCAGCAGCTCTTGCCAGGAGTCGTCCAGGGCGTTCTGCTCGACCTCCTGCAGCATGACCTGCAAGTCGGCGGCGGCGATCTCGATGCTGGCAGAGGATCCCAGTTCATTGAGGCGGGCCAGTCGGGATTGCAGTGCTGCCACTCGGGCTTCCTCTGCCGCTTCGTACTGGGTGAGCGGGGCGCGCACCTCGTCTTTCAGGGCGTCCAGGGTGTCGCGGATCTGCTTGCGGTTGGCGTCGATGCGCTTGGGGATCTCCTTGAACTTGTCAGTTTGCTCCTTGCCGAGCCCGTCCAGGTAGGTCTTGGTGCGGGCGACAGCATGGGCGACGCTGGCGATCTCCTTGCGGCCCTTGGCGGTGGTGATGTCGGGTACCAGGCTGGTTGCCTTCTGGCGAATGTCGGCCAGCAGTTCAGCCACGCCCTGGCCCTCGGTGAACAGGGCGACGGCGGTAGTGGGTTCGATGACAACCAGTTGGGCCTGGGTGTTGTCGGTCTTGGCTTGTTCGGTCATGACGGGTCCTTAGGATTGAAAAGGCCAGCAGTGAGCGGGCCTGATGAGTTATTGCTGGGCGCCGTTCCCGGCACTGAGTTGCTTCTTGCGCTCGCCGGCGATCTGCTTGATACCTGCGATGATGTTCTGGTCGCCGGTTTCGTTGGCCCAGGTCCAGGCGGTGGTGTAGGCCTGCTGCCATTCGGTGGTATCACATGCCCCCTCGATGGCGGCGCAGTGGTCGGCGTAGGCGTTGGCGTGGTCCGCCTGGGCGGGTTCGGCCATCTGCTCATGCTCCAGGGTGACCGATTCGATGCTCTGGCCGCGGATGGCATCCAGGGTGCGGCTCTTTGCCGGTGCGCCATGCTGCGGTTGGCTACCTGGGATCTCGTTGATGATGATCTCCTTGCCCTCCATCTCCTCGGCGGTGGGCTCGCTACCGATCTCCGGCCAGGCCTTGCGTAGCGCCTGCGCCTCGGTGCATTTGGCGAGCTGGGCATAGGGCCGCTTGCGCCACATGGCGTTGGGGCACTCGGTCTTGCCGCTCTGGGTGGCGTAGTTCTCCTTCCAGCGCTCCAGGGCGTGGAAGGCAACCCGCTGGCCGTTGACCATCTTATAGACGGTGTACTTGCACCACTGCGGGTAGGTGACCTTGATCTTGGCGCTCTGGTTGTAGGGGTCTTGGAACTCTTCGGTGACATCCGGCCCGAACACGGGTTCATCGGCCCCCGCGTAGTTGCCGGAGCGATCGGCCTGGATCCGGTACATGCCGATCCCGGGCATCGGCACATCCCGCCAGACCTTCTCTTTGCTGCGGGCATCGGTTACCTGCATGGGGACGAGGTGGACCGGCTTGAGCAGAATATCCAGGCCGCGCGCCTTACAGTAGTCGATGGCCATGACCACCGAATCGGGGTTGGCTCCCGGGTAAATGGTGTTGCACAGGGCGTTCCAGGTCGGCTCGTCGATGCCTCGCTGGACAAGAATGGGGAACTGGGCGGCGAAGTTATCGGCCGCCTGCTGTTTGAGGCTGGTGATGTTGCTCATGCTGCTTTCCTTGTCGCCCAGGCTGGGCGCTGGAGGGGTTTGAAGTCGTGCCAGTCGTTGTTGACCCGGCAGTCGTGGAAGCGCTGGAGATCGCGGCGGAACAGGTCCTTGCCCGCATCCTTCCAGTCGTCGGGGAGGGGCCGCACCCGTACTGGGTAGCGGCCACAGTTCACGCTAGTGCTTACCGCCAGAAAGACGAATTCCGGCTCCTCGCCCATCACCCGGTGGAAGCCTTCGGAGTACATAGCGTCCTGAACGTGGTAGCGGAACTCCTCAACATGGCGCTCGAAGCGGCCCATGTCGTCCACCGACTTCACGTCAATGATGACGGGGGGATTGCTCAGGTGGCGGTCTGGCCGTACCCGGCACAGCTCCTGGGTCTGGGGGTCAATCCAGTAGAAGGAGGCCTCGCTGTGTCCCTCCTGCTCCAGTAGCCAGCGGGCGTCCGGGTGGGCCATCACGCTGTCGCGCATCAGGTAGAGCTTGCGGCCCTCTTCGGCATCCATCACCGTCTTGCCCAGCTCGGCGCAGCCAGCCAAAAACTCGACCTCTTCGGCTTTGCCAGCGTTGGTGCGGCGGTTGAACGGCGGGGCGATGATGAAGCGGTCTTTGAACTCGTCGGGCTCCAGCAGCAGGCAGTGGATGGCGCTGCCCATGTCGAAGGCCTTGAGCTTTTCTTCATCTACCGGGGCGTTTTTGGCCCATATGTAGGTGGCCGGGCTTTCGGCGATCTGGTCGAGCTGGCTTTTGCTGACCCCGGGGCCAGCGTGGTACTCCTCATTGGAGAGGCCGAACACCCGACCAAGCGGGTGCGCGGCGGAGGTGTCGGCAATGGCGTTCATGCTGCACCAGCCTTGAGCTTGGCGATAAGCTCCACCGCATCGGTCAGACTGAGCAGCCAAGTTTCATGCCGCCCACCCACAACAAGCTCACCCCATGGCGCCGGTTCGCCATTTTGGTGCAGGCCATAGACGCCGCCGCTTTCTTTCATCAGCGCCTCTACGTCACCGGAAAGCTTTTCCAGCGCAGCCAGCAGCTCGTCGCGCTGGGATGTCAGCTCGACCTCTCGTTTGCTTACACGGCGCTCTTGGGTGGTTAGCGCGCGGTAAACGATGAGATGTTGTGGGTATCCGTACCCACCTCGGCATAGCCTTACCTCAGTGCGACGAGTTAAAAATCCAGCAACCACAAGTCGCCTGAGTGCCTTCCCGAGAAGCTTCCGATCTTTTGACCCTCTGACCGTTCTCAAGCCGCCATCAATGGCCTCACTCAGACACATTTCCCCATTTTTTTCAAAAAATGAGACGATCGTGGCGTCATGACCTGCAGGGCAGTCGCTATTGGTAGAATTCATGCTGCGCTCCTGTGTTGGTACTGCTCCCATTGCTGCTCGCTCATGGCGTCGTGCAGGGCGGCGAGGTGACTGCGCCAGGCGGCCTGTGCCAGCTCTGCCAGCCCGGCATCGACCACCTGGTCAATGAACTGCATCAGCGGCGCTTGCCGGCCTTCGTGCATCAGCAGCCAGATAGCCTGGTTGTAGTGGCTATGCTGGTCCGCATTGAGTTCGCCCAGCAGGGTGGCCGGGTCGGTTTCGAGCTGGCCGGCCAGTAGCAGGGGGCGGTTGGCCGCGGTCCACTCGGCGACCCACTCGGCCTTGGCGTTGGCCTCGGCCTCGCGGCTTTCGAGCAGGGCGAGCATTTCGTTATCTCGGGTCATGGCTAGAGCTCCTGGGCAAGTCGCTGAGCACGCCGTTCGTGATACTCCTCGATGGCACGGCGGGTGGCGGCCTTGGTCTTGGCCATCCGCTTTTGCTCGGCGGATGGGGCGGCGTCTACGTGGTACTTGCGGCGGGTGGGTGGCACCATTGCGCCGCGAAAGCCCATCAGCTGGGCTTCGGTCAGTGGTTTCATGGTCTGGGTCCTGTGGTTGTAAAAACGAAAAAGCCCAGCAGTTGCTGGGCTTGGTCGGATGGTCTAAGTGGTGACTACTTGGGTTGGTATTTCTCGAAGTAGCTTGCCGCCAACTCTTGGCCTTTGGCTAGTTGATCTGGGGTGAGTCGCTTCGCGGCATTATCACGTGCATCGTGGGAGCTCCGCTCGCCATTTGCTGCAGCAACAGAATACCAAGCGTATGACTTCACATAATCCTGCGGTACCCCTTCACCTCGCGCATATCCTGCACCTAAGTTGTATTGCGCATCTGGTAAACCTTGCTCTGCGGCTTTTCGATACCAAGAGAAAGCCTTTTTGAAGTCTTGCCGCACACCTCGACCTTGGTAATGTATCACCCCGAGATTGTACTGCGCTTCGGCAACACCTTGTTCGGCGGCCTTGCTGTACCATATCAAGGCTTTGCTAAAATCCTGTTTTACTCCTTGGCCCTGATCGTACATTACGCCAATGTTGTATTGCGCTGAAGGAAAGCCTTGCTGGGCCGCCTTGTTATACCAGTCGAACGCCAGTTTTTTATCCTGCACCACAGTAGTGCCACTGGCATACATCCACCCAAGCTGGTTTTGTGCGGCAATCAAACCAAGGTCGGCTGCTTTTTTGAACCAGAACACGGCGGTTTTGTTATTTTGCGGAACGCCTCGGCCATCTTCATACATACCGCCTAAAAAGAACTGTGAAGTTGCATGGTTTTGTTCGGCTGCTTTTTGGTACCAAAATACTGCTTGCTTATCATCCTGAGGTACACCGTCACCAATGTCATAGCTAAACCCAAGGCGATATTGGTCGTCCCTACTGCCAGCCTCGGCTAGCTTCATAATCTTGGCGATGTCAGTATTATCTGGCTCTGCCTGCGCTACTGGCATAACCAGCAACGTCAACCCCAGCAACACCGCTCCTATCCAACCCCCTACTCGATTCATAACCCCTCCTTGTTTCGGAAGGGGGCATTATGGATCTGTTTGGGGCGGCTGTCAGCCTGCAACCCCCTGATGCAAGGGGCTCCAGGCTGGCCACTGTTGCCAGTGGCCTGCGTTCACGTTCACGCACCGCCTTCCGGATTGAACGGGGTATCGGCGCATCCCTACCGGCATCGGGATTCGTGGTTGTGAGCCGGTTCCAGGTTGTTAAAGAGCAGGCCCAGCCGAATTTGGCGTGAGCGAAGCCAAAGCATCCTTGCGGTGCTTGAGAAAGAGGCTTTGGCTACGGCGCTATGAGGGAAGCGCCAGACCCGGGTCAGATGGCGTTGCGGTGGAACTCGGCCCGCCAGTGGAGTAGGGCGCGGCATTTCATGGCGGTCATGGTGCGCACCTTGGCAGACTGGGCGGTGCGGGCTGCGACGAGCTGGTGCCGCTCGGTGGCCATCATGGCAACCGTCAAGCGTTGCTTGATGGCCCGGCGGCGGGCGGCGTTACCGTTCAGGCGGTCGGCGATGGCAGTTACAATCTGGTCTGCATGTTTCGCGGCCCTGGAAAAAATGCGCTTGGTCATGGTACATTCACTCCTGTTGGCGAGTTGGTCCTCGCTAATTCCCAGTTGATTCGTCATGCTGGGTCCTGATTGCTGGGGTTGGTCCCTCGGCTTTCACTGACCGGGTGGTACCCGGTCCTTCGAAGCCCGCCTTGTGCGGGCTTTGTCGTTCTTACGCGCTGGTCAGGCGCTTCACTGCTGCCCTGGTTGGGGCTGGGTCCTGTTGCTGGGTGGTACTCAATTCTTTGCTGGCTTTTTACTCCGCCAGAGCGGGAGGTTTGCCGGTATTGCCTCCGGCCTACTGATGAGTGATTGTTTTCTCGAACAAGATGAAGGTTAATATTCGCGAACCTGCCAGTCAATAGAAAATGTTCGAGATAACGAATTTTTTAGAGTGAGCGCCATTGCTGTCGATCGAGAGATGCAAAAAAGCCCGCATAAAGCGGGCTCTTAGTGAAGATTGGTGCTGTTATTTCAGGTAGATATTGATGGCTATCGCTACACCGAGACCAAGAAATGCTGAGGTGTAGAGGCCCGTATCAAAGATGGCGTGAAACGCAAAGGGGGAGGCGCATAAGCCAATAATCATGGCTAATGTCACGTTTTTGTTTAATCGCTCATCTTCCTTATGCCTCGCTGCCCTTGCTTCTGCCGCCATCTGTTTCATCATTTCACGTTCGCCTTTTTCCATGGCGGTTACTCCTTCACATCTCTACGCAGTTCAACCATTCGGCCATAAATCAGCGCCTCTTTGACTGGGATGACACCAAGACGCGGATCATCGGTGACCAATGTAATACCTGATAGGCCATCCAGAGCCTTCAGTAAGCGCTCCTGATTGTTGCTATCCAGTCGCACCAGAACGATATCGTTATGGCGTGGTTCCCGATCTGCAAGGTCAATGACGCAGATGTCACCACTCTTGATGCCAGAACCGATAAGGTTGTCATCGTTGGCAACCACGCCAATCAGATGCCCATTGGCATCACTGAATAGGTGGCGGCCGCTATCCAAGGTTGAAAGAGCATCGGTCGGGTGTTTGCCGAGATCTGACATTTCCCAGACTGGCACCTTGCCAAGGTTAATGTCGGAGACATAGGTGCCACTTTCTTTGCCGGTGTAGAGCCAGAGAGGATCGCAACCGAGCGCTTTGGCGATAGAAAGCAGACTGCTGACTCGCAAATCCTTGAGCGGGTCAGATAAGAGAACGGAGACCACAGCTTTGCTGACCCCAGACCTGCGTACCAGGTCAGCTTGCTTCCAGCCCCGCTCTTTGAGCATGTATTCCAGTCGGTCTCTAAAAGAGGTCATGTTGATCTCGTTCGCATAATAAAACCATTTTCTATTTTCACCTATTGCATGTGCTAAATGGCGATCGCTTGACTTGTTCGGTTTTAAGAATAAAAATGCCCTTGTATTGTCAGACACCACAGGACCCGACCAATGAAGAAGCAAGACGTTATCAGCCATTTCGGCAACATGGCCCGCGCCATGAAAGCGATCGGTATCGCTCGTAGCGTGGCCGTGACGTGGGGAGATATTGTCCCGGCACAGCATGCCGTCAGCTTTGTTATCGCCAGCAACGGCGAGCTGCGGCTGGGGCTGGAGGATTACCCCCTGCTCAAGGAGCAAGACCATTCTACCCAGCAGGCCGCCTGACCACCGGCCAGCTTTTCTACCCAACATAGAGGACCAACCCCATGGGAAGAGTATCGCTCCCAGATCATGAAAATATGAGCACCCGCTCCCCGCTGAAAGTGCGCGGCACCCCAGCCCAGCGCCAGGTATGGCAGGAAGTAGGCGCCGAGTGTGGCATGACCGAAACCGCATTTGCCCGCACCTCGCTGCTGATCCTGCTCCAGGCCATATCTCAGCACGAGCCCACCATATTGGCGAGGGCCGTTAAACGGGCCAATCGGAGCTTGCTGGAGCAGGGTTTTCCGCCCGTGACCGTCGAGGAGATCCTGGAGGGCTCCGGCCTGCCCGAGCGCGGCCTGCTCCAGTTCAGCCAAGAAGACGAGGCCGCCTACAACGAGGAGCGCCCGCTGCGCCCCCTGCAAAAACTCATCAACTTCGTCCTCGGGAGGTAACCCATGACCATGCAATTACGTCCGCCGCGCCCGGCATCCCAGCACGTCAGCGATCGCGACAACATCATCCTGAAGTCGGTCATGCACGAGCTGGCCCTAGCCCTCGACGAGCCGCTGATCTCGACCGCTCACGCAGCCGGCACCGACCGCCAGGCCGTCCGCCTGGCCCGCGAGCTGGAAGCCCGCACCCTGGAGCGTGCCGAAGCACAACCCAGCGCATAAGCAGCACCTGCCCGCCTCACCAGCGGGCAGCTTAAACACCACAGGACCCAACAATGACCAATTCAACCATGGCCCATGGGGGCCACCCCTTGCTGAACGACCTCAACCACTGCCCACTGTGCGGCAGTGATCTGCAGTCCGGCACCAATGACCGCGCCTACGAGTGCCCCACCTGTGAGTACACCGAGCAGGAGGTGGCTCATGGTTAACACCTCATCCGTTGCCACCTGGGAGCTCTATGAGCTCAAGAAGCGGGAATTGCAAGCAATGGGGTTATCCCAGCGTGAGTACGAATTGGCTGTGCGCCGATTGGCTGATGAATTGGAGGTGTGAGATGGCGGCGCTTTTGAAGTTTCCAGATAGACGCCCACAGAGTGCCCCACAGGAGGTTCGTGTGGCAGACCTTGATGATGGCTATACCCGCATTGCCAATGAGCTCTACGAGGCGCTGATTGGCGCTGATTTGACCAAGCACCAGTTCAAGGTCGTACTGGCGGTGATCCGCAAGACCTATGGCTTTAACCAGACCCATGATCGCATCACCAATGGGCAGATAGCCGAGATGACCGGTTTGCCGGAGACCCGAGTTTGCACCGCCAAAAACCAATTATTGGAGATGGGAATACTGGTCAACAAAGGGCGAAAAATAGGACCCAACAAGGTACTTTCTGAGTGGGACTTTGACGCTCCCCGAAACAGGGAAAAGCTACCCGAAACAGGGTATAAAAATTTCCCCGAAACAGGGAATCGAGTTTCCCCGAAACAGGGACACACAAAAGACACTATTCAAAAGACAGTAAAGACAACTACTGATGGGGCATCAGCTTGCGCTGAACCCCCAGCAGCAACCCCCGAAAAGCGACCAGTGAAAAATACACCATACCAGGCGATCCTGGATGCCTATCACGACATCCTGCCGGAGATGCCAGCCATCCGTGAGCTGACCGATTCTCGCAAAACCAAAATCAGGAACTTCTGGACCAAGTTCAAGTTCGACGAGACCCGCTGGCGCGCCTACTTGGATTTCATCGCCAAGAACTGCCGCTGGATGTGCGAGAGCCGCCCGCGCCGCGATGGCGAGTCGGCCTGGAAGCCGAAGAACTTGGATTTTTTGGTGACCGAGAGGTGTTATCTGGGCGTGCGGGAGGGGCGGTTCAATGACGAGTGATGCAATGGGGTTTGTGCCCCCTCACAACTTCGAGGCAGAGCAGTCTGTGCTGGGCGGGCTGATGCTGCGGGCTGACTCGTTCCACGACTTGGGCCTGTCTGAACGCGATTTTTACAGTCGCCCGCACCAGATCATTTTCGGGGCGATCTCCCAACTGATCGCCGCCAAGCAGCCGGTTGACATCATGACAGTGCAGCACCGTATCGAGCAGGACGGCGAGCTCGATGTTGCCGGCGGGTTTGCCTACCTAGTCGAGATCGCCAAGAACACCCCAAGCGCGGCGAACATCGTGACCTATGGGGGGATGGTGCGTAGCGCTGCAGAGCGGCGCTTCGCTGTTGCCAAGCTGCATGACTGTATCGCGGCGATGATGGAGCCTGGATTCAGCAACACCGATGAGCGGTTCGCTGCGATGGGGTCGCTGTTGTCTGAGGTCGATGCCAAGCGCTCTGGGGGTGTGACCGGGATTGCGGTACACGCCAGCGAAATCGTGCGGGACTGGTGTGATGAGCTGGATCGCCGGGCAAGCCGCCGCCCAGGGGAGATGACCGGTTATGCCACGGGGATCGCGTCCTTGGATGAGTTGCTCTACCCAGGTGGGATCAGCCCTACGGCGCTGGTGTGTATCGGCGCTCGACCGAAGATGGGCAAGACCACGCTGATGGCGAGTCTGTGTAACCACACGTCGCTGGTCAAGAAGCTCCCTGTGGTTGGTTTTTCGCTGGAGATGACACGGGGTGAGCTGTTCGAGGTCATGGTATCGCAAGCGTCCGGTGTCTCCGGCAAGCATCTGAAATCAATGTCTGACCAGTGCAAGATGGACAAGGCCTACGCTGTTGCCGCAGAGCTTGGTAACTCCAAACTCCATATCGCAGATCTGCCTGGGCTGACTGTGCACCAGGTGGTGCGTGAGAGTCGCCGGCTGAAGCGACAGTTCGGTCAGCTCGGGCTGATCGCTGTTGACTACCTGACGCTGATGACTGCCGACAAGGCTGAGCGTAACGATCTGGCTTACGGCGCGATAACCAAGGCGCTCAAGATGCTAGCCAAGGAGATGGGTTGCCCGGTGATCCTGCTGACTCAGCTCAATCGAGGGCTGGAGCAGCGTGCAGACAAACGCCCGGTTCCCAGCGACAGCCGTGACACCGGCCAGATCGAGCAGGATTGCGATGTGTGGATCGGCTGTTATCGCGATGAGGTCTATAACGAGGCTTCCCCGATGGCAGGAGTCATGGAGTTGCTGGTCAGGCTCAACCGAGGCGGTAAGACGGGAACCGCTTACTGCCAGTTCCATGATGGGGTGATCTCAAATATCGACCAGCAAGAGGTTGCGCGCATGGCACATGCTGCAGAAGTGGAACGCAGCAAATCCAAGCCAGCGAAAGGGGGGTGGGATGGCTGATTTTTTCAATCCTGACGTGAGTGCCGCGGTCGTGGCCGCGAAATTCTGCCGGGTGGTGATCTATCCCGCCGTGCGGGGCTGGTGTGGGGAGCGGATGCAGCTCGAGGTGGCCGACGAGATCGATGCGTTGGGTCACACCGACCAGCAGCGTGGCGCAGGGCATTGGCTGGCGCAAAGCACGACGCCGGAGCGAGTGGCGGAGGAGGCTGCACGGCTGAGAGCCGCGCCAGTGCTGGTGTTGCGGTGTGATGCTTCGTTTGGGGCTGTGGATAACTTCGAAGGGGAGGGCCTTGCCAACCAGTGACACAAGGGGTACCGCGCCGTACCATTGCCAGTGCCGGACCTAGACCACCCGGCTGTTTAACCAAAGGACCTAGACCATGACCAAACCGCATACCCGAGATCTATCCATCGCGACCCAGTTGGGGCGCGTGATATCCATCATGAGCGACGGCAAGGCCCGCACCCTGCGCGACATCGAGCGCGAGTGCTGGAGCCGCTACGGCCACGCTGACACCCAGGCCGCCATCAGCGCCAGACTGCGTGAAGTTTGCTGCTACGGCTGGGTGAAGCATTCCAGCAATCAGGTCATCGACGGCAAGCAGGTGTGGCATTACCGCATCGCGCTGCCTCCCACCACCGAGGCCGTAGCGGCTAAGGCGGTGGCAGCATGAGACTGACCCACGCTATCGCGGCTGTGCTGTTGGCAGCTACAGGCCAGCCCGCTCGCCTCAATCCGAACGACTTCATCCCCGGCTATGGATTCTGCATCCCCAACCCGCGCAATGACCGGGCTGCACAGCGTCAGCGTGCAGCCGCCAAGCGCCGCAACAAGTCCAAGCGGGGGTGAGCATGAGCTACCCCAAGTATTTTCTGCGCAGCCCCGATATCCGGGCCCGCGCCAGCCAGTTGGTCGCCAGCCTGCCGGTTGATCAGGACAAGCCGCTGGTTATCGAAATCAAGGAGCTGACCCGCAGCCTGGCTCAGAACGCTCTGTTCTGGGCCGTCATGACCGACATCGCCGAGCAGGTCAACTGGCACGGCCGCAAGCTCTCCAAGGAGGACTGGAAGCACGTTCTCTCCGCCGCCCTGTACCAGCAGGACGTGGTGCCGAACATCGACGGCAATGGCTTCGTGGTGCTGGGTAAGTCCACTTCCAAGATGACCGTGCGCGAGATGCGCGATCTCATTGAGCTGGCCCAATCCTTCGGCGCCCAGCAGGGCGTGAAGTTCGGGGATGAATCCCGCCGAGGTTTCGACTGGGTGGCGGCCTACGGGAGGGCTGCAGCATGAGCAAGACCAAGGCTGATAAGCAGTGGTTGGACGATGTGAGCTCTCTGTGCTGCATTGCTTGCCGAAATGCTGGCCTGGGGGCGAGCCTCGCCGAAATTCACCATGTGCGCTCTGGCGCCGGGATGGCGCAGCGCTCTGCTCACACCCAGGTGCTGCCTCTTTGCCCTCGCCATCATCGCGCCTGCTACCCCACCGGCTTCCACGCCGCACCGCTCACATGGCAGCAGGAGCACGGCAGCGAGGAGGCCCTGCTGGAGCAGGTAGCCAGAGAAGTCACCGAACTGCGCAAGAACACCATCGGGAGGGCGGCGTGATCCATCTATCCGCCCTCGATGCGGCCCGGTTGCTGGGTAGCAGCTCGAAGGTCAGGAGCGCAGCCAACCAGGTGCGCAAGGCGCAGCAGGTCACCTCCCTGCACGACAAGGTGCTGACCAAGCTGGTCGGCCTTCCTGACCCCGCCACCGAGCTGTTGTTTCACCCCAAGCGCAAATGGCGCTTCGACTACGCCTGGCCCACCCGCATGATCGCCATTGAGGTCCACGGCGGGATCCACTCCGGCGGCCGGCACACCCGGGGGAGGGGGTTCGTAGAGGACCGGGCCAAGATGAACGAAGCCACCTTGCTCGGGTGGACCGTGCTGGAAGTTACCCCAGAACACATCAAATCCGGCCAGTTGCGCGCCTGGCTGCTCGCCGCCTTCAATCAGGACCCAGACCAGAGGACCAAACTATGACCCACGCTATCGAAATGGCTCTGCGCCTTTTCTCGCCGAAAGGGGCGCTCCATGAGCCCGCCGCCGGCAGGCAGTTCAATGCTCTGGGCCGGGACGAGTTTATCGGCGCCCTGCAGGTTGCCGCAAAGAGCAACCCGCAAGGGCTCCAGTTCCTCATGGCCGACCACCTGGGGGACGAGCAGGCACTGGCGTCATTGCTGGCACACTTCAGCACCACGCTGGGCAGCGAAGAGGCCGGTGGTATGGCGCTCGCTATTCTGCTGCGCCGGCCTCTGCCTGAGCAGATGGATCAGCTGGTACTGTCTCACCCGCACTATGACAAGGAGCGCCGCCGGGCCGCCGTGGTGATGGAGAAGGCCAAGCGAGCTCACCGCGGTGGCAATGACCACGAGTACCAGCGCCTTCTGGCCGAGCGTAACGAGATCCTGCAGTTGGCACGCGACCACTGTGTCGCCGAGATGCTGCGGTCTGGTCGTTGTCCTCACTGCAAGGGAACCGGGATCCGCCCTCGCAAGGGTGACGACTGCCCGAAGTGCCACGGCACCGGGCGAGTGGTGCCCCATGCCGATATGGTCGCGCGCCGCTTCGGGCAGGAGATGCGGCAGGCCGTAGAGCGTGCTGTTGATGAGGTGATCCACCAAGCGTCAGACTTGTCCAAACTCATGGACCGGCAGGTGAGGGAGATGCGAGCGGCTTAGGAAGGAATATCACACCCCATGCTATGGGATGCTTTGATGAAGACAAAATTCAAATCTAATGGGGTGTGGTATAACTGTATGAATATTTTGTATTTTTATGTTTTTCCTTGTTCCTGGGTAGCACTGGCAGTGCCATAATAGGGTTGACGGCTAGGTCATCATTGGCCATCATTCCGGCTACACCATTGACTTACGAATCGTGAGTCCAAGGTGTTAAAAAAGGGCCCTAAGGCCCTTGGATGTTGATGATTACCTCCTTAATTTGCTCTATAGCATCTAAAACAAGCCTGCCAAGTTTGAACAGTGCGCTGGCTAGTTTGAGGAGTGATTCAAGTGATTGGGCTATTGCGAGTAGCCTATCAGTCAGTTTCGAAGACCCTGCAGTTACTAGCTGTGGGGTCTTCGCATTCTCGGCCGAAGCCGCACTTCGTCGCCCTATCGAGCGTCTTGATTTCGCCATGACGTTTCTCCTTGCACGGCGGTGGATAAATTTTCTTGTATAGCATCATCCAATCTCTCCTTTCTGATACCTATTCAACATCGCTGAGCTTAGGTTTTTTGAGCCGCAAGCCCAATATATAGTGTTGATTTGAATTCGAACTACAAGATAGTGAGGTCGTCGTGGCATTGCAATCTGTGGATAACGCATAGGCTGTGGATAAATTGTGGATTCTCGGACTTGTGTTAGTGGCCGCTCACAGTGAGTGGGTTTTCATCCGTCCGATCCGGCAAATGCAAGTCCGATGATCGAAGATGGAAAATTTAGATAACTTTTTTTACTTGCGAAAACGTGGTGTTTTTCATGGTTGAGTTTATCTGTATGCCCTGTTACGCAAGGGATACAGGGAAAATGAGTCCACTGTCAGCTAGTCTGCTTTCTGTGAGCCGAGTAGTATCTCGGAGTTCAGGCCAGATTCGAGACCTTGACATTCATTTTTCATTAGGCGGGATGCATGGAAAGCAAGCTGAAACCTATCGCCCTACAAGTCGCCGGTTGGGGGCTGCTCCAGGGCGATTTCTTTGACTTTCACGAGGTGGCAGAACGGCTGGGTGTCCCTGCTGAGGTGTCCCGCGAGGCGGTCATTTATCTCCGGTCACTCCGCTATGTGGAGACGCTGGCGGAGTCGAGAAGCTGCAAGCGTGAGGTGGGCAAGAGAAGCTCAAAGCGAGTGTTTATCAAGGTCCTGGCCATCCACCCCGAACCGCCTCAAGGTTCACAATCTTTCAAGCTCAATGTCCTGCACTCAAAGTTGGCCCGCCTTTCCAAGGCTATGCCTTCACCTCGGGGAGCTCGCTGATGCAGGTGGTGTAGCGGGGGCTGAGCTGCTCCCGTTTCATCATCCACTCCCGGGTATCCCGGCCCCGGGCCGCGAAGTAGACCTTTCCCAACCGCCCCTGATTGATCTTGTCGATGACCTGCATCAGTGCCTCACTGCGGGGCGATTGCTGCTTCGCTGCGAACAGGTCGCCCTGCTGCATGTCGGCTGGGGTAAAGTCGGCCAGCATGACGCCGCCCTTCTGATATCGCTGTTCGTCGCGCCAGATGTGGGGAAGTAGTTGGGGGATCAGGGCCAGCAGCGCCCGTGTGTCATTGGTGGGCATCGCCAACTTGGTGCTCACCTGGTTGCCGTAGTAGGGTTCGCGGTCGCTGAACGGGCTGGTGCGGATGAACAGGGTGACGTGGCGGCAGCACATCCCTTCCCCTCTGAGCTTCTCGGCCGCCCGCTCCATGTAGCCGGCCAGCGCCTGGTGCATGGGGCCGATCTGGGTGATGCGCTCGCCGAAGCTCCGGCTGCAGATGATCTGCTGCTTGGCCTGGGCCTCTTGCTCCAACTCGGCGCAGGGGATCCCTCGCAGCTCCTGCACGGTGCGCTCCACGACTACGCCATACCGGCGGCGGAGGCTCTTCGGGTCAGCGGCAACCAGGTCGGCCACGGTCTTGATGTCCTGGGCCTCCAGCTTGGCGGTGAGCCGCCGACCAATGCCCCATATCTCTTCCACCGGAGTGATCGCCATCAGCCGGGCGCGCCGCGCTTCATCCCGCAGATCCACCACGCCCCCGGTGGCCGGCCACTTCTTGGCGGCGTAGTTCGCTAATTTCGCGAGCGTCTTGGTGGGGCCGATGCCGACCCCAACGACCAGCCCGGTCCACTGCTGCACCCGTTCGCGAATCTGGCGGCCATAGGCCACCAGGTCGCCCGCCCAGGACTCGCTCAGTTCGATGAAAGCCTCGTCGATGCTGTAGACCTCCACCGCCGGGGCCATCCCCTCCAGAATGGTCATCACCCGGTTCGACATGTCGCCATAGAGGGCATAGTTGCTGGAGAACCAGACCCCGCCCATGGCCTCGAAGAACTGGCGGATCTGGAAGTAGGGCACGCCCATCTTGATGCCGAGCGCCTTGGCCTCTGCAGAACGGGCAACGACGCAGCCGTCGTTGTTGGAGAGCACGACGATGGGCCGCCCCTTCAAATCAGGCCGGAACAGCCGCTCGCAGGAGGCGTAGAAGTTGTTCACATCGACCAGAGCCACGGCGCAGCTCTTGTTCATGGCGCGGGCATCTTGTGGATGACGAAGGTAACCACACCGAAGATCTCCAAGTGCTGCCCGTCACTGAAGTGGATGGGGCGATAGGCCGGGTTCCCTGGTAAGAGGCAGACTGAGGGGCTGAGCTGGAGCTGCTTCACAGTGAACTCGCCATCTACGGCCGCAACAACCACGCTGCCATGCACTGGCTTGCTGCTGCGGTCTACGACCAGCATGTCACCATCGTGGATCCCGTGCTCTACCATGCTGTCCCCGGCAGCCCGAACGTAATAAGTCGCGGCCGGGTGCGCTATGCATAGCTGGTTCAGGTCGATGGTCTGTTCCACATAGTCCTGGGCGGGGGACGGGAAGCCACAGGCGGCAGGAGAGAGGAACAACGGGATTTCCAACGCTGGGGCGTCGAGGTCGGGAACTGCAAACATGGTTTTAGGCTCACAATGCTGTATATAAACACAGTATAACGATACCCATGGCGAAGATCACCGTGGAGCGATTGGCTCCGGATTCGGGTAATATCGGCAGGTGCCCTATGCGTGGAGTCGCCAATGTCATTCAATCTGTGCTCCCTGCCGAAAGACGAGCAGGAGAAGGTCGAGGTAGAGAAGGCCGCCGCCTATGCGGTATGGAAGGAAAGGAACCCCGAGATCAAGATCCCAGCCGAGAGCGAGGCCGGGAACTACAAGGGGGAGATGCAGGCCTACTTCCTGCAGCGGGTAGAGCAGTATCGGAAAAACATACGATGAAATGGCAATATTAGTAGTGTGTGCATTGAACCTGAAATATGTTTGTAACATTAGATAAAATGCGAGCGATATGATAAAAATCATGTCATTAAAATTATAAGTATTATCGGTAAAACTGCTAGGAGAATTATGGGGTTCTTAGGTTTTATGAATTCACAAGTGGGCTTATTGGTTATTGATAAGCTATTAATTGGAGCGATACTGTTACTTGTTGGATATCAAGTCAGTAAAATGCTTGAGAGGTACAAAAGCGGACAAGCATTTTCTGATGAATTTCAAAAGCAAAAGGTTGTGAGGTTAACTGCTGTTTGTGATTCGTTGGCAGAGTTTGAGATCATGGTACTTCATTCCCCATACAGGTTTAGTGACATACTAGTAAGGGAGATGAGGAAGCATGGCATCGAAAACGTTCCTGAGTTAGGTCAGAGTATTTCATTCGATGAGGCTAGAGATATAATTATAATGGCATTTCAAAAATTGGGAAAAGAGGCCGTAGATGCTGTTGTAAAGAAAGATTTTATGCCATATGTCGATAGCTTAAATAAAATTGTTGAGTCATCATCAGTATTGATGGGGAAGAATCGATTTTGGATAGATGAGCAAATTTATGTTATGTTGCGGAGTTATCATGGCAAACTATCTTCGTACAATAAGGATATATATTGCCTGAAAGATGATGCAAAAGAACGTTATGAACGGGCGCGTGATGAGTTAAATTCTAACAGGGATGAAATAAAAAATGCAATCAACGCTGCAATGGATGGTGGGGTTAAAATGAAAGCTTTAGCCCGTGAGACCCTAGGTTCGAAAAGGGGCTGGAAGTGGTAGCCTTCATCTAAATGAAGAGTTGAAAGCCCAACCTCATAGCGTTAGCATCTATCAAAGATGGCCAGAGTCCCCGTGACCCTGGCCTTTTTCATTTCTGGCCCGCCTCGTGCGGGCTTTGTCGTTTCTGGAGGGGCGATGACGCCTGACAAGGATCCACAGAACTACAGCGTGCTCGCCTATCTGGCATTCGGCGGGCTGAGCGTATGGGGAGGGCTTGTGACCTACATACAGACGGTGAAACGCGAGGGAAGGCAGTTCCGATGGGCCGAGGCGCTGCTGCAGGTGGTGGTGTCAGGGTTCGCCGGGATGTTGACCATGCTGCTGAGCTGGTACATCGCAGCCCCGCTCCCGTTGTGCGGCTTCATGGCTGGCCTGGCAGGCTTGATGGGGTCGAAAGCACTGGAGCTGTACGAACGCCGGGCAACCGGCTGGATGGGAGGGAGGGAGTGATGGTGAAAATGCGCTGGGTAGATGAAGCCCGTAGGCATATCGGGTTGACGGAGATTAAGGGGCCCCAACACAACCCCGAGATCGTGGCGATGTGGAAAGCAATCAAGCGGGGCGGCATCCGTGATGATGAAACCCCGTGGTGTGCTGCCTTTGTCGGGGCGTGCTTGGAGCGGGTCGGCATTCAGTCCACCCGGTTCGAGGGGGCGCGCTCCTATGCCTCCTGGGGGGAGAAGCTGGAAAAGCCGGTGGCAGGCTGCGTAGTGGTGTTCTCCCGGGATGGTGGCGGGCATGTCGGGTTCGTAGTGGGGCAGGACAAGGCTGGCAATCTGCTGGTATTGGGCGGCAACCAAGCTGACGCGGTGAACGTGAAGGCGTTCCCTCGCTCCCGGGTAACCGCATACCGCTGGCCCGCCGGTGAGCCGAAGCCTGTGGGGGAACTGCCTGTGATGGCTGCGGCAGAGTTCTCGAAGTCCGAGGCATAGGCGCAAGCCTTGCCAATATCGCCGGGTAACCGGTAACAGCAGAGGAGAGCGCGATGGAACACATCGTTGAGGTGGTCATCAACTGGATTGTCATCCTGATGGCTGTAGTGGGCGGCGCGTCCATGGTGGTGCAGGGGCTGGCCAAGGTCGCGGCCATCACCCCGTCCACCCGGGACGATGAGGTGATCGGGAAGGTGCAGGCCTTCTTGGTTGGCCTGACCAAGGTGCTGGACAAGCTGGCTATGAACCTGCCGGCTGAGAAAGCCAGGAAGCAATAACATGAACAGCTTGCTCCAACTGCTCGACATTCTAACGGCCCTTCTGGGCCGTTGGCTTAAGCGGGAGAGGGCAAGGGAGGTGCAGGAAAGCCATGACAAGAATCATGCGGACCCACAGGGGCGTTTTGCTGAGCGTTTCGGTGCTGCTTCTGGCCAGTTGTCAGACAGCTCCAAGCCAAACAGCGAACTGCCCGCCACCCACACCCAGGCTGACATGGAACCCCGCCGCTAATGGCGGGGTTTGTCTTTCTGGGGAATCCACAGCCGACCTACTGGACTATCTCGATGCACTGGAGCGATGCGGTGGTTAATGGCATTACCGTGACCGGGGTGATCTCCAACGTGGTGGAGTATGACGGCATTCATGCCCTGGTCGTCCTGAATACCGGCGTCTCCGTCGTGGTACCGGCAACCCATGAGCCTGTACCTGGTGATGCCATCGTTGAAGGCGAGTTATCTCTCTAAATGGCAAAGACCGACTGGGCACAGCTCAATGCAGAGTTCCTGCAGGAGCATGAAGCGACAGGCATCAGTGCGAAAGACTGGTGTGACAGCCGCGGCCTGAACTACAACTCGGCGCGTCGCTATTTGAAATCTCGGGGGCAATCCCCTGCGCAACCTGACAAATCTCGCGTAGCTGCGCAATCTGCGCATTCCGAAGTGCGCAAAACTGCGCAATCTGCGCAAAGTGCGCAAACCAAGGGGAATGAGGCCAAGGCCAAAGGGGGAGAGCGAAGAGGGGAGAAGTCCTCCTCATCCACTCAATCCCAGCCCGAGCCTGAGCAGACCTCGAAAAACAAAGGGCGGGATGGTGCTGGCCGGTTCGTCCGGGGCGAGTACGAGGGCAACCCTAACCCGCCAGCCAACATCAAGCCCGGCATGCAGATTGCCAAGACCCATGGCGGTTATGCCAAGTACCTCGATGCCGAGGAGCTGTTCGACCAGGCTCGCGAGCTGCAACTGCGCGACGAGCTGGACTTCACCCGGGCTCGCGTCATTTCCGTCACCAAGCTGCTCAAGGGGCTGCAGCAGGACCTGGTCACCGCCACCGAGATGACCGACCGGATCGCGCTCTACGACAAGATCCTGAAAGCCGAGCAGGCCCTCGACCGCAACATCCAGCGGATTGAGTCTATCGAGCGGACCCTGAGCGCCCTTCGCATCGACGAGGTAAGTGTGCCGAAGATTGAGGAGGACACTCGCCGGATCCGGGCTGCTGCGCGCAAGCTGACCGCCGAAGCGGATAGGCTGGAGAAGGATGGTGGCAGCGAGGCCACCCCGGTCAGCGAGATGGTTTCCGAGCTCCACGACATGGGGACAGGGGGGCTGATGTCATGACTGTTCCCATCGACGCATCTTCCATGACTGAGCAAGAGCAGATGGCCTACATCCGTTCGAAGCTCAGCGATAAGTGGTGGCGGATGAACAACCTCTACATGATCGAGAACGAGCAGGGCCAGCTGGTACGATTTCGGCTGCGCCCAGCACAGGAGCTGCTGTTCCGGACCATGTGGTACCTGAACATCATCCTCAAGGCGCGCCAGCTTGGGTTTTCCACCGCCATCGACATCTATCTGCTGGACGAGGCGCTGTTCAACAAGAACCTCAAGTGCGGGATCATCGCCCAGGACCTGACGGCCGCCGGCGAGATCTACCGCACCAAGATTGAAGTCCCGTTCGATAACCTGCCGGGCTGGCTCAAGGCCCAGTTCAAGGTGGTGACCCGGCGTGGCGGGGCGAATGGCGGACACATCCTGTTCCGGCATGGCTCCAGCATCCAGGTGGCTACCTCGTTCCGGTCCGGTACCGTCCAGCGCCTGCATGTCTCCGAGCACGGGAAGATCTGCGCCAAGTATCCCGAGAAGGCCAAGGAGGTGCGTACCGGTACCCTGCAGGCAATCCACCCGGGCGCCGTGGCCTTCATCGAATCAACAGCGGAAGGCGTGGGCGGCGACTTCCATGCCATGAGCATGAAGTCCCTCGAGCTGGCCCGGGCCTCCGGTGAGCTCAGCCAGCTCGACTGGAAGTTCCACTTCTTCGCCTGGTGGCAGGACCCCAAGTATCGTGCCGACGTGCCGGCATCCGGCGTGGTGATGAGCAAGACCCAGGCGGAGTATTTCGCCGCGGTCGAGAAGGCGATGGGTTGCACCATTACCGACGAGCAGCGGCAGTGGTACGTGCTGAAAGAGTCCACTCTGGGCGCCGAGATGAAGCAAGAGTTCCCCAGCACGCCGCTGGAGGCCTTCCTGACCTCTGGGCGCCGGGTGTTCGACCCCATCCATACCATGGATGCAGAGGGCGATTGCATGGCCCCGCTCATCGTCTACGACATCGACCCGGTCACTGGCAGGCGTGAGAAGGCCCGCAAGCCAGAGAAGCTGGACGAGCGTGGCCAGCGCTCCCTCGAGAACATGTTGCTGGTCTGGGAGTTGCCAGACCCCGACGAGGATTACGCCATCGGCGCCGACGTGGCGGAAGGGCTGGAGCACGGTGACCGTTCAAGCCTCGATGTGACTGCCAAGAGCGACGGACGGCAGGTGGCCCACTGGTTCGGGCACCTCGATCCCGGGTTGTTTGCCCAGCTGCTGGCCCACGTCGGCCGCTTCTATGGTACTGCAGAGCATGGCCCGGCCTACATCGGCCCGGAGCGCAACAACCACGGTCACGCCGTGCTGCTCAAGCTCCGTGAAATCTACCCGACCCGGCGGATCTACACCCAGGAGCACCTCGACCGGGACCGCGACGACGAGACGCCACGCCTCGGCTGGCTCACCACCCGGCAGTCCAAGCCGATCTTGGTTGATGGCCTCAAGGCCCTGCTGCGTGCTGGGCAGTCCGGGATCCGCTGGATAGGCACCATTCACGAGGCAACCACCTACGTCTACGACAAGAGCGGCAGCATGAACGCCCAGGACGGCTGCTACGACGACCAGCTGATGAGCTACATGATTGCCCAAGAGATGCGCGCCCGGATGCCGGCCCGCATCGTCAAATCCGAAACCTCCCGCAAACCCAAGCACTGGATGGCCAACTGATGATCAACGCCCAACCCAAGGCCCCTGAGAAAGGTGGCCTCGATACCCCGCGCCTGCTCAAACTGATGAGCGATATCAACGGCCAGCCTGACTGGCGCTCACTTGCCAATCGCGCCTGCGCCTACTACGACAACGATCAACTGCCACCTGAGGTGGTCAAGGTGCTCAAGGAGCGGGGCCAACCCATCACTATCCACAACCTCATTGCCCCGACTATTGATGGCGTGCTGGGGATGGAGGCCAAGAGCCGCACCGATCTGATGGTGATCGCCGATGACCATGACGATGAGCTCGAGCAGCTGGCCGAGGCCGTCAATGCCGAATACGCCGACATGTGCCGCCTGGGCGGACTGGACCGCGCCCGGGGCGAGGCTTACGGCGGCCAGATCAAGACCGGTGTGGGCTGGGTGGAGGTGTGCCGGCGCGATGACCCGTTCGGCCCGCGCTACAAATTCAGCAACGTCCATCGTGATGAGGTCTATTGGGACTGGCACAGCCGAGAGCCGGACCTGAGCGACTGCCGCTGGCTGATGCGTCGCCGCTGGGTCGATCTGGATGAGGCCAAGACCATGTTCCCGAGCAAGGCTCAAGCGTTGGAGTGGGGCGTGAATGACTGGGCGGGGGTTGTCAGCTTGAGCGCCGTAGAGGGGCTCGACCCCAACCTGGTCAGCGCTTACGACGAATGGAGCCAGTTCAGTGGTAAGGAGGTGGAGTGGTGCAGCCGTGAGCGGGATCGGGTGTTGCTGCAGGTGGTCTACTACCGCACCTATACCATGCGGCAGGTGCTGATGCTCGATTCTGGCCGGGCGCTGGAGTACGACAAGACCAATCAGTTGCACCTGGCCGCGCTCGCCATGGGCCGGGCCAGGCTGGAACGCCGCCCGGTGGCCGTGATCCGGGAGTCCTGGTTTGTCGGCCCCCATCATCTGGTTGATCGCCCCTGTACAGCTCCTCACAACATGTATCCGCTGGTGCCGTTCTGGGGATACCGGAAAGACCGCACCGGTGAGCCATACGGGCTGATTGCTCGGGCCATGCCGGCGCAAGACGAGGTGAACCTGCGGCGAATCAAGCTGACGTTCCTGCTGCAGGCCAAGCGCGTCATCATGGACAAGGACGCCACCAACATGAGCCGGGATCAGGTTCTTGAGCAGGTGGAGCGCCCGGATGGATATATCGAGCTCAACCCGGACCGCGCCAACAAGACCAGCGTGAGCGACGCCTTCAAGGTTGAGCAGGACTTCAACGTGGCGGCCCAGCAGTTCCAGGTGATGCAAGACTCGGTGAAGCTGATCCAAGACACCATGGGGGTTTATGCGGCCTTCTTGGGGCAGGGTTCAACCGGCCAGTCAGGGGTGGCCATCAGCAACCTGGTAGAGCAGGGCGCTACGACACTCTCCGAGATCAACGACAACTACCGGATGGGCTGCCAGCAGGTGGGGCAACTGGCTTTGGCATACCTGCTGGAGGATATGGCCAACAAGCGCAACTACAAGGTGACTGTGAACCGCGACGACCCGCGCCGGCGCAAAGCGGTGGTCCTCAATGTGGAGCAAGAGGACGGCAAGCTGACCAACGACGTGACCAGGCTGCGAGCTCATATCGCCTTGGCGCCGATCCAGCAAACCGCAGCTTACAAACAGCAGTTGTCCGAGCGGATGACCCAGGCTATGGCCCAGTTGCCGCCAGAAGCTGCAGCAGCATGCTTTGACCTGCTGGTCGAGCTGATGGATGTACCGCGCAAGGCCGAGTTTGTGGAGCGGATCCGCAATGCCCTGAACATCCAGAAAGACCCGGAGGAAATGAACGACGAGGAGCGTGCCGCAGCAGAGCTGCAGGCTCAGCAGGCCCAGATGCAGCAGGAGCTGGCAATGCGCGAGATGCAGGCCAAGCTGGCAGAGTTGGAAGGCAAGGCCGCCAAGTGGCAGGCAGAGGCCCAGCGCATCGCCAAGCTTACCGACTCCATCCGCTTCGAGGACGCCCTCAAGCAGGCCCAGACCGGCAAGACGCTGCAGGAGATGGAGCAGCTGGCAGCCCAGCAGGAGGCGATGCAGACCGAGCAGGCAGCCCTGCAGGCTCAGCTGTTGGACACCATTCAGCAGCAGATAGATGCGATCGCGCTCTGATAGTTGCTTTCCTGATCGCCCAGCGTTACGATTTCTCCAACATGGCCCAGTCTCTCGAGATTGGGCCTTTTTCGTTGGTAGAAATGACAGTAGAGCCTGCCTTCCATCTTCGGTACTGTCTCATTTGAGTGTAGCAACTCCCGTGCTTATGCCATTGCCCGCCTTCCGCGGGCTTTTTTATAACCAGCCTCGAGCTGGTTTTTTTGTGCCCAGCCCCAGCCGGGGAGCGCTCTTTCAGAGAACCTTCCCCCGCTTGGGCAGCGATACCACCCACTGAAAACCCACGAGGACAACCATGGATACGAACATCGACAACCTGACCGGGACTGAAAGCCTGGACGAACTGGAAGCCATGCTGGAGGCGATCGAGCGCGAGCCCGATGCCGAGCTGGACAATGGCACTGGCACCAAGCAAACGGACGTAGAGCAACCCGCGCCGTCGGCGGGCGAGGTGGCAGCCGGTCACGAACAAGCCAGCACCGAGCAGGGCGGTGAAGGGGCTACGGAGCCTGAGAAGGTGATCCTGGCCAAGAATGGTCAACACACCATCCCGTATGAAGTGCTGGAGCAGGCGCGCAATGAAGCCAAGCAGCTGCGTGAGCAGTTGGCGTTATCGCAGCAGGCCCAGGCTGAACGGGACAAACTGCAGGCGCTGATGGAGAAGCACGGGATCAACCCCGACGTGGACCCCGACGACATCAGTCAGGAGGAGCTCGAGCAGCTGGCGCAGGACTACCCGGATCTCGGCAAGTCCATCGGAGCCATTGCTCGCAAGCTCCAAAAGCTGGAGCCACAAGCAGCCCCGCAGCAGGTTCAACCAACACTCACCCCGGTGCAGGCCGCACTGCAGGCGGTACCTGATCTGGTGAGCTGGCGGGAAAAGGACCAGGACCGTTTCGACTTCGCCATCATCGTCGATGAAAAGCTCCAGGCTGACCCCGCGTGGCAAGCCAAGTCGCTGGATGAGCGATTCGCAGAGGCTGCTCGCCGCACCAAGCTGGCCTTTGGCGATGCAGTGGACACCGCGCCACCTCCCGCTAAGGCACCCAGCAAGGCAGCGGAAAAGCCTACTGACCACATCCCGTCCAGCCCATCAGCCTTGGGCCAAACCCATCACGCGCCGGCTACCGGTGTTGAGCGTTATAGCGCCATGTCCCAGACCGAGCTGGTCGGGGAGTTCGGCAACATGACCGACGCCCAGATTGACGCCCTGCTGGAACAGTCCGGGCTTTAACCAACAACCCATCTATACAAGCCAACCCCGACCACTGCGTCGGGGTTTTTGTTTTCATGTAGGAGAGGATCATGACCCAAGTCACCTCGGCGCAAGCCAACAAGATTTTACAGGCCGCCCTGTTCACGACGGCCAACCGTTCCCACTCGCTGGTGAACATGCTGACCGAAGAGGCCCCCAAGGGCGCCAAAGTCAACGGCGGCAAGCAGACCAGCGCCGGAGCTCCGGTGGTCCGTATCACCGATCTCAGCAAAGGGGCGGGCGATGAAGTAGACATGCAGCTGTTCCACCAACTGTCTGGCCGCCCGACCATGGGTGACAAGAAGCTGGCTGGACGTCTGGAGAGCATGTCCTTCGCAGACTTCTCATTGAAGATCAACCAGTCACGCCATGGTGTGGATGCCGGTGGCAAGATGAGCCAGAAGCGCACCAAGCACGACCTGATCAAGACCGCCCGGGTACTGCTGGCAGATGGCTACTACGGCCGCCTGGCTGACCAGCGCGGCTTTGCCCAGCTGGCCGGTGCTCGCGGCGATTACTCGGCAACCGACATCATCCTGCCGCTGGCTGATGATCCCGAGTTTTCGGAGATCATGATCAACCCGCTGACCGCGCCGACCTACGAGCGCCACTTCTTCGGCGGTGATGCTACCACCTTCGAAGCCATCGACGCGGCGGACCGGTTCAACCTCGGCTGTGTGGACAACATGGCGCTCTATCTATCCGAGATGGCCAACCCCATCCAACCGATCCGCATGGTGGCAGACCCCTCCGGCGGCGAGCCGCTCTATGTGCTCTACGTCACCCCGCGCCAATGGCACGACTTCTACACCTCCAGCTCCGGCAAAGACTGGAACGCCATGCTGGCAGCAGTGGCAGAGCGCGCCAAGGGTTGGAATCACCCCATCTTCCGTGGTGAAGGTGCAATGTGGCGCGGCATCCTGGTCAAGCAGTACAAGGGCATGCCGATCCGCTTCAACCAAGGCAGCGCCGTCAAGGTGTGCGCGACCAACTCCGCGACCGGGGTGGAGGTGGACAAGGTTGCCGGTACCACCATCGACCGCGCGGTGCTGCTGGGAGGCCAGGCACTGGCCAATGCCTTCGGCTCTGGCGAGCAGGGTGGCTCCTTCGGTATGCACGAAGAGAAAACCGACCACGGCAACGCGACCGAGCTCTCCATCAATTGGGTGTCCGGTTTGCAGAAGATCCGCTTCAAGCAGCGCAACGGCAACATCCAAGACCATGGCTGCATGGTGCTGGATACCGCAGTGAGCCCCATCGGCCGCTAAGCCCTAAACCAGAGGGGGTAAGCGCCCCCTCCCTGTTTATCAGACCCAATAAGGAGCCATGTCATGGCCAAAACTACCCTGATCGCCAAAGCGTACCGCTGGTTTGTCGGTGCCTTCGGCAACCTTTCCATCTCTCCGACCCTGGTGGCCAAGCTGGCGGCGGTACCGGCCGGCGACGTCGTCGCATTTGGCGACAAAGTGGAGCCCAACCTGAAAGTGGTGGGAGTGACGATGTTCAGCACTGCGCTGGGCGCGAGTACCACCATCACGGCCAAGATCGGCGACACCGCCATCATCAACGCCGAAGGCACTGTGACGGCGGTGGCCAAGTACATCCCGGTTGACGACCTGCTGACGGCACCTGACCAGGAGATCACCATCACCGTCGGCGGTGGTGCGGCAACGGGCACCGTCAAGCTCAAGCTGCACTATGAGGTGATCGGCAACCTGTAAGGCTGCCCGTCACGCCATGCCCGGCCCCGCGCCGGGCTTTTTTATTTCTGGATTGGAGATATTGCCGTGAGCGACAAGATTGCCGTGGTTTATATCGGCGACAAGCCGAGCAAGAAAGACACCGTCACCGGATCCCGCCTGGTGTTCCCGCGCCACACCGCTGTTGATGTGGAGAGCCACATCGCTATGCAGTTGCTGGAGTTCCCCACCGTCTGGATCCGCCATGACGCACTGGCGGATGAGCTGGAGCGGCAGGGGGCCATTGCCAAGGCTGAGGCCGATGAGCAGGAACGCCTTGCTGCTGAAGCGGCCCGCCTGGCTGAAGAGCAAAGCTTTGTGGTCGGCGACCGCGACCTCACCAAGATGACCAGCGCCCAGCTGGCGACATTGGTGGAGGGGGAGGACTTGCAGGTTGAGCCGCAAGCCCCTCAAGAGAAGGTGGGTGACTACCGGCTGCGTGTACGTGACGCCCTGAAAGACAAGCTGGCGGCTGGCCAGGAGGGGTAATCATGCAGATGGTGCCCCGCGAGCAGTTCCTGCCTACCGTCAGGCTGCACATCACCGGCCCGCTCGAGATGCTGCTGGAGGAGGCCGTAACCGAAGCGGCGATCACCTTCTGCCGAGAATCAGAGCTGATCACTCTCGATCGCCTCCTTCCCAGCGCGTCAGCCGGTAGCCTGGAAGCGGTGTGCAATGTGGACGGGGTCACCTCCTGCAATGTGCTGCACCTCACCGGTGCTGATGGCGTGCCACTGGACTCCGGGCGTGACTACTTCGCCTTATCCGCAAATGAGTTGAGCATCCTGACCGACCTCAATGATGTACGGATCTGGTACGTGGCCGCCCCGGTAAAAGGCGCCAAGGAACTACCAGCACAGCTCTACACCGACCACTCAGAGGCCATTGCCCACGGCGTGGCCGCACTGCTTTACGCCCAGCCTGACCGCCCCTGGTCTGATCCAAAGCGTGCCAACTACCATCGCGCCGAGTTTGTTGAAGGGTGGCGACGAGCCGGCCGGTTCAGGAAACAGCACAGCGCACCGACTCAAGTTGAGTTCTACAACCCGCCCCGCAAACACAGCTTTTTCTAAGGAGTCGCCATGGCTACCGTGTCCATTGCAACCATCATCAAGCGGGTCAACACCCTGCTGGTCGATCCCACTTTTACCCGTTGGCCCAAACAGGAGCTGCTGGACTACTACAACGATGCCACCAAGGCGATCGTGCTGGTTCGCCCTGACGCCCACACCAAGAACGTCGAGTTTATCTGCGCGGCCGGCACCAAGCAGGCGCTGCCAGCTGACGCCCTGCGCTTGATTGAAGTCTTGCGCAATGCCAACGGCAAGGTGGTTCGCTTCGTGCCGCGCAAGGCGTTGGATGACAGCTACCCAGATTGGCACTCCGGCAAAACAGCGACATCAGTTGATAACTACTGCTATGAAGATCGCGATCCCAAGACCTTCTATCTGCATCCCGGCCCGGCCGAAGCGGTCAAGGTGGATGTGATCTATTCGGTCGCCCCGCAATCCAAGCAACTGGCCGATGTGGAGAACGCCAACACGCCGGCGCTGGCCGACCTGGATGATATCTACATCAACCCGATCATCGACTTCATGCTCTACCGCTGTTTCTCCAAGGATGCTGAGTACGCCGCCAACAGCAACCGTGCTGCCGGCCATTACAACGCATTCCTGCAGCAGCTGGGCGAGAAAACCCAGGCTGACGCCAATATGGAAGCCCGCCAGCAGGCCGGCTTTAACCGGGTGACAGGTCAGTAAGGGGGCGCATAGATGGCAGGATTGTGGAAGCGTGACGGCACTGTAGCTGTCACCAGCGGCAGCAAGAAGGTGACCGGCACCGGAACCACCTTCGCAGATGCCAAGAACGGGGTGGCCAAGGGCCACCTTTTTTGTATGACCACCGGGGCAACGGTTGACCTCTATGAGGTCGATTATGTGGTTTCCAACACGGAGCTGTTCTTGGTGCAGGCGTTTCGTGGGGTTACCGGTACCGGCAAAGCCTACGAGGTGATCACCACCTTCTCTGACTCTATCCCGGAGTTTGCCCGCAAGCTAAATGCCTCGCTGTCCTACTACCAGGGCCAATCCGACATGGTGCAGCAGCTGTTTACCAGCGATGCGGCCGAAATCACTGTGACAGCCCCCGATGGCACCACCCACAAGTTGGTCCCATGGAAGCGGGTGACCAGCGATGGCGAGGGCCAGGCCGCCCGCGCCAAGGTCGAGGCTGACCGTTCCAAGACCGAAGCAGATCGCTCGGGCACAGAGGCCGACCGGGCGGCGGGGATTGTGGCTGCTGCCGCGCTCCCCCTGCCCGATGTATGGGCGCCGCTCTCTGACAGCCTGCGCCTCATCACCGGCTATGGGCGGGATGTGCTGGTCGGGTCGGATGTGGTGGCCAGGATGGTGAATTTCAGCCGCAGCACCACAGCAACCTACATTGGCAAGGATGGCCAGCTTAAAACCGCTGCCGCGAATGAGCCGCGCTTTGAGAAAGAGGGGCTGCTGATTGAGGGGCAGAGCGCAAATATATGGTGGGCTCAGGCCGGTGCAGGGGTATCGGTTGTTAATGCACCTTTGGAATCAGTCACATTGCCGACAGGGGGGGCTGGCAATGCATACAAACTGACACCAAATCCAACAGATTTTTCTTATGTGCGCGCCTCATTCGCCCAGCAAACAGGCCAATTCACCTTGTCTTGTTTTGCTCGAAGAGCCGATGGCTCTAACGAAATGCCGACAATTTACACTGGTCATACTGGCGCCCTGGGTGTAAAGGCTTCAGGCGTTTATCTCGGGTCTGGGTGGTGGCGAATGTACACGGTAATGACCAACCCAGCGGGTAATACTGGGTTTGGTTTCACAACCACGACAACTGACACGATCCCTGTTCACATTTGTTTCTTCCAGCTGGAAGCTCTGCCGTTTGCCAGCTCATATATCCCAACGGCTGGGGCCGCAGTCACCCGAGCGCCTGACAAGGCATGGCTCAACGTGGCTGGTAACTTGATCCCGCTCAGCGTCATAGCTCTGGAATTCAATTCCATCGCGCCATCTTCGTTCTATCAGGCACCCAACCTGACTCGCTATATCGTCCACACCGGTGATGGCACCGGCATTACTGCCTATCTTGGCCGTTTCACCACACAGTTCGAAGATGCCGGCGCGGCGCAGGGTTCTACCATATCACCGGGTAGAACAGTTGTTGTGGGTGGCGTGTCAGGCGGCAAGGCTGCCATCAGGTCTGGTGTCGGACTTACCGCCGGGGTGGCAGTGAAAGGGTTCAAGCAGACAGAGATTTATCTGTGCAACTCTGGCCCAGGCCCTGCAGATCGCCAAGCGTTCGGGCATGTGAGAAACCTGCGAATTTATCATCGTGACCTGACAGCTGATCAATATAAGGCGGTGGCAGCATGACAGACTTCATCGACCTCAACCTCAAGGCGGCCACTCAGGCCGCCATGACCAAAGCCCTGCTGGCCGCCGGCTTTATCAAAGACCCTGAAACCAGCACCCTCTATCACCCCACCGCATCGCTGCAGCTGCTGCCGCCAGGCATGGTTACCCGCCCCACCGGTGTGCTGGATACGGAGGGCCTACCGCTGCGCGAGCCGGTGCCGGGCTATCATGCCAACGTCAGAACCCAAGACCCCGCAATGGCCGCCGCGCTGGCGCCGGTGACCGTTGTTGTCGAAACCCCGCAATATGTCTGGGCCTCAGATCCGGCTGCTATGTGAGTCTTGCCTCCTGGCGCTGTCAGCGTTAGGATTTACCCATCATGGCCCGCTCTATTCTGAGTGGGCCTTTTTGTTTCCTGCCCGCCGAGAATTCCATGTCAGCCATCGATATCGTCACCATGCGAGGTGTAACGCCGCGCGTGGAGCCTCACCTGTTGCCTGATGAAGTGGCCGTGGTGGCCCGCGATTGCCATTTCGATCACGGCGTAATATCCCCCCTCGAGGAGGATGTGAGCGTCGGAGTGGTGTTGCCAATCACACCAAAGACCCTGTTTCGCTATGGAGATCACTGGTTCGCATGGAACAAGGTGGTTGAGGCCATCCATTCTCCAATCGCCCAGGATGGGTATCAGCGCGTCTACTACACCGATGGGGAATATCCCAAGGTGACCCATGCTCAGATCGCCACTGGCGGCAGCAACAAGCCGACAGCCTGGTATCGGCTTGGGGTGCCTGCACCAGGCGTTCCGGTAGGGATTGGCGCTATCACGCCGCCAGAAGGCGGCAAGGATGACGACATTACCGATGACGAGACCCGCTACTACGTAGATACCTACGTGACCGCCATGGGCGAGGAGGGGCCACCAGGACCTGCTAGCGGCAAGGTGGCGATCCCCATCCCAGGGTCAACGGTGACGCTGGCGTTATCCCCCCCGCAGTCGCAGGACAACAACATCACCAAGCGCCGGATCTACCGGTCTGTCTCCGGTGGCGGCCTAGCTGACTACTTGCTGGTCGCAGAGCTGCCTATTGCGCAAGCTTCATTTGTAGATAGCCGCGCTGATGGTGAACTTGGTCCTGTCTTGGAGACTTACGATTACGCTCCACCTCCAGCGGCTCTGCGTGGCCTCTGCCAGATGGCCAACGGCATGTGTGCCGGGTTCGCTGGCAACTCTCTCTACCTATGCGAGCCATACCTTCCCTATGCCTGGCCGGAGAAGTACCGGCTCACCACAGAGCACGACATCGTGGCGATCGCCGCCATTGATACTGCACTGGTGATCGGCACCAAGGGTTACCCCTATCTGGCTCAAGGCGTGAGCTCTTCCTCGGTAACAAACCAGAAGCTCAGCCACCTGCCGCAAGCCTGTATCAGTGCGCGCTCCATGGTGGCGATGGATGGTGTCGTGCTCTATGCGTCCCCTGACGGCCTGGTTGGCATTGGCGCCAGCGGTGGGCAGGTGGTGACCGAGCAGGTGATCACCCGCAAGCAGTGGCAAGCCATGAAGCCTGAAACCCTGCGCGCCTGGCATCACGAAGGCAAGTACGTCGGCCTGACCGATACCCACGCCTTTATCTTTGACCCCAAGTCTGGCGACCTGCGTGAGCTGACCAATCGCTGGGATGCCGCCGTCTCTGACATGGAGAGCGACAGCCTGTTTGTAGCCAAGGGGCGTGACCTGCACATCTGGCGTGGCGGCGAGGCTGGCAATGGCCAGCTTGTCTGGCGTTCAAAGGTCTTCATGGTTGTCAGTGGTGCGTCCTATGGGTGCTGCAGGATCCTGGCCTCAGATCTCAGCAAGGTCGGGGTGCGGTTGTTTGTAGACAATCAGCAGGTGATGGAGTTGTCGCCTGGCAACCTGACGGCCAGTGCTTTCAGGCTTCCGCCAGTGCGTGGCCGGTGGTGGCAAATCGAGGTGTTTGGCACCACCACTGTGCGGCGGATCACGTTGGCGGGTTCTATGGCGGAGTTGATGTAATGGCAAAACCTGCATACCGGGCCGGGCGGGACCCGGCAGCGACCGCCGAAAACGTGGAGCTGCTTACCGGGCAGCGAGGCAACAAGCTGGACAAGGCGGTAACGCTGAGAGAACTGACAGAGCTTGGCTTGGCCACTCTGCGCCCTGGGGCCGGTGGTGCCTACAACCCAGGCAAGAACCCGGACCTTTTCCCGACCGGCATTTATGACAAGCCCCATGCACCGGTCAATGTGCAGGCAAATGGGGCGTTTCATACCGTGGTGGTTGAATGGGATAGCCCCAACTACCGTGGCCACGCTCATACCGAGATATGGCGAGCCGAGACAGATAGCCTGCCTGCAGCCACGCTGGTCGGTACCACCTCGGCCAATGTGTTCTCTGACGCCATTGGCAAGGGGGCGCAGTTCTACTACTGGGCGCGTTTCGTAAATGGCAAGGATGATGCCGGCCCCTTTAACGCCAACGGAGTCATGGCGGAGACTAGCCGCGATGTGCAGGACATTCTCGATGAGCTGCAGGGGAAGATTGAGGATAGCCACTTAGCCAAGGAGCTGCTTGCCCCTATCAAACAGGTCCCGCAGTTAACTCTTGATGTTGAGGCGATCCGCCCCAGGCTGGAAGAAATCGATGTGTCTATCGGCACCATCCAGAACAAGATCCCCAGCATCGAGGGAGACCTGGCATCACTCAGCCAGAAGCAACAGGAAAGTGAAGATCTTCTCAAGGATGCCCAGGCGCAGCTTGGCAATGCCAGCATCGACATTGGCCTGGTTCAGGACCGACTGAACAACAAAATAGACAAGTACAAGGGCGACTTTGACAGTTTCCGCGATGCGGCATTCAAGGTTGACCCTGAGAATGGCAGCATCACCATGGACGCGGTGAATGCTGTCCGTGAGGAGATGCGGACCTCTATCACAGAGGTTCACCAGGGCCTGGACGCTGTGTCTGGCCAGATAGCCAGCAAGGCCGACAACGTCACAGTGTACGGCCAGGGGAAACGCATCACCGAGGCGGAGCAACGCATCAATGGGCTCGATGCCAGCCTGAGCCAGACAGTGACCAAGGGGGAGTTTACCGACGAGCAGAAGAAGGTCACCCAGATCGGTCAGGAGTTGAATGCCACCAAGGGCGAGTTGGCACAGAAGGCAACTCAACAGCAGGTGGACGAACAGGGCGAACGGCTGGCCAATGCTGAGAGCAAGTTGACGGTTCATACCGATGAGCTATCGAGCCAGGCTCAGCGCATTGATGGGCTGCAGGCCACCGTCAACAGCGGTGATGAGGTGCTTGATGCCAGGATCACTGAACTAGCGCGCGTGACGGCTGAGGCTGATGGCGTGACGGCCAAGCGTGTCAGTGGGCTGGAGGTGAGGGCTGGTGAAGCGGAAGGCAAGATCAGTGCGCTGGAGGAGGTTATCGAGTCGAACGGTGGGATAACGGCCGGGCGATTCGATGAAATTAAAGCTGAAGTCGAACTGGCCAAGGACAAGGCCAATGGGGCTGGTGATGCGGGTCAGGCAGCAATTGATGCCGCCCTGGCAGGGGATGAGCGGGACAGGGGAAACCGGAAGTCCTTTGGCGCCATTCGCACGCAGCAGCAGGTGATCGTGAATGAGCAGGCCGCCCAAGCCAAACGCATCACCGACATGGACGTCAAGTTTGAGGGGAAGGATGCAGATACCCAGGCTCGCATTACTGGCGTAGAGGAGGTGTTTGCCGACGCGGGAAGTGCACTGGCCCAGCGCATTGATGATATGAGTGCTTCGACGAGCGTGGCGCTTGGTGAAACAGCGGCAGCCATCAAGGCGCTGGAGCAGGTATCGACCGACGCTGACAGCGCACTGGCGCTGCGCCAAGACCAGATGCATGCTGAGCTGACCGATGCAGACAATACCCTGAGCGCCGGGATTGCCAGCGAATCCGAGGCAAGAACGACGGCTATTGATGCCATGTCGCGCAGAGTGGACGAGTTGACCGCCAGCATGGATGGCGAACTTGGCGACCTGAAAGCTCGCGCAGCTCAAGAGGAGCAGGCGCGGGCAGATGGTGACGGCGCACTGGCCCAGCGAATGACTACGCTTGACGCCAGCGTAAAGGAGGGGGATGCCACCAACGCGGCCAGTATCTCCAGCCTGGAAAAGGTGGTTGTTGATACCGCCCAGGCGCTGGCACAGCGTCAGGACAACATGGAGTCATCCATCGACCTTGGCGGCAAAACGGATGTCGAGGGGGCGCTGGCAAGCGATGAGCGCGACCGGGAGAACCGAAAGGCGCTCGGCAAGGTCATCACTCAGCAGCAAACTCTGGCCAATACCCATGAGGCGTTGGCAAGAGATGTGACGCAGCTCACCGCAGATTACAAGGCGGATAGTGCCGACCTGCACAGTCAGGTCACCGAGGAGCGGCTGGTGCGCAGCACGGCAGTTGATGCGCTGGCACAAAAGACATCGGTGCTTGAGGCGCAGATAGAGGGGGTTGACCAGTCGCTGTCTGCCTCTATTGCCGAGGTGGCCAAGGCCAACGCTGACGCAAACTCAGCCATGACCGAGAAATTGAGCCAGCAGCAGTCCGCCATGGAGACGGCTGATGCTGCGCTATCCGGGCGCATCAACGAGGAGGCGACAACCCGGGCTGATGCCGTAGAGTCGCTGGCAAACCAGATCCAGCAGGTTACGGCTAATTATCAGGATGGTGATAATCGGCTGGAAGGCCAGATCACTGCGGAGTCAGAGGCCCGCGCCAACGCTGTGCAGTCTCTTGCTAGTCAGATCAACACGGTTTCCGCTGTAGCCGGCAGCAAGAACAAGACATTCTTCCAAGCCACTGCACCAGGCACTGGCATGGGTACGGGTGACCTGTGGTTTGACACTGCCAATAACAACCGGCCTTACCGTTACAGCGGGACTGCGTGGGTGGCTACCGATGACCCGCGCATTGCAGCAAACGCAGCGGCTGTCCAACTGCAGAGCAAGGCGATTGCCGACCTGCAGAACGGCGCCCAGGCGATGTGGACGGCAAAAGCCACTGCCGGGCAAATCACAGCCGGGATTGGCCTGATTGCCAAGTCAGACGGCACCAGCCAGGTGGCCATCTCAGCCAGCCAGGTTTTTGTGTTCGACCCCAACAGCGCAATACCCATGGCGCCACTATTCGCCATCGACAACGGGCAGGCAGTCATTGCCGAGGCCATCATTCGCAAGGCGACCATTCAGATCCTGACTTCCGAGAAGATCACGGCTGATTATGTGAAAGCGGGGGTGAGCATCACCACCCCGCTGATAAACGGCGGTCAGATCGACATGGGAAATGCTTTTATGGCCGGCGGGGCGGCTGGGTTCGGCAAGGGTGGGCCATATGCATGCTGGGGATGGGGTTGGCACACGATCATCTACGCAGATGGTTCGATTTATACCGACCGAATGTATGCGTCGAATGGCACATTTACCGGCACCGTGAACGCCAATAATGGCGTGCTAAATAATGTCACCATCAACGAAAGCTGCATAATCAGGGGCACGTTGGAGGCAGATCGCATCGTCGGGGATGTGACGACGCTGATAAAGCCATCTGGAAACTTCAGCATTGTTGGGTACAAACGTGCCCGTAACCTCGTGTGCATAAAGCCCATCGCAGGAAACGCGGTGATATCTGGGTCTGGCTTAATTGGCATCTACCTCATCTGCAGGATGAATGGGGTCGAGCAAGGGCGAGCGCTTTACCAATCCAACTATCCAACCGGCATTAACCGCATTCCAATGCGGGTGACCCTGCAGGATGCATTTGTAATTCCTGCAAATGTGAACGCCTCAATAACATTTGAGATTGCTCCTTACGGTAACGTGAGCAGCATCTCCGAGCAGTACGTAGAGAGTGGCAGTGTATGGCTGATGGGGTTGTTCTGATGCTAACTCCGATCTCGCGCATTTCCAGGGACACCAGCAATCCAGCCCTATCCGCTGAACTACAAGACGCCATCCGAAATCGGGTGGCGTTTTTGTTTGTGCGCGGCACTGATGGCTTTGTGCTGAAACCGGTGGTGGAGCAGGGCTTTACTGGGGTCCTGGTCTGGGTTGGATGGGGGGATGGCGGGGCGCCGGAGAGACACCTGCCGGAAGTTAAGCGGTTGGCTCGCATGATTGGCGCCCGCTGGCTCCGCTTCCATTCGGCCCGTAAGGGGTGGCTCAAGGTCGCACCAAGAATGGGGTGGGTGCGTCAGCCAGATGATGCTGACGGCCTGTTTGTATTTCAGATCAACTTGTGAGGTGAGGGGATGGGAAAGGGCGGTTCAAACGAAATCAAGGAAACCGAGGCACAGAAGGCAGCGGCTGATGTGGCCACAGAGCAGTGGAATATCTACAAGAGTGACCTGCAGCAGTATGAAGACGTCTTCATGGACAAGGTGGATGACCTCAACAGCGAGCGCGAATATGACAAGCTTGCCGGCACCGCTGCGCTGGGAACCGCTCAATCCTTTGGTGAGGCGCGCTCAGGGTTGGCTGACTCCCTGGCTGCTGGCGGCGTGGACCCAACCAGCGGCAAGTACCAATCGGCCATGTCCAATTTGGAGACGGATCAGGCTCTGAGCCAGACCGATACGACCAGCCGAGCACAGTCCAGCCAGCAAGACCGTTATGTGGCAGGGCTCAAGGATGTGGTCAGTATTGGCGCCGGCCAGAAAGCGGAGGCACTTGCTGGGATGGGGGATGTGGCCAACACCAGCTTGCGTAAGGCTGCCAGTGATGCTCAGACATCGTTTCAGAGCAAGCAGGCGACTGCGGGGTTGGTGGGTGCGGTGGCCGGAGCAGGCACGGCATATGGCCTTGGCCAGTTGAAAGCGCCGGCTGCAGTGGAAAGCAAGAAGATCAGCCCTACTGCATCAGTGTTGCAAAACAAAGGTTATTAAGGGGTTAGCCATGGGATATGCCGCAGACAAATTTGCCCAGATCACGCGCGATAGCTACCAGGACTGGAAAACTCGTTTCTACCCCAAGCAGAAGGAGCTGATGGAGTTGGCTACCAATGGCCAATTGCTGCGGGATCAGCTTGGCCGGGTAGACCAGAACAACCAGAACTCGCTGGCAGCCGCCAAGCAAGCAACTGACAACCGAATGGCCAGGATGGGGGTTAGCCCAAGCCAGGGTGCCGATGACAACAGCCAGGGTCTGCGCATGGCCTTGATGACTGCTGGCACTGAGAACGGCCTTCGTGAGCAAGAGCAATTACGCCAGATGGGCATTCTGACAGGGGCAGATGCTGGGCTGCGTGAAGCAATCAAGACAGGGGGTAAGGTCTGATGGGTTACGGAATTCTGGATATCGGCGCTCAAACGCGCCAGCAGGGCATGGCCGGGCTACGTGATGCGGCCAACCGTGAGAATGAAATTGAGATGGGGAACAAGCAACTCAAGACGCAGGAGAAGCAGGCCAAGATGTCTGCTGCAGGTGCCGGCGCCGCCACTGGCGCCATGATCGGCGCATCCTATGGTTCGGTTGGTGGTCCCGTCGGCGCTCTCATTGGGGCGGGCGTTGGTTTTCTGGCAAGCAGCTTATTTTAAGGGGGCATGATGAGCGTATCGGGATTGGCAGAAGGGTTTCTGGCCGGCTTCAACACCATGGACCGCTATCAGCGTGGCCAGAAAGAAGATGAGCGGATGGACAAGGCCATGAGCCTGCGGGATGCCATGTGGCAGAACGAGCAGGATCGGCAGAAGGTGGCAGACGAGCGATACCAGGGTGAACGGGAGTACAGCATGGGTCGCGATAAGCTGGCTGATGCCCGCTATGACCGACAGTTCGCTCTGACAGAGAGGCAGGTAAAATCGTCAGAGGCGCGCGCCAGTGCTGCGGAAGTCGCGCTGCGGCGCAGGATACTCGCCAACAGCAGGAGCATGAGTGGCAGAAAGAGCAGCGCAACAAACAACTGTTCCAGCAGGAGAACCTGCCGATCATCCAGTCTGGTTGGCAGGCGGTGGCCGAGGGCAAAGACCCGGGTGAGAAATTCTGGGGGGTTGTGCGAGATCCGCGGGCTGGCTCCTTCAATCCGGAGCGCTATCTGCAGCAGGATTATGCCGACGCCGGCAAGACTTTTGTCACTTATGCCGGTAACCTGGTGCGCCAGGCCCAGGAGGGTAAGCTCGATCCAACCACGCCCGAGGGGCATGCCGCAGTCAATAACCCGCAGTTCATCAAAGCGGCCGGCACCCTCTATCAGGATGAGGTCAGCAAAGGGGTTGGTGACATTGACCCGGAGAGCGGCAAGACCATCACCGACAAGCAGCTGAACAACATCATGATCACCCCGGACGGGCGCGGCGTAGTGCTGGGGGTGGAGGTCACTTATGACGACGGTAGCAAAGCGGTGCGGCCAGTGACCAACAACCGCACTGCAGCGCCGGACGATCACCCCAAGGTCATCCCCATCAACGACTTCCTTAAGCCGGCGTACCAGCGGGCCGCCCTGGCCAAGCACATGATTGGCAATGCAGATCAGCTGCGCACCTCTCTCGGCCTGACGGCTGGGCCTGACCAGGGTGGCTACAAGAAAGCCGTCACCGAGCTGGAGAAGCAGCACGGCCAGAACAGGGCGCGCATCTCTGCCAGCAACGCAGAGGATAAAGACCTGCAGCTGGATGCGCTGGACGCCCAGCTGGAGCAGAGCAAGGCGGCGCTTGCGGACACCTACGGCTTGACCAGCAAAACGGATGAGCCAAAGCAGGATGCCCCAATCAAGGCGTGGACTGGTGGAGATCCAGAGCGCCTGCAGTTCATCAAGGAAGCGAACCAACATGGCAAGCTGAACGGGCTACTGGAGAACCCCACCAGGATGAACACCGCATTCGAGCTGTGGCGCCAACAGGCTGCAGGGCAGAAGAAGGCGGAGCAGGCGACTGTGACCGCCAACCGGCTGCGCGATACACAGGTCAATGCCTATCAGGCTATGAGCCTGGCACAGGCCCGCCGCTAGTTGCCTTTCAACCACCCCAGCGTTAGCATCTCCCCATAGTCGGTCAGTCTGCATGCTGGCCACCCCATCCAATAAAGCCCTGATCGGTTCGCCGGTCGGGGCTTTTCTTTTGCCAGAAACCCGAGGACACCATGGACAAGCCTGGACTGCGTGACGCCCTGCCAAAGCCGCAATCATCTGACACTCGCACCGATCCATTCTGGAGCAATCTCGATAGCAGCCTGTCAGCTGCCACTGCTGCCCCAGCACAAGCCGGCCAATCTACCACCAAGCGCGACCTTGATGTTGGTCTGGGCGATGTGGCGCGCGGGGTGGGGGCGGGCGCACTGGACCTGGTAGGCGGCATTGGCGAGTTGGCACGGCAGGCCAGCAACTTCGGCAAGGAGAACGCTGGCAAGCAGGGGGAGGATTATCTGGAGCAGGCCCGCGCCAAGATGGCCAACAAGCTGAGCCCCGTACTGGATATGGTGGCCGGCGCCGGCGACCTGGCCACATCAGGGGCTGAGTCACTGACCGAGGGGATGAGCGCGGATGCCAAGGAGGCCATGGGGCGCAGGCTGATTGATGAAACGCCGGAAGGTCGTTTGACCCTGGGGGGTGGTGCGGGGGATATCGATGTCTGGGCCATGAAAATGGCACAGGGCGTCGGCTCCATACTGCCGACCTTGATGGCTGGCGGCGTCACAGGTGTGGCTGCCAAAGCCTCTATTGGCCGCGCCGTCACCGCCTCCATGGTAAAGCGTGGCGCGACCCAGGAGGTAGCCGAAGCGGTTGCCGCCAAGGCCGTTTCCAAAATCGCCACCGGTGCTGCCGTGACAACGGGGGCGACTGGGTCGGTTGGCAGCGCTGGGGTGAACACCCGTGACACCGTGCTGGGAATGAGCTTTGATGAGCTGGCTGCCAGTGACACCTTCCGCCAGTCATTCACGCGAATCGACCAGGATCAGCAGACACAGCACCTCTCCGATGATGAGAAGCTGGGGCTGGCCCGGGAGGAGACGGCCAATATGGCCAGCCGGGCTACCATGAGCGACGCTAAGGTGTGGGGGGCCGCCGCCATGGGCTCCATGATGGGCGACGCCATGCTGTTCAAGATGCTGGCTGGCAAAGCCGCAACTGGTGGAGTGCTGAAAGGTGCTGCCAAGGGGGCGGCAGGTGAGGGTATCAGCGAAACCCTGGAGGAGGGGGTGCAGCAATACGCCGTCAACGAATCCCTCAACGAGGTGGCCGCCGCTGATATCGACCCCATGAAAGGGGTTGTGTCCAGTGCGCTGGAAGGTGGCTTGATTGGCATGGGGACCGGTGGCGCGCTGGGTGGTGTCGGTGGCCTGCGCGAAGGCAAGTCGCAGGTAGAAAGCGAAGGAGGCGCCCAGGTAGACCCCGCCTTGGCGGAAGAGGTAGCACCCATTGAGCAGGGTGAACCAGTGCCGGCTGATACGGCTTCCGCTCCGGTAGAGCCGGGTCTGGCCCCTGCTGTCGATACTGTTGCTGAACCGGTGATGCCTATCGGTGAGCAAAACCCGCTTGGCCCGAGCGCCAGCAAGTTTGACGAGAAGCGCGATGTGCCAGCCTATTTGCGCCGCGACGATACCGCCGATCGCTTCAAAGGCATGGCAGAAAATAGCCAGACGCAGGAGGTGCTTGCTGGATCCCCGGCCCCTGCCGTTGACGATCTTCTCTCGCAGGCCACGCCTAAGCAGGATGAGGCGATCGTCGAGCCCGTGATGGCAGAGCAGCCGCTGTCCCCCGCCGAGGATGTCTCGGAGTCACCATTGGCGCAGTCAACCGAGCTCCCTGCACTGGATGCAATTGTTGGCCAACTCCAGACTCTCCGCATCACCCGCAGAGGCAAGCCGTTTGCCAGCGAGAAAGAGGCCGCTATGGCCAGCCGCAAGGGCAAGGAGATGCCGGTGCCGCTCAATGGTGGCGGCTTTGGTGTGGCAGAGGTCGCCGAAGTGGAGCAGGCCCAGGCGGCCGCAACCACGCAACCAAGCCCCCCACCGCTCGGTGACACAGGTACTTCCGACTCGAGTCAACCTTCTGACCTGTCAGCGGCAAGCACAACCGCTGAAACAGTTCCGGCCCAGCCCGCACCAGCCGGCGATATCAGCCAACTCGCTGTGCCGTTGATTATGGTCGAGTTTCCCATCTTTGTGGCTGTACTGTTCCAAGAATTACCATCGGCATCTTGTCCTGTGGTGTAAGTACTGTTTCCAAGTTTCTGGCTTTGTTGACTCCAAGTTGACCCAGTTCTTGAGTTCTGGCCATTCACATAAGTGGTATCGCCAAACTTCTGTACGGTGTATGTATTTCCACTGTCATCATAGCAGGTCTTTAAGCTGCCAGAACCAATACAGTCTGCCGACGCTACGCCTGAAAAAAATAGTAGAGTGGCAATAGTTGTAGTGATGATGCGCATCAAGAATCTCCCTTTTCTTCACTCATCTGTCTGACGAAATCCAACACCCACGTATTTCCTAGACAAAATAAGGTTTCCACTTCGGCGAGATGTTGGGGTCTCTCAGCTCTACATGATGTCCAGTTTGAGGCTTCATGACTTTGAGATATGTCACAACGCCTCATTTAAAATACCGAAATAAGGTCAGATTGTGTAATCGGGTAAAGGCCATCTACTTATCTTGGGTGGCCTTGTACTTGTCCCACACTTCCTGGATGCGAACAATCAGCTCTTGCATCACTTCATCGGGCATGTCCGTTTGAAGCGTAGTCTTTTGTAGCCGCTTGTATGCACGCGGGTGGCCGCTCAGTTGGGTGCCATCAGTTGACGTTGCGTCTTCGTCAAAGGTCCTTTGAAGCCGATAAACGATCTCTGCATTCATCGTCCTACCAGACGCATCGGCAGCCTCATGGATGGCGTTATGCAGGTCTCTTGGTAGGCGTAGGGCCGTTCTTTGGATGTCCTTGCTCATGCTGCAACAGTGACTCTCGATTGTTTATATACCCCCATATTAACAACAACGAGAGTTGAATTCATATCGACATCAAAAAGTCATTGACCTCTGAGCATGTCGGCTTCATAGTGAAGCCTTGTAGTGTCAAAGTAAATTCATAAAGGGATGAACGAAATGGAGCAAGAGAAGGTTAAGAACACATCACTGCGCTTACCAAACGAGATTCGTAAGTGGCTAGGGCATCGTGCCGTTGATAATGGCCGCAGTATCAACAGCGAAATCATAATGATTTTCAAGGAGATGATGAAGAAAGAGGAACTGGAGAATGCTAGCAAGTAGCAGAAAGAGTTCGACCCAAGCTGTTGGAGCAGCTCGGGCCGAGGGATGTAAACCAAACACGCAAATGATTGGAGTTACGGTATGACTATACAACAACAGTATCAGCAAACCAAAGTTTTGACAGGGCCACTGAATAGCGATTGCCTTTCCATGAACAGCCAAGAGATCGCAGATCTGGTTCATAGCCGCCATGATAATGTTAAGCGGGCGATTGAGCGGCTTGCAAGCAAGAGCGTAATCCAGCTTCCTCCAATGGAGGATTGTGGAAGAATCAATGGGTTAGGTATCAATCAGACGTTTTCTGTCTACGTGTTCACCGGCAAGCAGGGTAAGCGTGATTCGCTGATCGTGGTCGCCCAGTTGTGTCCAGAATTCACCGCTCGCATTGTGGATCGCTGGCAGGAGCTGGAGGAGGTGGTATCAACACCGGCCGCCAACCTGCCTGATTTCAGCAATCCAGCAGCTGCAGCTCGGGCTTGGGCTGAGCAGTACGAGCTCGGGCAGGTGCTGGCCATCGAGAACAAGCAGCAGCAAGAGCAGATCCATTCACTGGAAAGCCTATTCCGCCAAGGGATGACCATCCCTCAGTTCTGCAAGATGCTAAACGGTGTCAACTCCCAGCAGGTGTGTACCTTCTTTGAAGAGCGCGGCTGGCTGTATAACGAAAGTCGTTCCGGTAAGCGCTGGCGAGCTGCGTCCTATGCTCGTGACAGATACCTCACCGAGGAGCAGCACGAGCAGAAACGGCACGGCTTCGAGTCTTTCATCGTCTTCACCCCGGTACTGCTGCAGAAGGGGGCGGTGCGCATCTACCAGCTTTACCTGAAAGGTGACCTCCCCATGAAGAAGGACTGGGATGGCCTGTTCACCCAGGACAAAGTGATCAAGGGGGCAGCATGA